CCTCGCCTCGCCTCGCCTCGCCTCGCCTCGCCTCGCCTCGCCTCGCCTCGCCTCGCCTCGCCTCGCCTCGCCTCGCCTCGCCTCGCCTCGCCTCGCCTCGCCTCGCCTCGCCTCGCCTCGCCTCGCCTCGCCATGCCCTAGTCCTCCACCAAAAAATCTCGTTCCTGTCCTACCCACCCGATGCCACGGCACGAACACCATCTTCGTCTGGATACTCACCCTCAGGTCTTCCGCTCTCGGATCGCTCCACCAATAACCACCCGCTTCCCGGATGTTTTCCAGCGTCCGCTGGGCAGCATCAAAATTAGGCCAAGTCTGCTCGTAACTGTGATCCCCAGCACGGTCCTGAATGTAAAGCGTTACTGGCATGCGTGCTTCAATGAACGGCCGCACTTCGGACAAAGCCCTTTGCTCATCAGTTCCTCGGCCCGCCCCCGTTCCGCTTCAACAGCAGCATCATGCAGGGCCTTCTGCGTGCCGGCCAAATCCGACTGCGCGGCGGAAAGCTGCTCGTCGATCTCGGCCAGTTTCCCGGCCGTTTCCTTCAGTTCCTTCCGCAGCGCAGCCGCATTCTCTAGGAAGGTAATACTGCTCTGAAGCCGGGTTAGCTCATTTACCGGGATTTCCGTGCGGAATGTCGCCAAGTCCCCGGTGTCGAATTGGCTTTCGATCAACGTAGCTGTTTCAGCTAAGGCCTTGATCTGCTTCCACAAAGCGTAAATCCCGTTCCATTTCTCGGTGGCGGCCTCGATGGCTTGGAGCGGCTTGTTCATCCAGCGGGCGAACGTGTAGGCGAAAGCCGCCCGCTCCGCATGAAGCGCAAGCTGCTGAAGCCGCTCGACTCCCGTGGTGTCGGGCAAGATCAGGGCTTCTACGATACGTTGCAGGGGCTCCAGCCGCAGGCAACGGGCCGCACACTCCACCAGCCAATAGGACTCGATTTCCAAGTGGCGGGCGGCGGACTCCAAAGCCTGTAGCTCTTCGGCCAACTCGTGGGCTTTCGCGGACATCTTCTCCAGCTTCGCCTTGCGCTCCTCGGAGTTGCGTATCTGGGCCGCCAGCACGCGGGCCTCGCCGTCCTTCTGTGTCTTCAGGAGGTTGGCCTGCTTCTTCCCGGCCTCCAGCTTCTCCGTGCCGCCGAAAGCGCCGAGGATGGCGTTGATCTCGCTCGGCTTGTAGGTCTTGTTGTCGATGAGGAACTGCGGACGGTTCTGGCTGGCGAAGATCGGGTCGAAAGTGAAATCGCCGATCTTGATCTCGCCCAGATTGAATTTCTTGACAATCTCCGGGATGTCCCCGTCAAGCTTGGAGAACTTGTCCTCGCCTATCGTGTAAGCGACGGAGCCCCGCTTCGAGCGGGTGGCAACAACGGTGTGCCCGTCGTGTTCGAGCGTAAGCTCAAGGGGCTCGTCCTTGGGATCGCGGATGTACGCCACGTCAAGCTCGTTGCGTATGATGCCCTGCAAAGCCCTGTACAGCGAACTGTTGTGGGCTATGGTGAAGTCCCCCAGCAAGAACAATCCGTCGCCATCAAGCTCAAAGCCAAAATACTCCCCCCATCCGGCAGATGTGGCATGGAACCCTGTTGTAAGAGGATTCTTACTTGAATCGTGCTTGGCTTGTTTACGTTGAATGCGGGTGGGAATGCTGGTCAATTCGCCAGCGATCCTCACTCGAAAATATACCCCTCCCCTGCCGTTCTGGTCTTCCTTTTTCGAGGGTTTTACCGATGCTCTGAAACCAAGGGATCGAGCAATAAACGCAGCATCGTCCGCCAATGCCTTTAGTTTTGATACAAACTCAAACTGCTTTTGACCCTCTAGGTGGCCATCGGAATCCAGCAAACCCGCCAACAACAACATGCGATCACGGCTGCTGGCGGTTTTGTATTCCCAAGAGAGGCGTTTTTCCCCATCCACGACAAGGCCTAAAGAGCGGAATTTCGACAACAACGCATTCTGCGAGTGTCCTCTCTTGGGAGCAACCCACTTCCTGCCGCCGCTGAAGACCCATGTGCTTGCTTTGTTGCCTTTCTTACCATTTCTCCGGAGCCTCAGGTTAAACTTGTCAGCGACTTTATTCAGATAGTCAAGCACTTCTTGGTCTGCCGTCGTAATCGCCAGAGAATGTAAGTTTGTGCTGCCGTCCCCCAGCCATAGACCAACGAAATATGGATTAAACACTTCACGATTACACGGGAATGTTATGGCGGAAGAACGCTGAAGTCGGGCAGAGTTGCGAAACCATTTCCCTCGGCACACTAAATCCCTAACTTCTATTTCAATTGGGTGTCTATAGGATGGGCATTTGCCCTGCAATTTCTTCCCGTTGAACTTAAGAGGTAAGATGTGCCTACTGTTGCAGCGCCAACGGTCGCCTTTTTTGGGGATGATATCATACATCTCGTCCCAGCCATGAGCAAGACTCAACACTCTGCGGGGTTTGGAGTCCGGCCCCATGAGCAAATCGCTGACCTGAACGTCTTCAACGTTCTTGATAGTTCCGTCATACATGAACACAGGAGTGCCCTTGGCTAGGCATTTCCCCTCGTTTGAGGGACCGATGAGTATGGTCAGCCCTTGTATGTCCAGTTCAAATGCTGGCCATGGCTGGAAATTTTTGCCGCTGAATTTCATTAGAAGTCTGACCCACCGAGGCTGTATCCCACGGTGTCCGTATCGATCCACTCCGCACCACAGCCGGGACATGGATAAAGAGGGGGATCAAGCCCCAAGAACCCCGTGGACGAGAGATTCGCCCCGCAGCTGGAGCAATAGGCTCCGCCGTTGCCCTGATCGGTAACGACGTGCAGGCGATAGACTTTTTCTTCATCTTTGGGTTGCATCTTCATTCGCCGATAATCACCTTGGCTTCTTTTTCGTCCCGCCAAACCTCCGGGCAGATTTCGTATCGTTCGGGTTCATTGTAGCCGCTCCAGCAAGCACCTACGATCACGACCTTATCGGTTGGCGGATATTGTTGTAATTCTTTGATCAGTTCGGCGACAGTCACGGCTAAACCACATCCACGTCCTCGATATCGAAGCCCTTGCTCGCCGGGGCATCCTCTTCGCCTTCGGCGAAGCGAGCTTCCTCGGCGGTGACTTCCGAAGCGAAGCGCCCGGTGTTGTCGTTGCGGATCGTCTCGGTGAGAAGCTCCTTGAGCTTGCCCAGCACCTCGGGATTCTCCTTCTCCACGAGGTCTTCGATTGCCGCCTGCTTTGACGGATATCCGGCGATGGCTTCGTCCTTGGACTTGCCGACGTAGTACTTCGCGCCGGAGTTCGCGATGAACCCGTAGTCGCGGGCGAGTTCCCTCACGCTCATGTTGTCGTCGATCCCCACGCCCGGTTCGATCCAGATGAACCCCTCGCGGTAGCCAGCCCCGGTGACCTTGTTCTTCAGGGTGCGGGCGCGCACGCGCATCCACATCGACTTGCCCTTGGTTTCCGGAGTCGCCATGGGGATCACGAACGGGTCCTTCTCCGGCCCCTTGCCGTCAACCTTGTCGGGCTCAAGCGGCTTCACGTCCTTCGCCATGCGAAGCTCGACCATGACGCTCGGGATGAAGCGGCAGATGCGCCCGCCGGGGAGTGTGTAGGTGAGGTTCGTGAAGCTGTAATCGTTGGCCCACTGCGCGTCGATGCTGTCGTCGATGCGGGCGCGGGTCTGGTTGACCATGAGCATGTGCCCGTTGTATTGCTTCATGTACGGGCTGAGGATGTCGAAGAACTTGGTCATCGTCTGGGCGTGCTTGCCGTAGGACGCCTTCATGGCCTTGCCGCTGAAGATGTCCTTGCGCTCCACCATGGATTTCATGCTGGGGATGGAATCGTAGATGAAGAAGCGAACGCCTTCTTCCAGAAGCGCCACGGTCTCCTGTATCGCCTTGTTGGTGGAGTTGGGCTGGAGCAACCTGCACATATCCATGTCCACGCCGATCCGCTCCAGGTAGGACGGCGTGCCGGTGCCCTCGAAGTCGAAGATGCCGAGGGGCTCCCCGGTGAATTTCTGGTAGTTCTTGGCGACCACGTAGGCCCACGTGGACTTGCCCACGCCCTCGTTGCCGTGCACCGACGAGACGCGGCCGTGGCGGCTGATGCCCCCGAGGCCGAGCACGCTGTCGAACACGATGAGGCCGTAGGGGACAAGCTCGTCCACCCAGTCCTTCGTCAGGACTTGGAAATCCGGCTTTTCTTCTTTTCTTGCTTTGAGGAACAACTCACGACGCGCTTCCGGTGTGAGATTACGGAGAACTTCCGCGGATGTCTCGGACTTCTGTTGCTTTGCCATTGTGACGATCCTCCAGCTAGTTGCCGATAAGACCCTAAGGTCGGCGGCTAAGCTCGCTAGTTAATACTGAACAGCTAGATAAAAAAATACTTTCGAATCAAAGTCTTCTTTGGATTAGAGGCGTCTTTTACACCAAGACTATAGCTGGCTTTTTTGTACGAATACCAGTATTCGGGACGGTGAAGCATGCCTACGATCTGAATCCTCTGGTTCCGGCCCTTGCCTTTAATCTCTTCGGTGGCGTTGCAAAGACGGGTGAGAAAGCTGTTCGGAACCTCATCCGGTTTGCCCATCAAAATTTTAGCTGCGTATGACCCCACCATTGCCATGAGCACGCCGTCGCAAGAATCGGAGTCCAGTTGCGGGTAGATTTTTTGATCCACAAATGTATAGGCTTTAAGGATATTTTCGCGTTTATTTGTGGCTCCACGCCGCTTCAATCCCATAAGCGAACGCAAAGTACTGGCATTGGGTGTGAGAATACGGATGTCGCCGAAGCTGTCGGCCAGCACGCCGTCCTCAAACAGGATCACATGCAGAATGCGTGAAAGGCCCACCAAAAAATCATTTTCTGGCGTTGGAAATTCTGTGCTGATCAGTAACCCCGTGCGCTTGTTGGCTGGGAAAAGCTTCAAATATTCCCGAATATACAGCGCGATTAACTTACTTCTGACCCACAGCGTCGTACGAGTATGCCGCCCGTCCTCGATCTTGTCCGGCTTGACACTGCCGATACCCAACCACCGAGTTTGAAGAACACCACTCTCTACAAACGCACCCATGACAGCGAACCCCGTGCGGGACACGCTGGGGTCGAGGCCCAGCACCAGCCAGTTGTCTATGTTCGGGTTGGGATCGGGGACGCGAAGCTCGGGCGGCTTCCGCTCTTTCTTGGCTCGGAGCATGCGGGCGTGCTCCAACACACGTCTGAGCCCTAATACTTACTCTTCGGATATGACTTCGATATCGAATCCGACTTCCCGTGCGGCAGCACGTTCGCGCTCAAGGTAGCGTTCCCTCACTATCATAGTCCACATCTTGGATTCGGCCTGCCAATGGTACCCTCGGGCCTTTGCTTTTTCCCGATCATTGTAACTGACAAGCGCCCTTATGGTAAGAACGGGGCTTTTTGCCGTTTCGACCACCTGATCGATGTTGTAGCAGTCCAAGATTTTCAGCATTGTAAGAGCATCAAATACGGCGCGGTGCGAAAACGGGTTCAAGAAACCGTGATCCGCCGCCATATAGATCAATCTGGTGCTGTTACGGGAAGAAATCTCAAGATCGCATTTGGTGTCGATGCGGAACTTGCTAGGCAACGGCAGATTGTGCCTTTTCGCCCAATGCTCTAGAAGGGGAAAGTCAAACCCAAAACCGTTGTGGGCGACTACCGTGTCCGCTTTGTCGAACCATGAAATGACCTGTTTGAGGGCGGCAGCTTCCGTTATGCCGTATTTGGCGCAAATCTCATAAGAAAGGCCGTTGCTTTCGGATGCGCCGGGTTCCCACGCTGCGTCAGGGCCCGGATCAACGAGATTTCCAAGAAGCTTTACGGGGCTGTGCAAATCCGTATCCCATAAAACCATGCCTATTTCAACGATTGATGCCGTGGCAACCTTGAGTCCGGTCGTTTCTGTGTCAATTCCGAGCAAAATCACTTACTTGTCCTCAGTAGCGGCATCGGTTATCTGGACAAACACTGGACACTCGTACACCGGAGTGACCGTATTAAATTTCACGCGGTTCTCATAGGTGGCCTGCGCGATCGCGCAATTCTCCGGCGTGCCGGGCTTGAAGCTGCCGCACTTGAAGCACAGGCAATGATTGCGGTGCTGCCCCTTCAGTTCGGAGTCCACCCGGATGGTCGCTCCGTGATGCTCATGTTGTTCGAATGCCATAATCTATCCCCCTGAAAAACAGGGGGCTCCAGACTTCGAAGCCCCCACTACTCTACCTATTGGTGCATCTTTAACCGCTCTTAACGGTTAAAGTCCGTCACAATTCGTCCATGTTTTCAAGGGTTTTTTCTTCGCCCCCGGAGACGCCGCTCAACAGCGCCTTCCATTCGATCAGATTGAGCTTCTTGCCGAGCTTATAAATCAAAGCCTTGCCGTCGCGGAACCGCTCGCAGGCGGCCTCCACTTCCTTGACAAGCTCGGGGTTCTGGTGCCAGCGGGCCTTGTTCGACGCCCGGTTGAACTCATAGCCGAACGCACGGCCTTCCGCGTGCGTCATGATGATGTCGATGTCATACGGGGTCTGATCCTCGTCCGGCAGCTTCTTTATCTGCTTCATGTTGAAGCCGCTCAGGTCAACGTATCCGAGTTCCTGCTCGATGGGGGGAACGTGTCCGTCCGCGCCCTTGCTGTACTTCCCGGTCGTCGGGTCGGCGTTCGTGTAGACTAGCACTAACGCCACGATGTGGGTCGTGGAGTCCTCGGCAAGCTTGGTACAGCACCAACCCTGCTCGTCAGAGCCCACGGGGATCAAACAACGGTATTTGCCTTTCTTGGCGTCCTTGCCCGTGCCGATCTCGACGAAGTGCGACTTGGCGCTCTTCATCTTGACCGACTTGATGAAGGCGATGCGGACAGCACGGCCCTTGTCGGGACGGATGCGGTTAAGCTGGCCGGGACGGCTGTACACCTTCTCGTCGTCAAAGTCCGTATCGTGGATGTCCGAGTCGTCCTCGGCCTTCGTTGCGACCTTCGGCATGTCGTCGTCGAAATCGTCCGCCACGGCTTGGCGCGGTTGCTGCTTGGGTTGATGCGCTTGTGCCGGGGCGGCTGCGGCTGCGGCGGCGGCGGGACGGGCGGCCGGGGCCGGGGTCTTCACATCATTCAACTCATCATCTTCAAACGTTTGCATTGCCATGTGCTATTTTTCTCCTGTTTGTTCCAAACTACTACTACTTGATACTGTTTTTTCTACTACTTCCCGTTGACGAAGAGGACCAAGGGTAACAAACTTAACCTTGCGCTTGCTTTTAGTGAGTTTTATCTCACCCGTAAACGGAATTTTCCTCAGTATGCCGGGTTTGTGCCGGATTGTGAATTTCCCGAAGCGATTCAGCTTCAGGGTGAACTTGTCCTTGGCGAGATTGTTGAGAAGAACCTCTTCGAGGGAAGAAATCACCGTGTCGATGGTTTTCTCGGCTTCCTTCTTCGTCCCCAGATTGAGGGCGCGCTGGACAATGGATGTAAGCTCATCGCGTCCGGCTTTCGATTTACCTGTGGGCATCTGATTACCTCTACGTGGGAATAATACTGATTGTCGAAGAATATCGACAAAACTACTGGCGCTCCCAAATTCTTGCGATCCTTAACGCGCAGACGTACGGGTCGGTCTTGTGCTCCCTCCAAGCGGAAAGCGCGGAAACGCTCTCGAAGACCCGGCTCTTGGGCAGGACCAGGGACGACAGATACTTGAATTCGCTGGGCCTCGGCGTGCGGCCCGTCTTGCGGAACCCCTTGTCGTCGTTCTCCGCGGCGAAAACATACTCCACCAAAGTCCAATAAAGGGTGTTAAGGCGATAGACCGGGTCTTCGTCCTGCGGAAGCCATGCGATGTAATTCTCCCATGGGCTGGGCCATGTCCTGCGCTCCGGCGTCGGCCCGGTCAATAGCCATGCCGCCTGCCAGACTCCGGCCTTGATGTCGTACAGGCTTTTCGCCACCTCTGCCGCCACGTAGTCGATTGTTCGCCTCGAAGGCTTGGGCATGTCCATAAGCTGGCACGCCTTCCGCACGATGGCGTTGGCCCCGGCGCTGCCTTTCTCGATGATGTCGAGGGACCAGATGCCGACCTGCGGACGGACGTTCGGCGAAAGGTCGATCTGGCTGCTGCGGTCCACCCGGTAGAGCTTGGGCTCTTCCTTCCCGAGGATGTGGCTATCGTTGAGGGTCTCCACCGGCTCGCAGGCTATCTTGGCACGGTGGTGCACGGAAAGGAATTGCTCGGCGAAGCGCATCTGCATGGCGTCCTCGCCGATCAAAACATTGTGCTTTTTGGGCGTCTTCTCCAAGAGGAGCGGCGTCGTGGGATACTCCGTCGCGCGGATGCCGGGTCTGAGCTTCTTGTTCCCCATAAGGGGAAATACTGCTTAGGGCTTCAATTTTGCGAGTTCGGCCTTGATGTCGGCTTCGATCTTTGCGGCTTCGGCCTTCACCTTGACCTCAACTGCGGAGGCATCGGCTTCCAGTTCGGCGACTTCGGCCTTGGCCTTGCCTTCGAGCGTGGCGAACACCGCCTTGGCATAGGCCAACTCGACGCCCACATCAGCCTTGATCTTCGTCGCTTCGGCGGTCACGACGGTGGCGACTTTCGATTCGATGGCCGCGAAGGCGGCCTCAAGCTTGACGATCTCGGCTTCTAGAAATGTTGATGCGATGAAACTCTTGAATGACATAAATGTCTCCCTGTTTAGGTGAAGCGTAGTCTGGACTATCCACCCAGCCCCTAATACTGCAATTTCAAAGTTCTGCCTTTTTCGATTGGAATTTCTCCTGGGCCTCGTTCATCTCGTCTATGAACCGGGCTGCGGACGCGAGATGCATCAGCACCCGCTTGCCCGCGGGCGTGAGGGCCGCCCCCTCCTTGCCTTGGGTCATGAGCCCGAACTGCGCGCTCACGGCGACAAAAGTCTCGGCCAACCCGGCCAGCGCCAGCCGGATACGCTCCGGCTGCCACGCGGAGATGTGCTCCGCCCTGAGTTCGCCGATCAGAAGCTCGACCAAGGATTTGTGCTCCGGCTGGTCCAACTCCTTCAGGAGCAGCAGGAATGCCCGGAGCAGCACCGGGGCGAACTCGGGCTGGAGCGTCCCCACTTCCTGCAAGATCAACCCGCCGACCAGCGCCGCCGTGCCGAACGTGGCCCCCCACTTGTAGACATTAGATAATTTTGGGTCGTCGGCGAACTCCGTGAGCGTGGGGTAGCTGGCGTACTTCGCCAGGAGTTTCTTCGCAGCGAGGATGTACTTCTCCGGCTCCCGGTTGCGCATCACCAGGGCCAGCATCTCGTTCTTCGCCACCCGCGTGCATGAACGTTGGATGAACAGGATTTTCTGGAGTTCGTCCGCGGATCGAATGGGGATGAGTTTCTTCTTCATTTAGGCCTCACGCTAAAGATTCGCTTTTGGCGACGAAAAGCCCGTTGTCGGCAAGTAGAGCCACAAAATTTTGATCGATGAGCAGGGGTTAGATATGCCTTGTTGCAAGACTGACAGACCGTCCGTCTTTGAACGCGTGGCTTCCGTTTTTGCATATTGTAGGTTCCCGAACAGGACTTTGAACAAAACATCCTAGTCGAGTGCACAGCATTCCGGGTAACAAACTGCCGTCCACAAGTTGGGCAAATACGTGAAGTATGGTCATTAATCCTAAGAGCGGCGGCTTTTTTCGCTATATGACTAGCGGTTTGTGGTTTTCCTTTGTGGGCCAACCCCAAGTTTTTCCTCCACTCAACGGAGAACTTTTTCCACGGTTGCGGGGACCGCCGCCGTCGCCGCCTTCCGTCATATTATACCCCCGTTCACGATCCATGGCGCGGTACTTGGCGATATAAAACCGTTCTTGATTGTTCAAATCCTGAACTGACGAAGCGTAGCTCGAAAGCGGATACACCCCAAAACTGCCAATCCCGTGCCTACGGAGGGCATGATGGAAATAGGTCTGGCTGCCCTTTTGGGCCGCTTTAATGTGGCATCTCCATCGCCGTTGCAAACTATCGCCTTGGTGTTTGCCTACGTACACTTTTCCGTTGACAAAGTTAAAAACGATATAGATTAGCACGACTGTAGGACTCGCTTGATAAACAAGATGAGAGATGGCACTCCACGGAATGTCTCCCCAAAAAGGCCCTGAATCTCAACATAAAAAAAGGAGCCCGCATAAATATCCACAGCCCATTGCCGTCCGTTTGTGAACGCTTGGATGCGATAATTGATCACGCCCTTCTGCGACTCCCGCCAGCCGTGCTCCACGGCTTCCATGGGAAGCAAAGACAGGAGGGTGCGCCACACCAAGGCGATTTCCCGCAGCTTGGGCATCCGTCTCCGTTGTCGGTAGGAAAGGGCCATACACTATAATACCCGAAAAAGGAACCGCCCCCGGTATGAGCGGGGGCGGCGAGGCGGGGGCGGAAACTTAGGCCCGTTCTTGGAATCGGTCAACGATGGGCGTGTTGCCGAACAGCGGCTTCTTGCCGCTGCGCGAGTCGGCGATCTGCCGTGCAAAGCTGCGGTAGTGCATGTCGTGAATCTGCTTCTGGCTGCCGCGAAGTTCGCCGTCGGCGTAATAGCCTTCGGGGCAGTCGTTACGGAGTTCGGTGACGCGGCGCTCGATCTCGGCGTGGTCGGGGTTGCGGGGGCCGATTACAATGGTGGCGTCGGCGGCGGCGTTGGCTTCACGAGCCTTGTCGAGGCTGGCGTCGGTCGGCTTGCCGCCCATGGCGACTAGGACGGTGTAAGCGGGGAACTTGTAACATTTGCCGGACGGGTTGGAAGCGAGCACTGGAGCCTTGCGTGCCCTAGTGTTGAGTCCGACGATCCTGTAGGTGGTGCTATTGTGCTGGAAGGTCTTGTCGAGCCACTCGGGTTTCAGGTCGTGCAGGTCGGCAAGCTCCGTGTAGGCGGCGCGCTCTTTGCTGATGGCCGTGCCGTCAGCGGACTTGGTTGCAAGTTTGAGATCGAAGGTGACGTAGGTAGTGCTGAATCGGGCGTTGCCGAGTTCGGCTGCGATGCCGTACTCAGCGGCGAAGGCTGCGAGAGGGGCTGCGAGAGCAGCTTCAAGTTTGGGCGCATCAGGTGGATGGTGGTGCGGTCGAACTGCTTTAAGGTGGCCATGCCCCTAGTATACACGGGCCGGGGGATTTTCACTGCTTCTAAGTTGTTGATTCTATTACTGTTCGTTGGGATTATGCCAAGTCCCGTCCGCCCACGACGTAAACACTGCTACCGAGTTTTCGGCAACGGCGCTTTTGAAAACCTGCGACGCTTCCGAAAGGAGGCCGAGGAATTCCACATCGCCGGAGACCGGAGCGAAGAAGGCTATGAAGCTGGCCGTCGCCGTGCCATCGGAATCGGTAAGCGTCGCAGCGCCGATGCAGCGTTTGGCCGGATAGAAACGCAGGCCCAAGGTTACGGTAGTGCCGTTGCTGGTCTTGTAGCTGAACTCGGCGTAAAAGAGTCCACCGGAATCCACGGTGTCCCGCCCGACGAGGATGTAGCTGAAAGCGAACACCTGCGGTGCGCCGAGGTCCGCCACGGAGCCCTGCCCGGCATAAATCTTGTCGAAGACGATATCGATCTTGCCGTCCGTGACTTCGAGCGTCCCGCTCAAGCCGAGGCCAGTCCGCGTATTGATGGCGGCGAGCCCGTAGCTTCCGGAGAATTCTTGCAGCATGGGCTTGGCTTGCTTGAGATCGGTGACGCGATTTGCCGAGACGGGATAGCGAGGGGCTTGGGCAAAGCAGGGAACCGCCAAGGCAGCCAGCAAGAGAAACGATGCGAGAAATTTCATGTGGACCTCCGTAGTCCGTTTAGGGTAATACTCAGGAGGTCCGAAGTTGGAAAATCGGGAAGCCGTTAAAGAACAGCTTCATCCTACAACTTCTTCATGTCAATGATGGAGTCTACCCACCAACGCGACAGTTTTCTGCGGTTGCGGGCGAGAAAGCTGCGAAATCCAGCATCAAGAATCCAGATGTGGGCTTTATCTGTTTTTGAACGCACCACGCGGCCCGTCATTTGAATCAGCTTGAGACCCGCCAACCATTGATACCAGTCGGGGTCTTTTTGCATTCGGGCACGAATATAAGGTGTGAGGGGGGCGAAGGGGATTTTTACGACAATGCAGAAACGTGCCAAGTCTTCTTTCAGGTCCAAGCCTTCCGACATTGAGGGCGAGAACAAAACTGTGGGGCTATCCATATCGGCATAATGCTGCTCCACGGCAGCCTCACGACTGCCTTTCACGCCACTGCTGTGCGTCAATACACGATCAGCTTGAGCGGTCGTGCCGAGATAATCCACAAGATACTTGTTGGTACGGAAGCTTTGGCAGTGCACTAGGCCCTTGTACTTGCCGTAGCGAGTCATAAGGGCTTCGACTTTCTTGGCCATCAGGGGCAGGGTCCTGTCGATGTTCTTGTAGCTCATGTCGCCCACTTCGTCGAAGAATATCGGGCGGTTCTCAACAGGAAACTCGCTGTCCATAGCGAGGACTTCCGCGTCGGCGGGGTCGATGCCGAGGTTGCGCATAAAAGTTTCGAAGTCCAAAATCGTGGCTGACATAATTAAAATCTTGCTCGCCTTACAGAAGAGAATCTGATCGGCGAACAGCCGGGCGGTGAGCGGCTTGATAATGAGATCACCTGTGCCCCTCTTCTTGTTCTCGTCCCAATCACTGTAGGCGAACCATTCCTCCGGCTGCTCGGCGTTGGTAAACAGGGCGATGCGGCTTAGGAACTTGTCAGTAGCGTTGATCTTTTTGGCAACCTTGGATTTCTGCTCGCTATCTCCGGCGTCACGAGCCTTCTGGAGATCGGTACGATACTGGCGGTATTTTACCTGTGTGGCGGGGACGAAGATGTTATTGAGCCATTCGCACACGTGAGCGGTATCGCCCTCGTGGAAAAGCGGCAGCCGCCCCGCCTCGTGTTCGTCGCATTTCTTCTGCGTGATGTTGGTGTCGGTGAAGCCGAGGATCAAATCTTCCGTGCCGTGGGCTTCATCCAAAATCAATAATGTGCGGTCGGGAAGCTGGTGCGCTGTCGTGGTCTCAGCAAGATAGTATGCGAAATTCGTCACAGAGAGGGGGCTGCCGATGAAGCGGGCCTTGGCTGGCTTGTACCCGTGGCAGGTCTCGTGGTTGTGCATGTCCTCGAACACGAGGCTGGCGGACTCGCAGTCCATGTCGAACTCAGGGCAATAGTAATTCGCCTGACCCCGGAGTTCCACGAGACCGTTCTTCTCAAAGTCACCCATCAATTGCTCCGTGAGGACTTTTTGCGGGGAGAGATAATACGCCCCCGGCTCATAAGCGCCATAAGTGGGAAGGGTCTTCGCATAGGAGCCAGCGGCGATGCCTATACCAGAATTATGTACTACTGTGAAATCGCCGAGAAGGAAGCGACCGTTGCCGTCTACAAAAAAGCCGAAATACTCGCCTCGCCCCGCTGGCAACACCTTGATGCCCGTGACAAGTGGGTCTTTCTTTTGTTGCCGAGGAGGACTCTGTTTACGTTGGAGAATAGACGGGATACTTTCAATCCCCACCCCAGAGGATACTGAAATTCTCCAATACTTTCCGACGACTGGACCGTCTTTGGCGTTTGTGCAAGTCTTCTTGCACGGTTTCATATAAGCGGCAAAACCCAAGGAACGACAAAGATAGGCCACATCCTCGGCAAGTTGTTTGATTTTAAAAATAAACCCATACCCACCATGAACTATGTGATGCCCATCAGAGTCAATAAGCCCAGCAAAAACACGCATGCGAGTCTCACGGGAATTACATTTATAAGATTGCGGGATATGCTTGTTGTTCAAAAGATCGAGATCACGCAACATACTAAGCAGGGGATTTTTCTTGCGGCTTTTTGGATCACCGCCGCGCTCCCCGGTAGTTAATGAAAATGTGTAAGCGTTGTTATGAAAGTATGAGTTGACCTCCAACCCGAGAACGCTAGCGTAGCCGGACAAAAATCCACTGATCTCAACGTCCGAACTTGTAACTTCGGGGCGGTCACTTGTACCATCACCCAGCCACAACCCCAAAAAGTACGGATCAACAGTAGTGGGTTGCCACGGGAACGATACTTCCGTACGAAACCCCTTCAAAAGATGTTTCTGTGTCTTAGATAAAGAACGATAATCCTCCAACGGAATATCCGCAACCGTATTCGATACTGCTTTGATCCCTAACTTGCGAAATTGTGGCACTTGGGATTTAGTGTAAATTCCCTTGGTCTTGGTACCCCCCGTGAATTTCAGGCTAAGAATGTGCTGGGAATTGACTGTGTATTTGTCCCCCTTGATCGGAACTACATCGTACATTTCATCAAAGCCGTGAGACAAAGAAAGTACTCGTCGGGGCGTCGAATCGTTGCCCATGAGCAAGTCCCCAATGCGTACATCTTGCACTTTTTTGATTGTACCGTCGTACATTAAAACAAGAGTATCAAGACAAAAACACTTGCCCCCTCCGGTCGGAATTTCAAGGATGCAAAACTTCTTTGGACCGAGCAGCCAATGACTTACAAGCTTTAATGCTTGTTCCTGCACTGGACGAATCTCCTCAAATGGAAAATGATCCGTGATGGTGCGGGACATCTCGCGGGTCAGATTCACCGACGCTGGCGCTGCTGCGGTTTCTTCGCTCATGTCCTTAGTATACGGCAGACCGGGAGATTTTGCTACTTTTAAGCTGTTTAAAACAAACAACTTGCATGCATTTTATGGCCGAAAAGTCACCAATTGCACATAGCCTAATACTACTTCTTGGCGGAGTTCAAGTATGAAGTCAAGACGTTCTCATTGTTGACCCAGCAACGGGTGTGGTACCCAGCTTGAACGAGTTGCTGGACGGCGAATGCCCACACGGCAGGATGCCAGAAGTGAGAGACAAAGAATGCGGCTCCGATTTCAGCCACGATGAGGACGGCACCCGTCGCCCACATGCGGGCGGGAGTCGGATCGTCCGACCCGAAGAAGAACACCATGACGGGGTCGCTCTCGACCAGCTCGCCCTTGCTTTTTGTCAAGAAGTCTACAGTGCTCTTCCCGTCGAGGGCGGCACCGATGGCGAGCAAGGCTGATGTGATGAAAAGGGGGTCCATGGTTCTCCCCTAGCGTATGAACAAAATCACGGGCTTCGCCGACGATGGTGGTGGCGGCGGGGGTGGCGGCGGGGGCGTTGGGCTACTCGCCACAAAGTTCCCAGCGCTCCATGCCGTAATCGAAGCGTTCGACAGAGAGCCTTCTGGGATCACGAGAATGCCGGGAGCGCCAGAAGCCATGCCGGAATCGGACACGACACCCAAAAGCAAATCGTTCCAGTAAAGCATTATGCCGGTGCCGATGACGACGCCGGTCAGGGTATCGCCAGTGTTCAACGTTGCGCTGCCTGTTGCCAAGGACGAGGACGAACCGTTGAGAAACTTCTGAATAGTCCAAGTTCCGCCTGATCCCGTGCTGCCATTCCAGTAAAGGCGATATGCGGTTTGCGCCGTGTATAGGGGATTGAACCCGGAGCGCAAAATGCCGCCGACATAGGAACTGGAAGAACAGGCACCGACAGTTATCCGGAACCATTGGTCGTCATTCCAAGTGAGAGCGCCCCAGTAAGAATCGGCATTGTCCCCCAGAACGGCCGACCGGTATGTGTTGCTTGCGGTTGTTCCCGCGCAATAGTTGCCGCTGGAAACTACTCGCTGGACCCAACTGCCGCTCAATGCGCCGCTAAAGTTGTCCGATGCCAAGGTATTGAAGTTGAATTCCGGTTCGCCAACGATGGGAACGTTCAGGACGCCTTGGTTGCCGGCGAACAACAAAGCGGGAGTTGTTGAATACGCAACGGCCAAATTAACGTTGTACGTAGCTCCATTGCCCGTCCCAGCGGTATAAAACAGATACACGTTGCCGAGAGCCGACATGATGCATGGATCGGCAACTTGACCGTTTAGGCTACCAACGCCTTCATCCGCCACGGTCCGATAGTAAGGGAAGAAGCCAAGAGCAGTCCAAGGACCCGCCGGGCTCGTGGCGCTCCACATCATCAGGTCATTGGGAAGCTGTGGGACGGCGGCGGGAAAGGAATTCGGAACTACTTGGCCATAAGCGTAATACTTGCCTCCGACCGCGATGAAGCCAAGAGCGGAAGCGCCGTTCCACGTCTGGCCGTTCGCCAGCGTGCCTCCATCGAAAGCAGCAACAGGATTGCCTCCGTCTTTCGACCAATCGATCAAGTCAGTCGAAGTTACCAGCCCTTGGTAATACTCCACGGTGGATGCGCTCGTAGTCTGGGCACCCCAATAGTATCCATACCAAGTTCCGCTCGCGATCCCAGCAACATTGAGTTGTCCGACACCGGCGGAATCGAACCCCGATACTCCCAAGGCAACGGCATTTGCGTTCTGGAGAGCCCAAGACAAGCCGTCCGAGCATGTATAAACCTTGATCGGAACCCCATAAAGGGCGGAGGTGCAATACAAATAGTACGTGATCCCAACCTTGACAACACGCGGTCCGAAAGCGCCGCCAGTAGCTCCCGGCAACGTGATGGGATTGCCGCTGTATTGGCTCCAAGTTAGGCCATCCGCCGATTCGGCGTAATAAAGCTTGGTGGTTCCCGAACTCTCGTACCACATCTTGAAAATCCTGCCATCCGGATTAGCCGGCAGGATTCGTGGATTGATGTCATAAATAACGGTAGGCTGCTCCGGCTGGAATGCGCCGGAAGCACCGATCACCGCCCCTTTGTTCGTCCACCAATTGAAGTTGGGCGTGAAACAGATGTTGTACACGCTGTCGTTGAGGATCGTTATGGTCCGGTTGGCTGGATTGAATGTCACTCCAGGCGATGTCGGAGTAACCGTATAAGTTCCGTTCGCCAAGCTGGGAATGGAATAGCTTCCGTCGCTTGCCGCAGTCGTTGAGCCCAATGCCGTTCCCGTCCAAGAAACGGCAGCTCCCGAGACCCCGGCATTGCCCCAGATGGCCTGGGTGACTGCCACGGCTGGAAGAGAGACGATAGCGGCGGCATACTGGTTGGCAGCGCTGCCGGGGCAGAAATAGTTTTTCTTGCTGCTGACGATCTGGTAATAGCTGTCGTAGTAGCTGGCGTTGGAAGTAGGCCCAGCGGTCCAGCCGGTCGGAGTGCTTTGGGCGGCGTTGTTGCAAATAAACGCGGCAACCAGAGCTTCATTGGCTTGCGTCACGGCGAGAGCGGGAGTGGTCGGGATGTCATTGCCGGAATTTCCGCCCGACAAGTCAAAGCCGGAAACGCCGCTGAACATCAAGCCGCCGACTGTCGGAGAGGAAACGGCTCCTGAAAAAGCAACCGTGAGCGTGAGAGCCCCGCCAGTAGCGATGGTGGAGACAAACAATGCGACATTGTATCCGCTGGGGGCGTACTGTATTGAGTTGGGCGCTAGAACCCAAGCGTTGTGCCCATCGGTAATCCCCGTGGGATAATAGGCGGCTGTATTCCAATACACGAAGGCGACAGCAACCCAACCGGCGGTCAGCGACGAATCGGTCGTAAAGCCGGTGAAGCTGGAAGTGGGGCCGCCCGTTGAGGCGATAGTGCCCAGGGAACCTTGATATTGGATAGGCATCGGTTATCCGTTTCCTACTAGCGTCAAGCAAATATCCGCGAGCGTTGCGTCCGCCGTGCCCGGACCATCAACCTCAAGAATATCCGAAGCGCTGAAGCTGATCGCGGAGGCTTGCGTGTACGTGCCCGTTTCCCCCGCCGGAGGACTGCCCGTTTCGCTCCCGAAGACGCATGTCGCAAACGGAACGCCGTTCTTGCTGAACGAGAAGGTCGTGCCGAGGGTCGCTCCCGTGCCCGCGGTCGCGAGCGAGAGCGTGGCATTGATCGGGAAGGTCATCGGTATTCCGAGGGGTCCACGGAAAAGTATCTGGCTGTCCGTGCCGACGCCCGGAGCGAAGATGCACAGCGGTTTCGGGACCGCGGGCAATTCCAGCGTGATGGGATTCGTGCCGCCAACCGTGATCGAGGAGTTGGGAGAGGTGATGGTCACGGAGCCGGTCTCGGTGTTGAGGCTGCTGACGCCGGCGCTTCCGCCGCCCGCGGGAACATTCCAAGTCCCGTCCGCCCTAAGAAAATATGTCGCCGCCTCGACGGCGGTGGAGGCGGGAACGAGACCTGCGACGCCGCTCGTCGGGGGGGAAGCCACGGCTCCGACGAAGGTCGGGACCGAACCCCATGCCGCTGCTGTTGGGCTTGACGCGACAAGAACTTTACCCGCCGAAGGCGCTGTAATGGAAATGACCACGCCGTTCAGATCGAGCGGACCTGTGATTCCGACGCTTCCCGCGGTGAGTCCTCCGGTGATACTCACAGTTGCATTAGCAGACCCGATGTTGATAACTTCTCCGGAATGAACAGTTCCAATGCCTATAGTGCCGGCGTCCAGATAGGCGGTGCCTGAAAGAGCCCTTATTGCTACCCCGTTTGCTCCCGTGGCGCTCGCGGAAATGATGATGCCGCCCACACCAGCGTTACTCTCCGTGATGTTGATGCCAGAGGTGGAGTTGTCGGCGATGTTGAGACCCAGGTTGGCGGAGTTCACCGTGGCTGGGAGAGTTACCGTGCCTGTGAAGGTCGGTGAAGCCGATGGTGCCGCCCCAAGATTGATAAGCGCCTGCGCTCCGGTTGTAGCTGCCGTGCCGCCCTGCCCGATCTGCGCGATGCCCGAGATGCGGGAGAAATCGTTGAACCCGGCGATGAACAAGACCCCGACGGTCCCGCTGTTGTAGCTCAGGACGTACCCCACGGACTGCTCCGGGGCTGGAGGACTGAGGGGACGAGTAAGAGTGATCCCGCCCTTGTCAACGGCGGACAAGTAGACTTCCTGCCCGATGCTTGAAACGCTGAAGTCGCCATGCGTGTCGGCGTAGTAGAAGATGCCGGAAAAGGCAACGGTGACCGGGCTACCGATGCCAGCAGTCTGACTGACGAATCCGGAGGCCAGCACAGGATACGAGCCTGACGGCGGAGTACCTGTTGTGCCAGCATAAGCAAGCTGCACGTACAGTGTACTGCCCGACTCATAGAGGTTCACGAGGTTGCCGGAGAACAAAGCCTCGCCCGTTGTCGCCACGGTGCCCAGTTGCAGCAATGTAGAATCAACGACACCGTTTGAATTCAGGGCGACCGGAGCGCCCGGCACGCCTGGCCCGACAACCGCGGCATAGGCGACATCCACGAGGTTCGTGAGCGGGTTGAATACGCAAATCTGTGTTGGATTAGTCATCGTGTTCTCGCTGGCCACTGCATCCGCTTGTGCTTGAATTCCTTCAGTTCCGGGAAGTCGTTCTCGGCATCGGCATCGACCAGTTGGTTCGCCGGGTTCCGCGGCGTGCGGTCGAACTTCGGGGAGTTGCCCTGGTCCCAGAGGTTGGGGCTGCGGCTCTCCTGCTCGCCGGGCTCCATTACCTGGCCGCTGTTGTGGACAAACACGCCAGCGGACAAAGCAAAATTGTGATATTTGTCTACAGAGATGTCGTACACGTCCGCCGTACCCCAATGCGTAACCGAAACCACCTTATGGTTCAAGAATGAAGAACACAGTCCGCATAGGGGGCTGACAGTGCTTCTTTTAACATGCCAGCGGTCCTGGTTAGTTCTCATCCTAACTTCATCCATGTGCTTGCGGTGATTCGGGTCACTCCAGACTCTTTTTGCTTTCTCTTTCATGCGAACCGAGCTTTGCTGCCTAAAATCAGCATCCTGCCATAGACTTTTCCACAACTTGCTTTGCCGCTCGCCCGACTTTCTCCCGCCTTCTTCGGACTTGTTCCAAGGTACGAGTTGCGTTTTGCCTCGTTCAGCGGCTCTTTTACGGTCTTCCTGAGAAAGATTGACTTTCGGTACTCGCTTAAAGGGTGTCGGCTTTCCCGCCCACTGAGCGTTGAGCCTTAGCATATTTTGCCCGCGCGCCATTCGGGCCTTCTCGGTGACAATTGAGCCCCCCAAGCTCTGATGCAGCTTCAAATGGTCTTCCCATTTTATCAACATCAGATTGTCGGGAGAATTGTTGAACCTGTTCAAATCCTCGTGGTGGCGAACATAGCCCTTGGGACAGCGGGCTTCCGCAAAACGGTGCGTGAATTTCCAAGAGTCGTCTCCCGGCTGATAGGTGGTTTGATACTTATTGCCTCCAGCTTCCAATGGAGCCGAATCTCGATACAACGGCATGAGAGAATCCCCGGTCTCAAGCAATTCAGCCGCTTTGTACTCACCGTTTCGCATCAAAAACGGATGGTTAGGGGTGCATTTTATAGTTTCGCCGTTATCCAATGTCACCGCCAGAACGGCTGCGTCCTTTAGGGTTAGACGAGCAGAATGCCCAAGCCCTGGCCTGAGCAGACCCCCATCATTGAGCGAGTAGACCCAAAATTTATTCCTTCCGACAAGATCGCTCATGGCGACCTCAGTTCCGTCTAGCAGCGGAACCTTAGTATCTCCCGTCAGACAAATGTCGTATCCGTAAGCCGTGACGCGCTTGCTGCTTTTCTTGATCGCGAGGGCGGTGAGCCCGTCAAGGATGCCGCCGATCTTCAGGAGCGAATACGATGCGTGGGCGGCTGCGGATTTGTAATTCTTTTCCGCGGCGTACCGCACCGCAGCCTCGAAATCGCGTTGCGCATTTTGCAGCATGCGGAACATGTCCGGGCGGTTCGGCACCTCTTTTGCGGCTTTTTCCAGCCCGAGGATAAGCTCCCGGAGATTCGGCTCGGTCTCCGCGAATAGCTGTTCGTCCGCGGGGTTGTCTTTCCAGAGAAGGAAGATACCATCGTAGACGCCCCGCAAGTAGCTGATCTCCCCCGGCCACATGGCGCTGGACTGGAGAAGCTCGCTCCGGAACCGTGGGGGGGTCTGGAGCGGGGCTAGCCCCGAGGCGGACAGCTTGGCGATGGAAAGGCGTACAGGCATAAGGCTCCCTATGAAGAGAGCCCAAAAGTTCAATCAAATCTAGGTGATGGCATACTGATTCCGGACTTCCTATAAATGCTTTCTCAAGTTCAAGATAACGTCCAACGGGGCCTCAAGCTTTGCCTGTGTCCGCTTGGGCGGATTGTATGGGTCCACCGCCTGTGCCGCCACTCTTCACCGCCTCGATGTCGATTGTCCTGTTCGGGAAGTACCGCACGCAAAATCCCGGCTTTTCCGGGTGGCGGCCGACCTGAAGCTGGCCCTCGCCGCCCAGGGCGGCGATCTTCTCGTCGGCGAAAAATAGCTCCCTGCCCTCGGCGATCCTGTACCCGAGGTTATCGATCAGGAAAGCCAAAGCCTGGAGGAGAAGCTGCTGGTTCTGCACCGTGGTCTGGTTCAAGGCTTGATCCCCACGTCGCTCAGGAATTTCCTGTCGTCTTCCGTGAAGGTCGAGCACTCGGCGGCCTTCCTTGCGTCCAGCCTGCGGAGCGCCTCCGAGTACGAAGCGCACGGGGCCGGACCCTCCTTGTCAAGCCCGTACAGGTCGGCGCACCCGACGCAGTGCTGCCCCGGCATATGCTCGTGACCTTCAATCGGGCACCGGGGATGGACCGGCTCGATGGAGTCGGCAACTCGGTCGAACAGCTTCAAAATCCGCCTCTCCTCCAATGAGAACACAAGCGGCGGCGACCCGGTGAGCGTGAATGCGAAAAGGCGCTCCCGTTGCGGCTCGGACAGGTCGGACCGGTTGAATGAATTCCACCAAGATTTGCTGTTTTCATCCATGTCGCCGCCTAAAAAGCGGGGAGGCGGAATGCCTCCCGTCTCCCCCGTGCTCAATACCCTCATCACCGAGCGCAACCCGCGCGACTTCCGGAAGATTCAGCGACGGAGTCTGTTGCCGATGCCTGTTGAGTGTTGCCGCATGTCTCCTAATACTGGGCCCATGCGTGTTTCGGGCAATTCTCGTACTCGTGCTCCTTGGACCCGCGGTAATCGCACCGACGAGCCCGCGGGTTGCCCTGTCCTTCCCGAGTCTTCGGGCAATACTTCGTCTCGTGTTCGTGGCTACCGCAGTACGTGCAGTATGGCCGTTTGCTCATACTTCGATGACCCAAGGCTGATTGGTCGGATTATACGCTTCAGTGCAGATGGCGGCGTTGATGAACGTGGTATTCACGTACACGGCTTTGCCGTACCCGCCGTGGATATGGCCGAAAACGTGGATTTTCGGCTTCGTGCGCTCGACGGCTTTCATAAGCTCCTCGCAGCCTATATGTTCAGAATCTCGTTGCGGCTTGATCCGGTCGAGTATGCCTGTCGGGGGGCCATGGGTGATCAGGATGTCCAGACCCTCGGGGATCAAGTCCCATTTTTCCTTGATGGGCTTCCCTCGATCAAGGTTGAAAGCCCAGTCGAGGAACCTCGGCTGCCATGGGCTACCATAAATTTTCAACCCCTCAACGGTCGTGGCGCTGTCTTGAAGGTAGATGACCTCGGGCTTGCGTTCATTGCCGATCAGACCTTGGTTAAGAAGAGTCTGCGCCATCATGCGATTTTTCTCGAACAGCCAGTCGTGATTCCCGGCGACGAAAATCTTGTGCTTATGGGGGAGGGAACGAAACCACACACCAAATGCAGCAACCTCATTCACGCGCCCGATATTGGTGCCGTCGCCCGCATGGATCAGGATGTCGCCGTCAGGAATGGGTGCGGACATCCTGTCATGTAGGCCGTGGGTATCGGAAATGCATACGATTCTCATGTTATTTGATACTGCAATCCTTATAATGTGGACGAGATTCTTTGTTTCTACGGATGCGGAAGGCCCGCCAAGTTCGGCAACCTCAGAGGCGCGAATGGCGGGGACCCGCCTCGTTGCGCCGCTAAACGGTCGGAGTGTCCTGCGATAGCACAGGCGGCGATCAGGGCGGCGAAAAGGGCCGGGCGGCTGGGACGCGGGTGGCGCAGCAGGCTCTAAATTGGCAGCCTCGATGGGTATCGATCCCACTTTCCGGCCTTGAAAGGGCCGTGTCCTAGCCAGTAGACGACGAGGCCAAACTATTACTCGAACGTCCGCCCTTTGTAAAGAGCGGCCTCGTCCAAGAAAACCTGTCTAGTTCTTTTGGAGTGTTCTATGCGATGACAGATCGAGCACAACAAAACACACTTATCTAACTCGCGCTTGATGTATTCCCAAGCTCGATTGGCGACTCCGCCAATCGTAAAATCCTTTTCACCTTTGCAGTGATGAAACTCCAGACCTGCGGGATGTTTGTCATACCCGCACTGGATGCATTTTCCACCAAGATACATAATGGCTGCGTTCTTCGCCCGAATACGGCGTATCATCGTGTTACAGGACTGACATCTAGTCCGATGCCGAATATTTTTTCCTAAACCCCCGCCACAAAGTTTACACTTTGAGGGAATAGGTGCCGCCATTCGTTTTGTTTTCAACCCCAATTTAGCCAACCAGTACCGCACATTAGATTGGCAGGTGTTGAATTCATCAGCGATCTGACGCTGTGTCAAACCCCTTTCAATGGCTTGTAATACATCGGCACTGTTCATTTGTATCTCCTTTGATGCTCTACCGTTGAGCTATATCTAAGGGATACAAAGTCAAAAAATTGGTCCCAAGAGTGGCGCTCGAATCCACGTACTCCTGCTCTTCAGACAGGCGCTAATCCATCTCAGCTATCTTGGGTTCAAACTCTTGGTGCGCCCGGAGTGAATCGAACACTCCACCCCTGCCGTGTCAAGGCAGTGCTCTAACCGATGAGCTACGGGCGCAAACTGGGGGGCGGCTTATACAGTACCCTTTTTTGCCGCCCAAACTGGACCGCCCCGTTTGCCTTGCGGCACCTAAGGTAGCTTCGCGAAAGCCACGATGGCCGAGACGGATAAACCTGGTGGACAGGACACCTTAAGGATTTTACGCATCCCTTTAGCGGGGCGTTTCCCCTCTATGCGGACGCAACCCGCCCTCAAACCTGGTGGAGCCACGGGGATTCGAACCCCGGTTTCATCGCTGCGAACGATGTGTTCTCCCGCTGAACTATGGCCCCGAAACCCTACAATTCGTACTTCACGATCCGACCCTGGGTGCTCGGATCATCCTGGAACTCGATCCAGTGCGCGTAGCAGTAGTGCAGCAGCATCCGGCTTAGCTCCTCGCTCCTCAGCGGATACTGATAATAGACCATGACGGCGTGGCTCGCCGGAGCGTCGCATCCGTCCGTCTTAGGATCGAACCACTGGCATTTCATGCCCACCGCCAAACTAATTGAGCGGACTCACCGTTTCCGGCTACGGTCCATGTTCTCTTTCAAGCCCAGTTCGCCTTCCGCTCAAACTTGGTGCGCCCCGCTGGAATTGAACCAGCGGCCTCTCGCGTGTGAAGCGAGCGCTCTGACCGCTGAGCTAGGGGCGCGAATTCAGCAGGCCGAAAAGCTGGTCGGTCGCCGTGTTCAGCAAAAACAGCGGGGGCGGCTTCAGCGGCTCCGCCCTGTGCCTCGCTTCAAGCTGCGCCTTGTACACGACGAGGTGCTTGTAAATCTCCCGGAGCTTGTGCTTCGGCACCGCCATCGTTGCCGTCTCTACCTTCGTCTTCTTCATCGTCTCCTCAAAACCCTTGGAGCGGGCGATGGGAATCGAACCCACGTCCGTAGCTTGGGAAGCTACTATACTGCCATTGTACGACGCCCGCTCAAATCTTGGTGGACCTGATGGGATTCGAACCCACGACCTCCTCGATGCCATCGAGGCGCGCTCCCAACTGCGCCACAGGCCCAAAACTTGGTAGCCCGGACGGGGCTTGAACCCGTAATCTTCACCTTGAGAGGGTGACGAGTTAGCCAGTTACTCTACCGGGCCGAACTCAAAAACTGGAGCGGGGTACGGGACTCGAACCCGTTTCTCCACCTTGGAAGAGTGGTACACAACCCATATGCCAACCCCGCGCAAAACTTTGTGTCAGACCGATAAGCCGGGTTCTGTCTGGGACAATCATTCATCTATGACGTACATCGCTGCACGCCTCAAGCTCCCAACCCGCCGCTTGGTAACGCCCCGAGCAGGGGCTCACGGCCTATTTGGGATTGCTCCGCATGGAGGTTGCCCGTTTCACCCGCACGGTTTCTGCTTGGCAAGCATAATACCGTGCGACTCGTCTCTGTTGCCCTATTCGTCATCCGGCCTTTCAACCAAACGCCCAGCCGTTAGCTGGCATGCTGCTCTGTGGAGCCCGGACTTTCCTCCCCCATTGCTGGCGGCGATTGTCTAGCCTGACACAAACTCTGGAGCACCCGGTCGGTGTCGAGCCGACTCGTAACAGTTTTGCAGACTGCCGCGTTCCCGTTTCGCCACGGATGCAAATTTTGGCGGTGCCAGCGGGAGTCGAACCCGCGCTTCTACCGTGACAGGGTAGTGTCAGTACCGCTTGACCATGGCACCGCATTGTCCGAAGCGCACATCGTTCTTCAGACACAAACTTGGTGGACCTGAGGAGAATCGAACTCCCAATTCAGCCTTGCAAAGGCCGCAGTTTCCCGTTAGCATACAGGCCCACAATCTGTTCCCACGACAAACCCAAATACTTCATGCACCAATGGACTGCTTTGTGGCAACGAAAACACAATCTCACAAACTCCCCACTTTTCATCTCAATCTGGTGTTCTTTCTCTCCCATTGATTCAAATCTCTTGTGTTCTTTACCATCTTTTCGATGCGCAACTGATCTCTTTGAATAACTACAAAAGAAACACTCTTTTCCAAGATTTGTATCAACTATCGCTCGCTTTCGGTCCCTTCGCTTCTTATTCCACTTAGCAGTCGCCACAAACCCACCTTGGATCGCCTAAACTTTGGAGCGGACGATGAGAATTGAACTCACGCCTGAACGTTGGCAACGTTCCGTACTACCACTATACTACGCCCGCTTGGTAGCCCCTGTCGGAATCGAACCGACGGCCCTTCGGGTGTAGACCGAATGCTCTGACCGCTGAGCTAAGAGGCTGCACAAAATATCGATCCCGTCTGCACAGGGTTCCGAATCGAACGGGGAGGGAATGACCCCCTTTGCTGGTCGCCTATGCCAGCCTGCCCTGTGCAGACAAGAGAACAAAAACAAAAAGGACGACCTTTTCAGATCGTCCTCGGAATCTCTTGGTTGGTTTCTGCTTATCCTTCCCAACCATCCTCCGAGGACACGGTATCGGCCCCTGCCGCGAAGCCTTCAAAGGCTCCGACCGCGCATACGCCGCCCAAGGTGTCTGCGGCGGCGACGAATTGGAGACTGCGGTTCATGTCTTCGGTACTCTCTATCTTGATACTGCGTATTCGGAAAACTCCCGGTTATTAACGGAAGCTGCCCGGTAGGGAGTCAAAACCCTATCCGTGCCCGGATCGCAGCTTGCGCTGCGGCATCGCCCCGAACTATGCGGGGGCATTCTGCCGTATGATCCACTCCTGCGCAGGGGCGAACCACGTTAAACTACGGGCAGCTTCCCGTACTCCCTATCAATACCGCGAAAGCGGGAATCTTGTCAAGAACTATTTTTGGGAATTATCCCTTTAACTCCACAAACTTCTAGCGTGGGATTTGGGTTACGTCGCAATTTCACTAAAGTGACGCCCTTGTCAGAACAATTTAACGTCGTGTACTTGATCCACGAACGCAGGGACTTGTTGTGACGCAAAACTCGACGGATGCAAACGCCAAGGTAGCCTGTGTTCGTATTTATGAATCCGGGGATTATTCCTCGATTACGACCGTGGCCGTGAATCAGCGTCAAACGGTCCTTGCCCGTCTCCCATGCCTGCTGCACAATCTTGTTGAGAATTCCATCGGTGATATCTGCCGGGAAGTATCCGTGAAGGTCAATTTCCACTGTTTCCTCCTACTCCTAAAAAACTGCGGGGGGGACCGGAACTCAGTCCCCCGTTCGTGTTACTCGCCTACCGCAAACAGAGCTTAGCAGACTAGTTTTTCTATTTCCGTTTTCACGCGGTAAAATGTGGCTAGGACTTGTTTCGATGTCATTCCCATTGCGCGCAAGCGGTGAAGTTGCGCCTTGGAATCGTTGACAAATTTGTCTCCCCACTCGCGCCCAAGTGGCACACCTGACGCTAGGGCGAGTTTAACGTGCGCCACGGAATCGTCAACAAATTTGTCTCCCGCGGCGTCTAATTGTTTTGCAGCGATTTTTGATTTGTTCATGTTTTCCTGTTCTCCGGCGATTATCGCCTTTACCAAAACCCCAACTTTGTTGGGGCTTTTTACGATGGCGCAGAGCAGGATAAAAATTTTTGGTGATGCACCACCGACACAATAATGCTACAAACCACGAACCTCGTCAAGAACTATTTTGGGGAATTACCCCTTTGACTCCGCAGCTTCTGTTGATAAATGAGGACGGCTTCAAGATTACTAGCTATCGCACGGGCAGCGCCACCCCAGATGAGTCCGACAGTGAAATTCGATGTGGGCGCATATGCATCCTGTTTCCCGTCCGCGTTGTGCCTCACGCAGTTCTTCCCTCCCTTGCATTCGACTTCGAGACTTGCGATGCTGAGTTCTGCAAACTCGATGGACCGCGCCGTGTCGAAATCCAAATCGGCAAGATAGGCGACTGTTTCGTTGTGCACGCCGCGTTTTCCCTGCGGGGCGTCATAGGTGAGGACCAGCTTGTCACCGACCACGGCAAGCCGATTGTTAATAACTCTGTTCGGGGTGTCAATAAGGTTGGAGTTGATCCTTGCCAACTCCTCGGTTTGCATCTGGAGATCGAGAGCCGGGAAAGATTGATCGGCTTGTTTCGAGCATCCGCCGACTGCGGTCACAATCGCCGTAAAGACTAAAGCTGCGTATAAGTTGGTCTTCATGCCCACAGTATACAGCCGAGGAGGGATTTTAGCTAGCTGTATTGTGTTGAAAACAAGCTAGTTACAAGATACTTGTGGAGTTAAAAGGATAGTTTCTCTATTTGGGGGATTATATGCTTGACTCCCTTTCGCGCGGGCCGGGGTGGACTAGGCTTCGTCATCCCTTCGGGAAGCAAATCGTCACGATTATTAATCGCGCATGCGACTTCTAGCTTCAGCGCCCCTGCCCTGTTTGCTCATCGCCCGTGCTGGGGGAGTCGAGCGTATAATCCCCTGTCTCGGGGGCGGCTTCGCTTCGCGCCTTAGACCGGGACCACGTTGGCCGCTTGCAGGCCCTTGGGTCCGGTCACGACCTCGAACTCGACGGCCTGTCCCTCGTTCAGGGACTTGTAGCCGTCCGCCTGGATCGCGGAGAAATGGACGAAAACGTCCTCGCCGCTCTGGCGCTGGATGAATCCGTAGCCCTTGCTGGCGTTAAACCACTTCACTGTTCCTTGTTCTTTCACTGCTTTACCTCTGCTGCTTTCTGTTTAAATTTCGCTACTTCTATGCGAAGAGCGAGTACCAAACTCGAATTGGACCGTGCCGCACTTCACCGGTACAGTCAATACCCTAATGAGATCAAAAGTCCGACATTCCCTGTCAGATCGTCCGCGTCGCCCTCCCAAGGCTCCGCGTCATTTCGCGGATTTCCGAACGGTTTTCCTTGCGGCTTGCCGCACGGCCTTGTGGCACGCACGCCGAGCCCGGCGCTTCCCGCCATCGGTCTTGTTGACGCCCTTGTGCCACATATCCCGATCATACAAGCAATTCCCCAACAAAGCAAGTCTACAAGTCGGAGGCGGTTTTGTCCAGCAGGACTTTGGGGAATTATTCATTTAACTCCACACCCAAAGTGTCCCCCAATCAAAGTCAATGGGCAATCATCCGGACTACGCGGGCTAAACAGGCCAAGCCGCCGATGTAAATAGCGAAATCACCCACGCTGAAGATGCTATGCAGCATGTGGATGCGGTCGCACAGCAGCGGGGCGTGAGTTGACCCCGTAGCTGGTTGATAATTTTTGGTCCAGTCGGCCGCATAACCCTCTCGCTCGAAAACCGGCATACGACCTCCGTTGGCTTCTACGGCGACGAGATTGAGGAGGCATCCTATTACCGCTAGGGTCCAGCAAGCGGCAGCCGAGCCGCCCACGCCTTTCCATACGGGAACGCAGAAGAGGGCGCATCCCACCGCCAAGGCGATATAACTGATACGGCTGACCGGCTGGAAGGCGCTTGTCGTGTTCTTGCTCATGCCCATAGTATACAACGGGCCGGGGGAATTTTGGCTATTTTCATGCCCCGTGCAATCAACAACTTAGAACCTAGCTAAAACCCCTCCCGCCTCTGTATACTTTGGGTATGGGTAACCCGTTCGCCATAGATCGAACTTTCGTAGTCAGCGTCAAAGCCCTGCGCGGAATCCTGAAGGAGATTTCCGCCGGGAAGGAACGCTGGTGGATCGAGGAAAACAGGCCCCGCGGCGTCGTGATCGGCTACAACGCGGGAACGGAAGAACTCAACAGCATCCAATTCGAGTTCCTGAAGATCGTCGACGTGCCGTTGTTCCCGGACGGCGACGGCCAGATAGTCTGCCTCTATCCGGCGAGCCGGGGATCGATCCAGCGCGGCCTGTACTGGCAGGCGAACAGGCTGGTGTTCGACGAAGTGAAGGACTGGGGGGCTTTTTGGCCGCCGATTCGGGAAGCGTTGGCGAGACGCTATTCGGAGGGTTCGTCTTCCTCGGCAACGGCAGCCATGTCCCCGCCGAGCCTCAGCAGCATGTGATCGGATGACAGGTTGCGCCCCAGCACGGAGACGCCTCCGTACATGTCGAATTCCCTTCGACTGACAACCACTTCGCCGCCCAAACGGTCGATCAACACAGCGAGAATCTGGACCAGCGTGTCAATTTCGGACTGTGCCATTGGAGGAGGCCTCCGTCTACTAAGGAAGGCTTTAGTCGAATTGTTGGGGGTCAACCCGTCCGCAAGATTCCCCGAAGATAGCACGGAGGAGCCTCTCTTCCGGAGAAAGCTTGGAATCAGCGCCCTCGGGATAGAAAAACATCCTCAGCTTGCAGCACAGGAGCGCTGGCTCCCCGTTGACTTGCACGACATCTAGGTGGTTGTCCGGGTCCCCGTGGCAATTGTCGCAGCACTCCACCCCGAGGTAGCCGAAATCCTTGCAGGTCTTGGTGTATTCGATGGCAACGCTATCGATCGTGAGGATTCGCATACAAAAGAGCCCGCTAGCCGGGATTCCGCTATTCGATGATGGCGGGCTTGGGAACTTCGTTGGCCCCGGCGAGCAGGATGCTCGGCAACTCGCACTCCACCGTGGCGAGTCGGCTCGGGCAGATCAGGATGAACTTGTTCTTCTCCGGGTTGCGGAGCAGCCCCACGCTCGCGTACTGCTTGAGCATCTGCATCATGAGAAGCTGCGTCTGCTGGTCAATCGGGTACTGCGGATCGGCCGGGGCGGTGATCTCCTGCGAGGTCTCTGTCCCGTCCGCGAGCGTAATGCGGAATTGCAGCTTAATTTCCATCCGTTTCCTTGCAGCACACGTCGAGGACGAACCGGGCCGCCATCGCCGCGACTTGGATTGCCTCTTCAAGCTGCTTGCCCTTGTTCGGATACTGCTCTTTGATCTCGTCCCAAAGCTCGTCCGTCTCTTCGAGAATCACGGCGTAGCCTTCGTGGGCGCTCGCCATGGGACCGTGCTTCTTCACGGCCCTGCGAAGCTCGTCGGCGATCAATCCGCACACCTGTTCGATATTCATCTCTGTCGTTGAATACTGCGTTTTCCGGGAGTGTCGTCCTATGCAAGCTCGCAGTTGTTGGCCGAGCATGCGAGTTCCTTGGCCCCGTCGGTCATGTCCTCGGTCTCGAATTGCTGGAGAAGGCCCCAGTCTATCGCGGGCATCTTCTCCAGCAGGCTGTAATACTCGTCCTTGGATATTTCCTTGTACGGGCTCTGCTTGTAGATGTGGTTGGAATGCGGCAGGAAGGAGACCCCGCCGATGATGTCGAAATGCTTGTACACCCACGCCAGCACTTCGGTCCATTCGCTCTCTTTGACGTAGATCGTGCAGGACGGGTTGTGCTCCGTCCAATGCATCTTGTACGTAAGGTAAAGCTCCAATTGCTGGATGGCATTCAGGTCATTCCTGCAAACGCTCGTCTCCGGGGACTCCATTGGGAAGTAAAAGACATCCACGTCGTTCGGCTTCACCGACTCGGGCTCGTTCGGTATGCCGATGGACTTGAGGAAGGCCGACACCGGGCTCTTGCGGTCCTCGCGCACAGCGCGGACGAGCCAGCGGGAGAAACGAGTGTGAATGCCGGAGGAACTGTTCACCAACTGGCTCACGGTGCCGCTGGGCTTCACGCAGGTGATGGCGGCCGGGACCTCGATGCGGAGCTTGGCGGCCCATTCCGTGGCGACCTCGACGGCGTACTCGCGGAATTCGTCCAGCAGCTTCTCAAGCTCGGGCCCGTTGGCGGACATCATCTTGTTGTCCATGATCCCGGTCAGGGACACGCCCAGCAGGCGTTCCTCCTCGGCGTTCGTCTGCCATTCCCTGCGCAGGTAGCGGAATTTCGTCAGGGTGGATTGGAGGCAGCCGATGATCGTGGCGAGCCGTATCTTCTTTTTGATGCTCGCCTTGGTGTCGTTCGGCCGGATCACGCATTCGCTGAGGTTGCACAGGCCCTTGGAACGCAGGATGATCTCCGCGCACGGATTCACGCCGAAATCGATGTTCTCCCACTTGCGGCGGCCCGTCTTCTTCGCCCATTGCTGGGCCGCGACCCGGTTGAAGATGCCGCGCTCTCCGGATTTCGACTCGATCAGGGTGAGGAACTCCCTGATGAAGATTTCCGGTTCCGGCTTCTCCGTGTAGGCGACGGAATTGTTCGCGAGGCGGCGGTAGTCGAAATCGGTCCACCACTGGCCGTTCTTGGCGTTGCGCATGCGCTCGTCGCTGAGGTTCGACAGGGATAGCATTGCCGAGCGCCTGACGCCCCCCACGACCACGATGTCCGCGATCGTGCACATCAGGTCGTGGCATTCCAGCGAGTTGAGCTTGCGGCCCGCCGCCTTCTGGAAGATGCTGATGGTGAACTTGAAGAGGCGGTCGAGGGGCCCTGGGCCGCTCGCCCTGCCGCCCATGGTGCGGAGGACCGACCCCGCGGGGCGGACGGCGCTCAAATCCCACTTCGGGATGAGCCCGCCGTACAGAAGGGAAACCAGTTGGCGAAAGGAACTGGCCCAGCCGATCTTGCTGTCCCGGACTTTGATGACCGTATCCGTGTCATAGAATTTCTCGGCGACGACGGGCATCTGGTTGACGTACTGGCGCTCGACGCTGAAGCCGACGCCCGTCCCGCACATGCTGATGTACATCGCCTCGTCGAACGCACGCGGATCATCTACTGCAAGATAAGAACAATTGTACCCGGCACAGTTGTCTTTTTCGAGGGCTTCCCCCGCGGTCATCATCGCGCGCATGGACGGCATGACCTCCATGCGGAGGATCGCCTCCTCGATTTCCTTCGCGGTAGACTCCCTGTCCGCCTTGGGAATCCTGGGAGTAAAAAACTCTGTGTAGCGATGGACCGTTTCGTCCCAGTGTTCGCGGCGGCCTTTTTCGGGAAGCCATCGGGCATAGCGACTCTTGTGGATGTATTGGGAATAGGGTGAAATGTTGTACGCGGCATCAACGGCCTTGCTGACCATGGTATGGAAAATTCCTCTCGAAGCTTGGGTATGAACTGTGGAGTTACAATGCAGTTCGATTCGGGTGACAACTTAGGTTTAGATATTAGGCGGATTCACTAACTCGCGGTTTTCGAAGCGGACGCGATTTCCCAACCATTGCTGGGAAAAGCGGAGTCGGAAGAAAAATCTTCGGGTGCCGCTCCAACCCGGCACCCGAATCTTTTTGCGCCTGGAGCTTAATACTCTAGGCCGCTGCGACTTTAAGGAAGTTTTGGGAATTATACGCTTGTTTCCCTTCCCCACTTTTGTGCTCTATACGTCCTCCCCCACCCCCAAACCTCCCGAAAGGACTCGCACCATTCGTGATCGCATCCGCCTTCGCGGGGACCGTCGCCGAGACAGGGAAGCGACTCGTCCGGCTCGTCCGGGAATCCGCCCTCCCAGATGTCATAATGCTCCGCACAAAGCGGAATCCGATGTCCACACTCATTAACATAGTAACGGCAGGTGGCGGGATTCGGGCAACGATCTGGGTCATCATCCCAAGTGAGATCGAAAGGCTCTCCCCAATAAGCCAGATTCATCCCCAAGCATTGCCTCATCGCTTCACCTCCAAGGCTGCGACTCGGTATCGAAGGTAAACGGGTCTTTCGTCGTCAAAAACTCGTGATTCTCCTCTCGAAATTTGACCCGGTGTTTCTTGCAAAAGAAGCACATGTCCCCGAAAAAGGAATCATCGCTGTCGCACCAATAGAACTCCACGGGAGCACCGCACTCGGGCGGCTTGCCTGTGTCGGAACCCCCGCACTTCATGGGCCCAAACATTGTTGGAAATTTTGTTTCGTATAAAGCCATCTTCATTTCTCCTTCTTTATCCTCTTTTTCGCGCTTGGGCCTTTGGCGAGTGCCTCGGCCTCGGCTTTTTCCAGCGCCTCGTAGGTGCACAGGTCGCACTCTGCGACGGGCACCTTGAGCTTCTTGTTCACGTGCTCACAAAACTTGCTTTTCTTCATTCGTCCTCCGACTCGCGTTCTCTGTGCCTGCCGTCCAAAGTTGTGGTTTTAAGTAGTCGTTCGACCTTGGGCCATACGGTCTCGAAATCCTCGTCTGGTCGGAGATCAAGGTCCCAGCCGTAGCCGACGCTGTTGTGGTCCGCTACGCGAATCACGAGCCACCGCTCCGGGGAATCCAAGTTGCAGCCGTAAATCGCGATCGTGACGTAGGCCGAGCCTGTCGCTGTGAGGCGAGTTTGTGGGACACCGTATGTCGTCAGCAACTCATCCTCGGTGATGAATTTATTCACGATGGCGGCTGCCAACTCTTTGATTCGTGGATTAATCTCTTCGGACATCGATTTCTCCTTTAATTATTATAATACTAAAGGCCCGCCAAAAATCGGAGAAAATAAAATTTGCAAGTCGTTGGCAATAAATACATTATAGTGTGATATTGCCGGAGGTACTGGTACCAATGAACTATGTGAATAAAAGCCAGTTTGGGTAGCGAAAATTCCAGGCCCGCTGTATACTTTTATACTGGAGATATGATCGACATGAACAACCTGCGGAGCCTTCTTTCGGAACTCGCCCCTGGCCCAATAGCCGAGGCCGAAGCGGAAAAAATTGAACATCTACTGTGCGAATCTTGGGGTGAGCTTTCCGGCAACGATTCCGGCGGGATGCTGGCTTACAAATTGCTAAATCGCACGGAAAATATGCTTTGGGAGCCTCCTATTCTCAAATTTGAAATTGAGCGCCATGGCGCAACCGTTAACGGTTCGGTCTACGCTGGCGTCCAACTGTGGGGGATCGATGTGGCGAGGGGGGTGGCGATTCTCGGCGGCGAAAAACGCCGCCTCGTGGGTAAGCCTGCTAAACCGCTAAAAGTCGCTCCGCTTGCGGAAGAGATCGCAGCACTAATGCTCGGACGGAAAGGAGACCCGCGGTTGAAGTGGCTGACCCCAACGTGTGTCAGAGTCGAAATCTCAGAAGTGATTCCGGCCACCAATAAACAAACTACTTCGTCACGGCGAAAGCGCTTCATCCGGGCGTTAGAAAACGAGCTTGCGCCCGCGGGCTGGCGGAAAGCCGTGGGAAAACTGAACACTTTCGCCAAAATTTAAGGGGCAACGCATACACCGGGAAAATCGTGAACAACGGGCCGAGCCGGGATTCCCCCGTCTGTCGGTCGCTGCTCCCACTTCCTGAGCTTTGTCTTGAGAATTATCCTCCTAACTCCGCAATCCTCACCTCCAGTTCTTTAATGTGGTGCTTTTGGTCAGCGATGATCTTGAACATCTGCTCGGCAACCTGTTTCTTTGGGTGCGCCCACTCCAAATTGCTGGGAACAAAGCCTTTTGCTTGATCTACAATGTGAATGGAGCTATTTTTATTTGGTTTTGGTCCTAGATTATCCCGAATCCGTTTCGCCCCGGCGAAAAACGACCCCCCATTATCTCGATTCCACTCATCAAAAAAGGGCATTCCAGCATAGTTGCGAAATTGCTGAAGATGAGACATCTTAAAAATGTTGCGCTGGTGATTTGCCACGGTGGCGTACTCTGGAACTATTGCAGTGAAACCGTACTTGATGCGGCGAGCCACGCTTCGGCCGGTTAGATCGCCGTTGATTATCTCGGACCCAAGCGCAACCCATGTCGCACCATCTTTGGAGACACGCCACCATGCCTTCTCACCGCGAAATGATACCCGATTTTCCGGACGAGCCGCAAGCTCTATAACACGCCGGCCGCCCTTAGTTGTGATGCCAGATAAGTTAGGAGAGTGCCGTCCTGTATGCCCGTAAGACCTCAAGCACGGAACTGGAGCTAAGAGAGCCTTACCCTCAACTTTTACACCACAAATTCCCGAGAAAAGTCCGGGTTCAAGCCGCAGGTATGACTTAATGGTTTTTGGGCTAGCTTCCAGACGCTTTGCAATTTGCATGATGGTGCAACCTTCCCTTTGGAGGTCTAACGCGGCTTTGCGTTTTTGATTTTGGACGCTCTCCGAAGTTCCACTCATACTGCACAATACTGTCGCGTCAAAGAGTTTTTGAATTCAACTGTTGTTGTTTCAATAACCTATGGATAATGTAACCTCAAGTATCGTTGTTGATTCTAAAAAGGATAGTACTTCTGTCCTAAGACAAATTTCTTAGGAAGGAGAGGCCAAACTATTCTTCGGTCGCCGGACCTGTCCTTTTGCCCCTTTCTTTGGGTGGAAAAAGGTCGATGATGGCACAAATGTCCCTGATGCGGCGGCTGAAATCCGCGCCGAACACATTGCTGAATTCGTTGAACGTGAGGTTGCTGTTCACCACAAGCTGCCCGTAGTTGTCATGCAGGGAGTTCAAGATTTCAAACAAATTGGCACGGCGAACTTCCGTCTCCTTGATTTTGTCGATCTCTTCGAGGAAAAGGTGGAACTTGCCGCCGCTGTCCGATGCTGCCTTGATCTTCTCGCTTGATACCTCGGGCTCCATGAGCATGGGCTTGAATTCATCGTCCGGGTCGTGTTTGTGCATCGTCCAATCGGTGTGTTGGTCCAGCATAAGCTTGGTGGAAATGCGGCGCACGGGAAAAACCCGCCTGTAATCCTCGCGCATGCAGGTCTTCCACAGCAAGTCCGCGTACAACGCCGTCGTCCATGTGGTTTTGCTGGTTCCCGGCGGCCCGAAAAACGCATAAGAGCCCTCGGGATTTGCCTTAAGCGCATTAATGACTTCCTGTTGGCGCTCTGTGGAAAGCGTGGACTTGCCATAAGGCTTCAGGTTCTTCAGGGTGATCTCGCGGTAGCGTGGAGGCACCGTATCCCGGTAGATTCTGGTAAAGTTCGATAGGCGGCGGGCGTACCTGACGCAGGTGGAGCAAGTCACCAGCATCATCGGGTTGCTGTCCTTGTTCCCGTTGTCTTCGTTGTATTTTTTCGTTACCGGATCGGGAACCAACATCTCGCGCTCTCCGCGACATTGGGGGCAGTTGGGGCACTTCTCGTCGAAACGACTTACAAACCAAGCATAGCCTTCGTTCCCGAGACGCTCCCGTTCGAGCTTTTCATACCAAATCGGTCTCTTAGTTTCAAGCATTCGCCGCATCTCCGAACTTGTTCAAGCAGTCTTGGCACCGGGGGAACCCCTCGGCGTTGGCCCCGGTCTTGCCGCAGTCGCAGCATACGGCCTCGTCTCCGGTCTTGAATGCTCCGCCATCTTGACGGTACTGGGCCTTGCCCTCGTTTTTGATTTCCGCGATCTTCTTTTTGCGCAGGGCACCAGCCTTGGACTCCCCCTCGCGGGCGCTTTCGATCTTGGAGAAGTTATCGACAAACATCTTTACGGGGCCTTTACTCACGGCTTTGTTGACGGCCTCCACCCAAAAGGCGGAATCCAGCAAGGCCCACCTAATGCACTGGGAAATGTGTTCATAGGTTGTGCCTTTGTTGAGCAAGTCCCTCAGCGGGACCGACCAAAGACCATTCTCAAAATCATCCTTGAACTTGCTCAACTTACCTAGTTGGTCGAAAAACTGGTCCGCGAGGCGATCCGCGGGTGTCCAAGCATCCCTACGCGCCGACAGGGGGGTGTGAATGGGCTGCTTTTTCTCCTCGGTTGCCCGCCGGTTGGGTCTATAGGGAATTGCTTTACGGTCTTGGAACTTCCCAGCTTTTGGATCGACCCACCTATCGTCCGACCATTGAACGGTTTCTGGCTTTTGAGATTCCATCGGTTGATCCGTTGTTTCCTCGGGGGAATTTTCACTCTCAACAACAACGGGGAGTGTGGCAGGTCTGGCCGGTCTGGAAGTTTGGAGGTCTGGAACGTCTGGAATAGGTGCCTCCACTGTGTCCTCACTGTGTCTCTGCTGTTCCTCCACTAGCGCATCCACCGCTGCTTCGACCGCGGCTTCACCGTCTGCTTTACCGTGGCTGCCACCGTTTATTTCCTCCAACCGTGGTTCCACTTTATCCGTGTAGAACCAAGCGTTTATGCGGTATCCCCTCAGTGCCGAGGGTTCAAATTTATGAATTACGATTAGGTATCCACCCCGCTTACCAACCCCCTTCGGGTAGTTGATGTATCCGTGCTTCCGGAGCCTGCGGAGTGACTTTTGAATTGTCTCTTTTAAGCCCGCGTCGTTGAATCCATTGAGCGCGATACCAAGGGCCGTTTGTCGGCACACCCCAGTCTTCCAGTTGCAGTTCAGGTGCAGCCAGAGATAGATGCCAAGATCAAAGGGATGAAGCTTGCCTTCCTTGATATGCTTATTTATGCCGTTCCGGATTTTTGCAAATCCTTCGTCTTTGTTCTCTCTACTCATAGCCCTTCATCATAGGAATCCAGCGGCATGATCCGTTCCTGAACAAGCTGCTCGGGATTGACCCTTTTCACCAGAAAACCGTCTTCGGCTTCGATCATTAAGTTGGAGTTCTCGTCAATTTGAAACTCTAGGCTGTTAAAATTCCCGCCGTCCCGCTGGCGACCCTGTATAAGCATGCCACGGCTGCCATTTTTAATATACGGGCAGACGCCAATGGCTAGGTCGCATTTCTGCCCTATGGTGGTGAAATACTGGATGAAGCTGTCCTGCTTCATCAAAGCCTCAAGATCGTCGTAGTATTTATCGGGGCCTTCGTTCTTCTGTTGGACTTTTTCAATCTCTCGGCGTGCCTTGGAATTAAACTGGGCTGTGCCCAAAATCAGCATGCCCCTGCCGCGCTCTTCGTTTCCGTGAAAGTCTCGGCTAAAGTCAAACAGCCGCTCCAGCATTTCCGCACATTCGATCCAGTGGCTTTCTCCCAAGCCGCTTACTGGCATAACGCTGTCGAGGGGGTCAATCACAACGAAGTCATAGGGCATTTTTTGGAAAGAGGCTTCAATATAACCCTCAATGGCCGCCCACTTATCCTCCGATCCACGAGTTAGGTTGTTGATGTTCTGGACTTGCAGAAGCCCCGGCACCGCGGTCATGTTGTAGAGTTCGTTAAGGACGATGTTCAGCTTTACCAGATCATCTTCTGTCGCAACGCAGTTCAACCCCTCCCAGCCCGAGAGGGTAGGAAGCAGGCCCACCTCCGGATTGTCCCGGAGATGGTAGGCGTACATCAAAGTAAGCCTCTTTAGGACTTTCATGCGCAGATGCTCCCCGGCGAGAAACAACCCGTGCTTCCCCTGCCGGGCGAAGTTCATCGCCAAGGACAGGACCGTGGTCGATTTGCGGCTCCCCGCGGGGCCATAGACACCGATAAAACGCTCACCATCGAGCCCAACGTTCATGCCTGAGTTGTCGATGGTGGGAAATCCGGTTTTGAATTTCCGCCTATCATTGCTTCCCCGCACATCCAACTGGAAGCTCTCGAAGATTTCATAAGCGGAACGCTGCCAAGGTTCGGCACGAAGTTCGGGGCTTGTATTGATGGTGGACTGCCAGCGCCCCACCATGATTTGCTTGGCTATATCCATGCGGTCGGCGACAGCCAACTCTTCGTTTTTGAGGTAGTCCCAGCCTGTCAGCCAAGCGACCTTTTCGTCGATATAGTCGATTTCTTGAAACAGTCTTCGGGCCGTGACCGCAAAGGTCCGGCCGGGGTCGAATTTCACCCCATCAACGAACTCCAATAGCTCCTTCATGCCACTCGCGTTGGAGAAATCCGTGTCATTGAGGAGGTAGTCTTTGAGTTGCACCCTATTCGGAAGCTTCTTATAGGCCCCGTAGTACTGGAAGATCGCATCCAGCACCGCCGCGATGCGAATCTTGACGAGACTTTCCACTTGGCGCAACTTTTCGATGACGGCAAGAAAATCAGGTGCAGTATTCACGGGGTCTTCCAGAACCATCGCGATGATCTGGCATGTCAATTCATTGGGAAGCGCGCTCTTGAGGCGCTTTTTCTCGCCGGGCTTGAGTTTCTTCTTTTTCTTGTCTTTTTGGGGGGGAGCAATCTTGATGACAGCCTCGTCACTGGCGTCTCCGGCTACGGCTTGGTTGCTAATCTCCACCTCTTCCGTGTCTTCGCTCCGGGAAGGCGTGGCGAGGGCGGGCTTATCGGGCTCATCCGATATCTCCTCCGCCGCAAACGTTTTTGCGTCTTCTATTACCGCTTCTTCCGCAGCGTCGATGTTCGCCCAGTTGAGGCTGTCGTCCGGCCAGATCGAGTGGGGGTAGGGGTCGTATTCCTCGTTCAGCCTGCGCAGTACATCAGCAATTGTGACGCCCGTGCAGTCGTCGCTGAAACAATGGTAACCGAAGGTGTCCCCAATGATGAAGCCCGTAAGGCCGCTTCCCGTGTGCTTGTGGCCAGCGGTAATGCATATGTCAGTGACTTTGATGGGCTTGCCCTGCCAGGTGGTTTCGCCCGTGATATGGAAGGCGTTCAGTTTGGCGTAGTAGTCAAAAAAGTCTTGCGGGTCGAAATCCGGGAGGACAAGCGGCATTTCTCCACGGGCCTTTTCCGCCTTGGGGGCGCACCCGCCAAGCTCCAAAATCTGGTCGAACTGTACAACCGAAATTGCCCCCTGAGGGGGAATTATGCGGTTGCGGCGATACGGCCGCTGTTCAGTGCTTGTGCCTTTGCGCGTGGTTGTGCCATAGGCACGAGTCAGTCTCGCCGGGTTAAAAACCGCATCGTCAACCTTGGCGGCGTCGCTGTTGAATTTAGTCAAGGCCCTTAGGCAATCCACCAGCAACTCAATGTTGGTCTGTGTGTTGCCCTGATTGATCCTCGGCAGGATATGGTATCCGTTGCCGCTATCCGCCAGCAAGGCGTTCGGCCAGCCCTTGGAGTCAAGGTATTTAATGATTCGCTGCGCTACTTTTTGGGTTTCCCGCTTTTCTTCTGCCGTGGAGCTTTCATGCTCGAAGCCCTTGGCTCTCATGGTGTCCACGTCGATGAATATCCATCGAATATTCTTCACATCATCATTTTCCGTAAGGTGCTGCGTGGGTCCGGTGAGGATTTTCTCGACCTGTTCGTCTGTGGGATTGGCAACGATCAGCCCGCCGCGGATGCACTTGTCACACCCGCATTTTTGCCGATACTCGGCCAGCTTTTGGTCGATTTCGTTGAAAACGTAATAGATGCTTTGAATTCGGGAGTCTTGATCAAGTTGATAGACAACTTGTGCCATGCGTTCATGGTCGTTAAAATAGAACCCGCGCCAATAGCCGTCCCAGAGACGTATTCGCACCTCAACCAGTTGCTTGGGATTGAAAAGGATTCGCGCACCGGACTTTATCTCTTCCAACTGCTTGTCGGCGGGTGTGATGGTTTCGATCTGATTTTCCATTACTCTCCTGAGAAAGGGGGTTGGGGAGAGGCCAACCCCCGCAAACTTCTGGTGATCAAGCCAGAAGGGCACTTGCTGCTGACTAATACTATGGAGAGCTTGGTTTACGGTATTTAAGATGAGCAGCAATCTGATAGTTAAATGCGGTTTGATGATTTTTAGTTTTGTATAGAGAGGTAGTTCACGGTGAAATTAAACCAGAAATTTGGGCGTTTAACGGTTGTGGGGCTTCCTCCGAAGGCTTTAACCCGAGCATACGCAATAGTGAGATGCGACTGCGGTAATGAGCGCAGTGTCCGTATTGGAAACCTATTACAGGGCCGCTCGCAAAGTTGTGGATGCTGGCAAAGGGAAAGGACACGTGAAAATAGGCGTAAGAATTTGCTGGGGCGTAAGTTTGGGAGACTTGTGGTTGTGGGAGATACAGGCAAGCCAGCTAAAACGAACGGCGTACCTTGGAAAGTACGCTGCGAATGTGGGACAGAATGTGAAGTTTGCAGCAGCAATTTAGTGACCGGAAATACACAAAGTTGTGGGTGTTTACAGCGAGAAAAGGCCAGACGAGGGTGCCAACCCGGAGACGCAGCCAAACACAGCATCCTTGAAAAATACAAAAACACCGCCAAACGGAAGGGATACATATGGGCACTAACAAATGACCTGTTTTACACACTCATTAGCAAGCCGTGTTACTACTGTGGCAAGGAGCCCAGCGCCAGCCGAGCGGATAAAGATGGTGTGTTACAAGCCAACGGGGTAGATCGCAAGGACAACACAAGGGGGTACCTTTTTTCAAATGTTGTTTCGTGCTGCCAATTCTGTCAGTATGCCAAGCGCGATTTGCCCCATGACGACTTCTTATCGCATTTGCAGCGAGTGGCGGAGTTCAAAATATGGCAAAAGTAGAAGTAAAGCTACTACAGTATGTGTTTGTTTTTCGTGATGTGAAGTGGCGGGAAGAGTTCAAGATCGACGTAGGGCCTAAGGATGACGACCGCCTGAGGGCGGTACTTTCGCGTGCCCTCACGGAAGTGTCGGGACTGAAGATTTCCTCGCCCGAGGACGCCATGCGCGTGCTGAAAGCCATCCCTTTGACCGTTATTTACCGTGTTTTCCTGATCTACAAGGGCAGCCTCCCGGCTTCCCGCCTGTTCAAGACCGTCGGTCTCTATAAAGCCCCGGAACCCAGCAGGATGGTCCGGAGGATACAGGAGGCCGAGGTGGAGCGCGAACGCATCATGGACCGAGTGGAGCAGGAGATGGAGACGAAATTCGGCCGACAGGAGCTGCTGGAAACCCGCAGGATCGAGCAGGAAATGCTCAGGAATTCCCGAGGACGGGGGCTGACCCCGGCTTCTCCCGAGGGGCTTCCGCCGACTGCGCCTCCCCCCGCGAACGAAGTCAAGATCGATCCGAAGACGGTCGAAGCCGCCGAGAAAAGGCCGTCCAAGGCCGATCCCAAGAACGCGGTCAGGAAGTATGTCTAATGATTAAACAGCAACAGTTTTACACGTATATGTGGCTTCGTAAAGACGGCACGCCTTATTGCGCCGGGAAGGGCAGTGGGCCAAGGCTGTTTAGGAACAGGGGTCGCCCGTGCCAAATACCCGATGACCGTTCGCGAATTGTAGTCTTCCCCATGGATTCTGAGGTTTTGGCTTTTGAGTCCGAAAAGGCTCTCATCGATCTTTTTGGGCGCAAGGACAACGGCACAGGCATTCTCCGCAATAGAACGGACGGAGGTGAAGGCACCTCGGGGTACCGAGTTACTATGGAGGCCAAAGAAAACTTACGTCGGCACCGTCTCGGCACTAAAGCATCCGCCAAAACCAGAGAGAAAATGTCCAAACAACGGAAAGGAAAAAAGACAACATTCGCGCCCCTTCCAAGATTCGGCGAAGAGAACTCGATGTTTGGCAAACACCACTCAACGGAAACTCGCAATCGAATGAGTGAATCTCAAAAAAAGGCTTGGAATAAGTCAAAAGCCAGACGGGCCGCCCAGTCTGAGTTAATGCGGCTCCTTAATGCCCGCCGCTGGTCAAGGGAGGAATTATGAGCCTTGGGGCGGAGTTAATGAATCGAATCCACAGCGGCGAGTTGCAGAAGGCCCCGATAGAAGAGATCGAGCGGGTCAAGAAAGAGATCGTTGACAATTGCGAGGAGCTTGTCGAGGTGGGAGCCCGGATACGCCCGCTGCTCGTCGATGGCGGCCAAGTCGGCTGGGTCCGCGGCTTGCACCCGCAGGAGCGCCTCGCCCTGAAGCGGTGGATCAAGGACCCCAGCGACTTCATCCTGAACTCCCTCCTGCTGTCCACGTCCTTCGCCGCAAAGGAGATCGAGGGCATGTCCGCTGCGGAAATCCGCTCGCTCGCCGAGGTCGTGAAGCGCATGAGCGAATACGATGTATCGCTTTACCCGTATTTGTCGGCTTATGTGACGACGCAATCCTCCGAGAACCTGTGGTTCGGCAAGGGCGAGAGGCTGACTTCGTATGAGAACAAGATCGTCAGCATGCCGGACGGCAAGCAGGTGAAGATCATGGCACCGCCCAACCACGCCAGGGCTTGGGCCAGTTTGTGCACGTACCGGGAGCAGGCGAAGCGCAGGCTGGAGGAGAACTTCAACTCGCTGTTCATCGTCCGCCCGTGGGCCGGAAGGTCCGCCGACCCCATCGGCAACGAGCTAAAGGGCGTGGCACGCTCGCTGGAGACCGATTCGATGGAGCCGTGGGAAAAAATCGTGTCCGCCACGGTGGCTGCCCATGATGCGGGCGACGGATGGGCGCATGCGGGAGACAGCATCACCGACCTGAAACGGGAACTCAAGGGCATGCTGGAAGGCGACAAGCACGAGCGCCTCATGGACGCTTGGCAGAGGCAGATGGAAGCCGAGGCGGAGGCGCAGAAGCGCAAGCTTGAGAAGCTGCGGAAGGAGCGGGGCACCGACAAGCCCGGCATCGTGGACGAGCGGTACGAGATTTTCACGGAAGCGCAAATCAGGGCTCGGCAGCAGGCCTTGCGGTTGGGCAGGAAGCCGCTGCCGGGTGCGACGAAGGTGCGGGACGATTTCGAGTTCGACCCGATCAACCTGCACTTGGAGAAGATGCGGAAGTACCGTTAGGAGGACCGATACATCGGCCACCGATAAAGTGGTGTGCTCCTGTACATGTTTAACGCCTCCCCCTGCATTTCAATCCATCGGCAAGACGCATCGTGATACGCAGTGAGTGTCGTCCAATCGTTTTGGTTATCGCCACCGATTGCCGGAACCTGTTTTTGGCAAAAAGCGCATTTTCCTAGACACATTTTGCTGAGATCAGCCTTCGGAGAAGCAAGGGTTTCCACGCTCCTTTTGCACCAGAGTACGTACCGGGCATCTATCAAGTCCTCAAGGTCAAGCTCTCTCTCTGTTGCAACGGCTGCTAGGTCATGGATGTTGATGTCATCTAGGCCTTCTGCGTGGAGTTCTTCTGCGACTTCTTTTGCACGCAGCTTTTCTGCTTCTCTTTCCTTGAGGCGTTTTGAAACCACCCAGATGATTATGCCGAGCAGCGGAATCCATACGGGGGAGAGAAGAATAATAGCCCACTTCGCCAGGATGATCTCATCAGGACTCATAATGGGCTCGCCCGTAAGCATCCACTTGATGAGACAGACGATGAAGACGATAGGCGCGACGATGATGAACAGGAGAATCTGCAACCAAGCCTTGACGAAGCGGAACGGCGCTGCTATCAGGTGGATGTCTTGTTCTGTTTGCGGGTTCATTTTACTTTCTCCCCGCCATGCCGACTAGGCGGTTTCCGGTTCCGATCTTGCTGCCGCCGGGCGTGTATGTGGCATTCGTGTTGGGATCGTAGTAGGCCTTTTGGTTGCCGGAGTTGCTAGTCAGCACTTCTCGGTCTCCGGCCAACTTGCGAATAACCCCTTCGGGTTTCCCGTTTCTGTCCTTGATGATCTCCATGGTGTCTGCCTCCACCCCTAGTATACAGCGCTGGGGGGAAAACAGCTATCTGTATAGTGTTGAAAACAAAGGCAATACAATATATTTCGCAGCACGTACAACGAAATCGGCTTTTTCGCCTGCGAGACCGATTAACAGGAAGGGACATATGGAAGACAAAGACTCAGTGCAAACAGCCAAGGAAGAGATGGAAGTGATCGCCCCCTCGGGCGACGGGGAAGCGGTCCCCCAATCTATTGAAGAAGTGATCGCCGGGCTCAAAGGCTTCGGTATCGAGGAGCTGGAGGAAATCCTCACGCTCCGGTCGAAGGGCAAGACGGTGCGCCTGAAGATTTCGAACATCCCAACCTCGGACGAGATGCTCTCGATTCAGGCGTCGGATGAATTCAAGGGTTACCTATGGGTCAAGCGGGTGAAGGCTGAAATCCTTTCTCGCGCCATTAGCTGGATCGACGGGATCGACATCCGCAAGCTCCCCCCGGAGAAGCGGTTCGTCGCCGATCCGACCGACCCGCAGAAGTCCGTGCGCGATTTGCAGGTGGTGTTCCGCAACCTGATCCTGAGTTGGGGTCAGGAAGTGATGGAGCTCCTCTGGAAGGTCGTGATGACGCACGCGCAGAACATCGAGGACCGTCTCAGGAAGGAATTTCCCGACAGCACCGTCATGACCGAGATCGAGAAACGTCTCTTCGAGAACGCCGCGCAGCAAATCGAAGCGGCCAGCCAAGCGATCATCGACGAATCGGTCGCCGAGCTTTATGACTCAGTGACGATGAAGCCCGAGGCCGAGACGAAGTAACCTAAATGCCAAACGTACCCAACATCCCGCAAGGCGTATCCGAGCAGCAGCCGCAAGCCAACCAGCAGCTAAACGAGGCTGTGTCTACCATGTCCCAGATGGCCAAGGACAACAAAGCCCTGCTCGTGGCTTTGGACGAGATACTCCAGAAGACGCCTTCGTACGCGCAGCACGCCGCGCGGGAATTCGAGAACCTCTCGTTTGAACTGAAAGCTTCGCTTGAGTACTTGACGGACGCGAAAGAAGCGATGCAGGCCATCCAGTCGTTTGCCCGCAAGACCAAGGGCGGCATGTTCGACACGAAGAGCTTGGACCGTGCCTCGAAAATCGTAGAGGAAATCAAAGCAGGCCAAGAGAAAGTACTGAAACTCACTGGCAAGAACACAGATGAGTACAAGAAAGCCGGGCGCGCTTTGGAGCAGCTTACGCGCTGGCAAAAGGAGAACGAAAAATCCATCGACGCGAGCGGAAAAGCCATCGAGATGAACACCGAGCAAATGAAGAAATTCTCCAAGATGGTTGAAGAAACGGTTGGGAACTGGAACAACTTGAACCGCAGCTTGCGCAGCACGAATATCGGCCACATGACCCGGCAAGTCCACAGCATGTCCAAGGCTTTTGCGGAGATCGGTATCGGCAAGGGCTTCGCCGCAAGGATGGATAAATACGCGGCCGGGGCGGAGATCAAAGGCCGAGTTGCTGAGTATAAAAAGGCCCGTGTTGACGGAAACATCGCCGCAGCCCAAGAGAAAAAAGTTCAAGCCCAAGAATGGGTCAGACAAAACGCTGGACGCCTGAAGCTTGAGGGACCGCTGGATTTCGCTAAAGGCCCAGCGCGCGAGGCAGTCGCCGAGCGAATGGGGCTTGGCGGAGCAGCAAGAAAAGTGTTTCTTAGTGGTGTAGGTGGCGAAGATGAGGCGTTCAAGCATGGCGGAGGCGGCATGCTCAAGACCGGAGCTTCTATGGTTGCCGGAGCCGTGGAAGGCGGAGTCGGCGAAGCCGCCGGGGGGTTGGCCGCAGCCGCTCTCCCGCTCGCCGCCGCGGCGGGCGTCATAGAGCTTCTCCGCGAGGGCTTCGACAAGCAGGCCCAGCAGAACAAGGACATGGAATCCTCCCTCGGCAAGGCGGGGTTGTTCGCCCAGCCGGGCATCGCGGGATTCGACGAAGCCCGCCACAATCTCACGCCCGCAACCCCTTTCACGCGTCTCGGATTGAGCTTTGATCGCAACGTCAAGATCGCCCAAGCGCTGCAAGAGGGCGGTGTCGGCATGCGTGAGCTTGTTACAGGCGAAGGCGGCAGGCCAGCGGCCGAGGGAGTCGAAGGCGGGGAAGATTTCGGCGTCGGCGGGTTCGGGCGCTACCAACGGATCGCCGTGGGCGCGGGGCGCGTGGCGGGAATGACCGATGTGGAGGGCATCAAGGAAACCGTAAAGCTCGCGGACCAATACGCGCAAACCTTGTCGCAGAGCGAGGACTTTTTCATCAGGGTAGCCAAGGCCTCCTCTGCCGCCGGGTTGTCCACCACAAAATACATCGAAATCGTAGATGAAATCACCAACGCCTTCGGCCGCATGAACAAGGGGCTCGACGGAGCCTTGGGGGCGCTTGCGGAAATGAGCAAGACCGGGCGCTTCGGTGCAGAGGACTTGAAATCGTACATGAATTTCTTGACGGCTGGCGGTCCCGCCAAGGGCATGCAAGCGCTGCCGATGAACACCTTCCTTTTGCAGCACATGCCCGCGCTCAGGGAAAACATCCAGTCGGGCGCTACAGCGGACCTGACCCAAACCCTTGCAGCCGCAAGGGGAGAACTCGGTCCCATGGCGGACAAGTTACCTGGGCTAGAGCAATTACAGGGGCCTGACGCCCAAAAGACCCTCAATCAATTGGAAGACGCTTTGACCCCGTGGTTGAACACCCTGAGCGAAAGCGACAGGAGCAGCAGGGAAAAAGCCATCACGCTCCTGCGCATGTCGACGATGCGCTATGCCGGAGCCCAAAGCCCCACCGCCCTCGGCTTGGCTTCCGGCTTGAACTACGGTCAGACCCCGGCCGGACTGGCGGCAAGAAACGAAGCGGCAGCGGAAATGGTGATGCGGATAGCTAAGACGACACCGGAAGAGTTTATGAGGAAGGGAGGGGCGCAGGGGCTTTCTGACGAGCAGAGGCTTAGAATGACGGCCGCCCTGCAAATACCGGGATTCGAGGGCTTCACCGAACAGACCATGAATGACATAGCCTTGCAGCGCCCCAAGCTCGTGCCGGGAATGCTCGCAGGCATGGAAGGGGCGATGGGGGAGACCGACAACCAGAAGAGAAACGATTACATCATGCTGTCTAGGACGCTCTTGAAGGAAGCCAAAAAGTTTCCCGACGGGCTGAAGATGACCATGAAGAACGGAAAGGTCGGACTCGCCGACAAGGACATAGACGCGCTGACACCCGACGAGGTAGTAGACGCCATCAAGGAGAACCACACCTATCTGGCTGGCATTGCCGCCAACACCGATACCACCGGCGAATACAGCGTAAAAATGTTCCAATGGAACCAGACGGTGGACAATAAAGACCGGTCCGAGGCGATGGAGAAGGCGCGCATGGCGGGCTTGCGCACGCAGACGACCGGGGACATAATCGCCAACGCGTTCAGCAAGTGGTTCAACGACCTCATCAGCATAACAACCAAGATCATGGACCGGATCACGGGCACCAGCCCGGGGTCCAGGGCGGCAGCCCAAGCGGCAATAAGCACGCCCGAATTCCACAAGAAACTGATCGCAGCCACGGAAAGCCTGGACAAGCAGGCAAACGAGCAAATGAAAGCCATGGATTCGGCCAAAACCGCCGACGAAAGGGAGGCAGCATCGGTCAGGCTCGAAGCCATACAGAGGAAACGACGGGGCTTGGAAACCACGCCCCAAAACGCGGCGGATGTGAAAACCCTTTCCGATTCCATAGACGGTATCTTGCAAAAGTACACGGGTGCCGGAAAGCCGATCACGGCCGGGGACATCGGCGAGGAAGGCAGGATGTATCAGCTATATGCCGCCGCCGCCAAAAGCAACCAAGCCGTTACCGAGACGCTCCAGCGGAACGCCGGAGGGGTCATGGCCAACCTGATGGCCGCCGGGGGAACGGCGGACATGACTAAGGGCTCGGTCACCTACTCCTTGGCGGATTTCGATAAGAGCGCCAGCAAGTTGAACTCGCTGGTTCAGTCTGGCGCTGCGTGGAAGACAGAAGATAAGCAAGCGGGTACTATCACGCTCACAACTAACTACTACTTGGCGGAGGTCACCCAGAGGCAGGAAGCGCAAAACAGTGTGACCGGTAGCGGGGCAGGCGAAAATCCCAACACCATCACGGGAAGGCCAGCCAGGCGTCTGGGGCCGCACGGAATTGCGATGGGCGGTAACCAATAATGCCTGTTACAACGATCAACCTTCCTTCATCCGTGTCGCAGAGTTTGCAGTCGTTTGCGAATCAATACGGGCTCGACTCGAACGTCGTACAGGCGGTCGCCCAAGTCGAATCAAGCGGGAACCAGTACGACCGATCCGGTGCACCCTTGACATCCCCCGCTGGCGCAGTGGGAATCATGCAGGTGGAGCCGAGCACATTCAACGGCCTCACCGCGCCCGCAGGACAGGTTTTCCAATCGACCGGGCTTCCGTATTTCACGGACATCAACGACCCGCAGCAGAACATGGAGGCGGGCACGTACTACTTGTCCCAGCAGTACAGCACATACGGGAACTATCCGACCGCCTTGGCGGCATACAGCGCCGGGCCGGGCGCTGTCAACAAATACGGCGGCATCCCGCCGTACAACGAGACGCAAAACTATGTTTACAACGTCTCCAAGCTGGCGGCAAACGCAGGGAGCACATCGGACACGCTCGCCTCGCCAGCGCTGCAAAACACCATGAACTCGGCGGGGCAGGCCACGTCCCCCGCATCGACTTCCGCGCAGTTGCTGGCTCCCGCGCCGCCGCCCGATTCCCAAGAGCCTGTCGTCACGGCGCTCCAGATCGCCGACAGCAGCCTGAGCGCGACCGCTTGGTACGACGACACGACTTTGGTCACCGGGAATTCCCGCATCCGCAAGACGGTGCAGCCCGTGGCGTTCAAGATTTACCTGAACCAGCAGACGGGGGAGTTCCTGAAGAACCCGGCGAATACCGGCCAGCCCATAGTCCTGCAACTGAACACGGGGCTGCAAACTCTCGAAATTATGAGCAAGCATGTCTACGTCCGCACGCCGTCCCGCACCGGGCAGCACGTGACGTTCTGGGGCATGCAGCCGGACCTTATCAGCGGCACGGGCAGCACGGGCGTGTTCATGAACCAGTACGGCTTGACCGACTGGTTCAGCGTCGCCAGCATACCGTCCGATGTCACCACCCTTGTTACTCAGGCGTTCACGACCGGAAAGGGAAAAACCGTGGGGGACTACGCTCAGGACTTGGCGCTCATCGCCCAGCCCAACGCCATGCGGGTGGCGGCTCAGGACTGCTTCGTGGAATTCCTGAAGATGTTCCAGATGAACGGCAACGTCTGGTTCTACAACCCGAACTATGCGAGCTATCACACGGGGCAGCAGCAAACCAGTACGACGACTTGGTCAACGCAAACAGGACTCAGCACGTTCCAGCAGAACGCCCGGAACAACGACGTGTTCAGTCGCGGCTGGGTGGCCATGGAATTCAAGAACAACGTCTATCTTGGCTATTTCAAGGCCCTAAGCTGGAACCAAGACGCAGAAAAACCTTTTAGTTGGTCTTTTAACTTTGTATTTCAAGTAGAAAGGACGTTTACAGCGCTGTATGTTCCTACGCCGATTACTTCTCAGCCGCAACAGACGACTTCGAGCAGCCTGCCGAGCACCTTGCAGGCAGCCGGACCCGCAACAAGCGAGGGCACATACGGATAAACCATGGCAAACCAGCCCGCTAATGATATCAGCGACGTAAGGCCGAGCGGCGTGAATGACAACGCTACCGTATCGCCCACGCAGATTCCCATCCGCGGCGAGAAACGGATCATCCCCACCCCGGTGAACCCGGCGGGCGAGGCGACCCAGTTTCAGAGCGCATGGACCGCCGGTGGACAGCAGTCTCCGGACCAGAAAGGGTATGCTCCGGGCTCGACACGCACAGCCCTTGTTGAGCAAAGCGACTTCTACGTCGCGGCGGCCATGGAGCCATACATCGACTACGTGATCATCCGGCTCCAGAACCGGGGGTCCACCTCTGCGAACCAGCAGACTAGCAATAACGTCCCGGCGGTGTACAGGTTCCTCATCAATCCCGCGCAGGTGGCAATTTCGCGCACGACCCTCGACGGGCAGGCGATGACCCGCGCCGGATGGCAGATCGGCGTATGGGGCGAGGACTCCGTCAATGTCAACCTGAGCGGCAAGACGGCCGGGCAGTATTTCGCCTTCGGCATCACGGACAAGTACCAGCAATTCTCGGAATCGTACCGCAACCTTGAGCAGCTTCAGATGGTATTCGAGAACAACGGCTACTGGTTCGAGGGCGAGCAGGTAGCCGAGGGTCCGCTGGCGGCGGACTTTGCACGCCGCAGGATCAAGATGCACGCGGACGTGGAGCTTATCGTCGGGAACTTCGACTGGTTCGGCATGTTCGACACCCTGACGATCACCCAGAACGCCGACGAGCCGTGGCTGGCGTCGTTCAACATCCAATTCGTAGCATGGATCGAGCGGTTCCGCAGCGGCTCCCCGTACCAGAACCAGCTTTCGAGCGGTGTACAAAGGGGGCATTCCTACGCCGCTTGGTTGTCTTCGACAGCTAGCTCCTCGCAGGGGATTCCGGCGAACGCCGCTACCCCGGCACAGTACTTGCCTCCGACCCAGCCTGAACCAGTACAGCCATCGGCTACGGTTGTGTCTCCGGCGATACAGGTCGAGACCCAGAACGCTTTGCTGCCGAGTCTTGACACGACCACGGTGGATTCGTCGCCCATAATGAATACGGTGTACCAGACGGGGCTGTTCGCTCCTACGTCTCCGCCCCCGCCACCAACCGGAGGTGGCTAATGTCGACGATCCGCAACATTTCGCAGACGGTGCAGGAGCGGGAAATAATCAAGACCGCCCCCGATGTTGTCGTGTACCTTGAGGGTCTGCCCTACCTGCTGAATTATTTCATCGACGATCCCAACACGAAAGCGCACTACAGCATCGTGAACTTCAACGACCATGTGACCTCGTTCAATGCCGGGTACGACACGGAGGCTTTGGTTCCGCAGGCGTCCTTCGGCCTTCAGGTGCCCAACTATCTGAAGAACCTGTACATGATGCCGGGCGGCAACAACCTCATCCAGACGATGATGGAGGTGCAAATCTTTGCCAAGGGGTACTTTCTCGCCAGCAACGGCGACACGGTGTACCGCCGCGTCTTCAAGGGCTTGGTATCGCATATCGGATATTCGGACAACGGCAGACTCCTTGAGATATCCGTGCAGTGCCACGGCACGCTGCACTTCCTAGAATTGATGCAGATCAACTTGAGCCCCTCCATACAGACCGCGATAGACAGCCATGTGGAGGCTGTAAACTGGAGCACCATCTTCGCTTTCAAAAACCCCTATTTGATCCTCGCGGCGATGTTCGTCTACGGGCTCAACACGGCGGGATTCCAGCAAACTAACTTGAACCAGGACTCGCCGTCCCTCCAGTCCGACAGATACTCTGCGGCGGTCTCCGCCGGTTACATCGCCAAGTGGCAGGCGATTTTGTCGGGCATTGCCAAGGATGTCCACATTTACGGGGTTTCGTACAAGGATGTCCTCGACAAATCGCAGGTGAAACTTTCCGATGTCATAAACAGCAGGGCGAAGAACACGCTTCCGGCGCAGTCGGTAGCGTCGCCGACAAAGGCTACGCCCGACCAGCAGGCGGACATATACTACGGCATGATCAGGGGATACCATCCGGACGCGACGATGACCGGCTTTAATCAATTCAACAACAAGATCGTGTCTCGGCTGGAGAACATCCGCCAACTCATCCAAGCCATAGAGTTTGAGGGCTATCAGGACGTGGACGGCAAGATCATCATCAAGCCGCCTCTGTACAACCTTGACGTGACAAACCTTGGTCCGATGAATCAAAAAACTTCGCAAACCGCGCAAGGGTCCGGAGATGCATATTCCAGCGCCTCTAATCCCCTGACGGAAATCCAGGAGCAGACCAATCCGTTTGTTGTTTTCTTGTCCGAAATCCTCACGGAAAACGAGACGGAGGACCAAGCGGCAATCCGTAAAACCCGCGTGACCTGCATGGGGAACTTCAATCCCGGCATGCAGATTGCGTATAACGATGTGCTTCTTTCCGTGGGCGAATGGATCGACATCGACAAGCTCAAGAAATTCGGGCTGCGCGAGGAGCCCACGATCAAGGTGCCATGGATCGGGGATGACAAGCTAGCTCTCAGCATCCATGCCGTGGTGGAGACTGTCAGGGCCAATCGCGGGTACCGCACCTACACGGTTACTATACCGTTGCGCCCGGAACTGAAGCTCGGGTTTCCGATCTATTTCCCGCACAAGGATTTCTACGGGTACGTCAAGAGCCTCAGCATCCAGTACCAGGTGGGCGGCAACGCCACCATGACAATCATGTGCGACTCTATCCGCCGCAGGGTTTTGATCCCCGCGCAGGCGACGGATTCCAACGGAGCGCCCTACACGTATTTCTACAGCGCCCCGAATCTTGTGTACCAATGGACAAAGGACAACTCTTCGAACGCTTCGACAGGCCCGAATCCCGAGCAGTCCCCCGGAAACAGCCTCCAGTTTTACCAGAGCTATTTTGCCTCGCTCGCGCAAGGCGGCACATCCAGCGGCAGCCAGTCCCAGGATTCCCCCGCTATACCCACGAACCAGCCGGGCTCCCTGCCCGCTACGCCGGAAGTGCAGCCGACTGCCGATGACTATATCCTGCGGACCTTGACCTCGCAGCGCCTCGCTTCGACTTGGGTTTTCCAGCCCGACACAGCAAGCGCCAGCTATGTCGTGAAGCAGGACACTTCGTATTATGTCAATGCGCGGCTTGTAGACAATCAGTATTTCAGGGACGTTTGGGGAGGCGACGGCGGCACAAGCAGCGTCATCCCGTACACGGACGGCAAGGGATACGAAGTACTGGCTCCTTTCCCGTGGGGCCGCTACAAAGACCTCCGCACGGTTATCAAGGATGTCACGGAACTGGGTTACGTCGCCCAACCTACTGATGTGAGCGGAAACGCACAGGAGAGCCAGCAGGACATCAATGTCCTGAACGCCACTAACTCCTTCCTGTTCGCGGGCCTCGGCACGCCTACGGCCACGTCGAGTCCGTCCAGCCAGCTTATCAGCGCCTTGGCCCAGATACAGAACGAAGCGGACACGGATACGGTGATAGTCCTCGATTATTCCGGCAGCCAGACCAGCAACGATACGCAACTGCTCAATACTATGCAGCCCGACATACAGGGGCAGCTTGATGCATCGCTAGCAAGCCAGACACAAAATGCCGGGAATCAATTGATCGACGTATTAGTAACTGGGGCGGTCTCTCCGGTCAAGAATGCCCGTCAAGTGATGCAGAATATAAACTCAACGCCGCCTTCGCCAGCGGCCGGAGCCGGGCCGGGCAAGACGGCGGCCCAGTTCGCCAACACGCCCCCGACAATTGCGCCGGGGGCTGGTGCAACGCCGAACACTTCGACGGAGCTTGACCAGTTCAAGGGAGCGGACGATTAATGATAGTCGAGGACAACAGGAGACTCTACAGGGAATCGCTGGTGGACAGGCGGCGCGACGATGTCAAGTTCAAGCCGTTCATCGCGCGCGTCCTCACAGTGGACTATGAGCGGCATGTCCTGACCCTTGAAGAAGTCGGCACCGCGATCATCTACAAGGAAGTGCAGTGGTTCCCCGCCTCGTCTTCTTCGGCGACAGGCGGCGAGGTGTACATGCCGGAGCAATCCTCCGTGTGCGTGGCTGCCAATATCGACTATACCGGCGGCTTCAGCGACACCGTTATCCTAAGCTGGGTGAACAGCGACACGATACGGCACATGGACGCCATCTCCCAGCGTTTCGTCGAGGGCTCGGAGCTTCAGGGATACAGCGACCGCCTCCGCGGCACGTACCGCAAGGCGTTTCCGGGGCAGAAGACATCGTCGTTCACCGGGGGCTACTCGGAAAAGATCGACCAGGGCTGGGACCGATTGGGCTCGGACTTCAGCAGGGACAAGCTCGACACCGACCGCCGCACCTGGACGCAGATAGCCGCACGCAAAGTCACGGTGACCGGCGGCGGCTTGTCGTACCAAGGCCCGATCAATCGCCCGAATGCGCCCGGTTTGGCACCTGTCACCCTTCCGGACGGCTCTCAAGAATATATCGCCTACTTGCAGCCCGGCGCGCAGCCGTCGGATCGCTATGTCAGCGGCAAGCAGGACGTGATCCCGTTCGCGGAAAACACCGAGCTGGTGCAGGAATACTCGCTGGATTACGTTCCGCCGATAGAAACCATCCAGACGGACTTGCAGGACACGATCCTCGGCACGAATGCCGATCCGTGGGGTCGTACCACGGTCGTCAGCCCCAGCGGCCAAGTGGCGTACGACAGCGAAACTTTCACGGTCATGCAGGGCTGGGACCACCCGGACGACACCAGCCAAAAGCCGGTAGGCCCCGCATTGGCAGAAGGCGTGACCCCGGCACGGCGGGCTTTCATCCTCGAAAAAGCGGCGGGCACGCTGGTCGGGTACAACCGCTTCGACAAGCTGACATACGGCAAGGTCCTCAAGCCGAGCCTGTTCATCAGTCCTAACAGCACCTCAGCTAACGGACGCTTCGGAGCGGACGTGGAGTCGGCGTATTTCCCCGTGGTTGATTCCGCAGACCATGCCGAAGCGCGCTTGGCCGCCTCCTGCATGGCGATCCGCTTCCCCTACGAGTACAACACGACCCGCTTGGACGTGACCAAGGAAGGCTTCACGAGCTTCGAGATCGGCTCGACGCTGCCGAAGGAAAATATCCCCTTGGCCGGAAATTACGAGCACCCGCACGGAGCCGGGCGCTCCTTGGAAGCCCATCTCGTGGGATCGGCCAAGCTGGTCGTCGGCAAGAACCGCGACGAGGAAGAGGCGTTGGATGTTCAGGCGTTGGGTCAGGCCGTGATCCGGCTCGGCGCGGACGATACGGGATTGCCGAACGCCCGCCGCACGGTGCAGACGCAAATCCGAAGCAAGAGCGATGCCCCCGCTGCGCGCACGCTCCAGTACTGGACCGCCAGCGGCGTCAAGCTGAAGCCCGGAGACTCCGGCGTGGACACGCAGGGCTACAACAAGACAGGAGCGGAGAATGTCTCGCTTCGCGCTGCGCTCGACGGCTCCGCCGCCGTGCGCCTCGGCGCTAGGAACCCCGCCGCCAAACGCCGCCATCTCATAAACGGCTATCAGGATGGCCCGGGCAAAACGGCTTACGCTGTGGGCGATACAAGTCGCAAGGACGCCTATTCGCCGGGACGCCCCAACTATGGCGCTGGCGACAGCATCTATGCTTTCAACAACCTTACGGTAGCGGGGCAGCCGACTCTCAACATGCTTCCGTTCAACACGGCCGCGTGGAGCGGCACGCCAGTCCCGAGCGATCCCAGCACTACAGGCAACACGGCGATGGACCAGCACGGGCTGTCTCTCGACCTGCATTCCACACGGGACATCCTTGTGCGCGTAGGGTCGAACCCGGTTTCCGGCCAATCCATTTTGCTCGACACGGACGGCGGATTGGTCGCAGTCATTGGCGCTGACAAGCAGGGGCGCTCGGTCACAGCTACGTTGCTCGGCGGCTGCGAGATCGTCATAAGGCCGAACAAGCAGTACAAGGCGTTGCGCATAGAGCTTGAGGGCGACATCGACATCACCCACAAGGGGAACCTCCAATACAACTGCACGGGCGATTTCATCACCGAATGCACCAATTGGCGGCACGTCACCAAGGTGGACAAGATTTTCACGCAGCAGAAGTCCATCGAGATGTCCCTTGTGCGGCACACCATCGAGGCACCGGATATTGTTTCAAATCAAGGCTCTCAGCAACCCGTTCCCGGCGATGAAAACAGCTAGTATCAAACATATGAACATGATACAGTATATTTCCAGCAAACCGGAAAAACAGCAGCCTCCACTTTTTGAACCACCAAAAGCACTTACAGGAGTGTGTTTCTGGCATGTTCGTTTACGCGATTGTAAACTCTCAAAACCTAAAGCTTTATATAGGCAAGACGATAAGGTCGGATTTGGACAAGTATCTTCGAGAAAAGGTTTGGTGTGCTCAGACCGAAAAATACCGAGGACGTTCTCGCCTTTTTGCGGCGATGCAGAAATATCCCTCCACAGTTTGGTCGATTCATCCGCTCTTCCAAGGACAGACTGATGTGGAAATTTGCGCCCACGAAAAACTGCTTGTTAAGGCTACAGCCAGTCAGAATCCGGTTGTCGGGTATAACATTCGTGATGGCGGGGTTGGGGGCTCCTATTCTTCGGAGCATTGTTTGAAAATGAGTGGGCTGATGAAAATAATTATGAATCGTCCAAGTACTAAAACCAATGTTTCGGCCGCCCAACGAAAGAGGTTTGCAAATCCGGAGAATCGCAAGAAACACGCTCTCGCTTTTGCTACATCGTCTGCAAAGGAAAACAGGAAGGTGGCTCAAGCATGGAGATTGACACATTCCCCAATAGAACATACCGAACAGTGGAAACAAGGGCAGTCTAAGCGGGCCTTACGATGGCATCACGACCCAACTAATTGCGGAGCCCGCTTGTTACGGGCACAACGAATTAGCGCCTCCAAAAAAGCCAAGAGTAAACCGCTCCTTGAAAAAACATGCCCGACTTGCATGAAGACATTCTTCATAAAATTCAAAGAGCGTAATAGAAGAATTTATTGCTCTAAATCGTGCGCTTCACGACGTAGATGGCAAAGCTGTAAGGAGAACAGCTAATGTCTACCCCTCCCATCATTCCGTCAAGCGTGCTGATGTGGCCGATCACGGCCAAGGGCGCGATCAATCGGCACAACCCGCTCGGCGATCCCACAATCGAGAAGTACTACCACAAAGCGCTGGAAGACGGACGCTGGCTGGAACGGAACATCGCGGAAGCCAACCACTGGCTGCTCCAGAAGCAGCAGCTTGTCCTAGCCAAGATCAAGACCTACACGGACATGAACAAGCTGGCCGTGGACGGGCAGCTTAAGCGCAATCCCCGCAAGTTCAAGTACATCGCCGACTCGCTCGCTTTCTTGCAGGAAGTCAACCAGTTCCAGAAAGATGTCGTTGCGCTGGTCCAAGCGACCACGCAGAACATCGCCCTGCTCGCGGCGATGGAGCAGAACCTCCTCAAGATGGTGCAGTCCGTTCTGAACTCGCTGGCGCTCCTGCTGAACCAAGTCTGCAACTGGAACCTGCCCAAGCTTCCGTCGCTCCCGAACTTGCTGCCGGACGGCATGTTCAACTGGAACGGCTTCAATTTCTCCTCCTTGGCGGCGTTCGCGGCGCTCAAGCCCAACCTGAATTTCAACGCAAACTTCTCGTTCAGCCAATGCAGTCTTGGGCTGCCCAACCTCGGCAACCCGGCGGCCAATCCCCCGGCGTCCATTACGGGCTACAGCGGCAACACTCTCGGCACGCAGCAAATCGTTCCGCCCCTCGATGGGACGGTCCCGCCCGCGGGACAGAGCTTGACCGATCCGCTGTATGTCGCCCAGATGCAATCGACAACCACCCCGGTCTACGGCCCGGCGTTCAATCCGAATTCCTCCATGATCGGCGCGGTGCCCGATCCCAGCACGATCATCTCGGATTACCAGATGCCCGCGCAGACGTACCAAAGCAATATCGTGAGCATCGTCCCGTCGCTCACCGGCAACACCGTGGAGCCCGGCGACGCGGATTACAGCAATCCCAATCTCTTGGTGCGGCAGCCGAACCTTCAGAAGGATTTGATCCACTACATCAATCTCGATTCCGTAGTTTCTTCCGGCTTTGATCCGTATGTCACGTCCGCATGGCTGTTCTACATCGACATCTGCCGCAACGGCCGCGCTGGCAATTGGCTGCCCCAATACCAGAACGCGTTCACGACGTACATCCAGCCGTCCATGGCGAGCTTGGCGGCCAACGCCGTGCCGTGGAACAACGTGCTCGGCGGAACCGGCGTGAGCGATACGCCGAAGGATATCCCGTTCACCGACACGCTGAAAGCGATGCCGACCGCGCAGCAGCAGCTTACCCTGTGGAAGCTGTCCTACGTGGAGGCCGCCTTGCTCGGTTACACGAGGTCCAAGACGTGGGATGCCTATCAGGATGCCAATTACCTCAGCGGCACGACAGGCTCCGACCTCGACTACAAACCGACCAGCGTCAACTACGCCAGCACAACTACCGCCACGCTTGGAACGGGAACCGCTGAATATCCGACGCCTTGCACATACCCGACCGCCATCGCCGCCATCTTCAACGAGGTCGTGGCGCAGGCAACCTTGGACATCCGGAACGATGTGACGTACGAATCTCCGCGCCTCGGGAACCGTTTCGTGTACGATCAGTTCGCCCAAGCGACCCTCGTGGACCGCTTCACGCAGTTCTGGCGGGACTTCAACACCAACACGGTCTCCCTGCTGGCGCAAGACCCCTACCTCGTCCAATTCGCCGTCACCTATTTCGGGACGCTGAACGGGGCGCTGAATCCCCTCGGGGACCAGACCGCCTACACGGCGCTGAAAGCGGATGTGGCGATCCGCAACCGTGCTTGGACGCCCGGCACGCCGTTGCTCGCCATTCCTGTAGCCCCTGTTGTCACCTACGCGAACGACAGCGCGCCGGGAGCCGGGGCGAGCGGGTGGTCCGGCATCAATTTCGACCCGAACGCGTTCCTAGCCCGTCCGGATGTACAAGGGCAGCCGATTCCCGTGCAGATGGCCATGCTGCGGACGAACATCAGCTACGCCGCGCTCATGCAATATCAGCAACAGGCAGTCAACGCGATCAATGATCAGATCAATACCGCCAACAGCCTGTTGGCGCTGGCGCAGCAGCTTGGCTTCGCGGTCGAGTCGGTGTCCGTCGCCACGGTCGTGCCTGCGGGCTCTCCCGGCGTCCCCGTGGCTTTCGACCAAGCGGACTTCGACCTCACGGGCAATGTGACCAACCAGACCACCTTCACGATCCGGGCGACCGGGGAATACACCTACGCCGGGACGCTCAATTGGGAGGGCACGGACTCAGGAGAACTCTACACGGTGACCGTGCTGCAAAACAGCGTGGCTATCCTGACCGAGTCCACCGATCCGTCCTTTACGCCTCCGATCAGCCAGTCGTTCACGGGCTACGGCAACTTCGCCGAGGGAGACGTGGTGCAGGTCATCGCGAGCCATTCGTTCTCCTCGACGGAGACAGTAGGGGCGGGAAGCTCGTTCACCATGATCCAATCCGGGCCTGCGGCTCCCTCCTTGCAGGTGCCGTCAAGCGCGACGAACAACACCAAGCAATTCACGGCGGATGGCAGCATGTCGGCGCTGACGGCCTTCAGCATCCAGCCGGACGGCGGGATCGCCCCCATCGACCCCACAATCGTGCGGGGGCACCTCACCGCCCCGATCACCGAAGTCTCGGTGATAAGCGATGTCCTGACGGTCACTTGCATTAACAGCTTCACAGCCGGGCAGACCGCTTTCTTCTACGGGCTTACCGGGGCGGCGTTCCTCAACGGGCAGTCGGCCGTAATTGTTACCGCCAGCCCCACCCAGTTCACGGCGAACTTCGCCTACACGGACTCCCCGCCCACGGACTATCCGCCAACCCCGGAGACCACGGGCGTGGCGAACAGCGGCACGGTCCTTTTCCCGTTCGTCGATGGGGCGACCCTGACCGCGGTTTCCGCGGGCGGCACCGCGGAATGCGGCACCACCTACGGCGGGGCGTTTCAAGCCGCCGGGGCGAGCTTCACGGTCGGCGGGCTGCTTTATGTTGGTAAAGGTGGAATTTTAACCCAAGACTACTCATCATTGATAACGGGCTCGCCTGATGCTAGTGTAGGTCCGGTCCAATGGATCATTTGCGTCGGTCGGGCGATGGCATCGGACACATTCATCTACGAGCCGCACCTGCCGCAGCGAATCGTGAGCCTGTCGTAAAGCTTTGAAACCACTGGCATTATTAGAGTTTTCCTCAACTTTTTCCGCTATCGAGTATTAGATAGAACTAGGATACAAAAGGAGTAGCTTTTTACCCCTGAGTATCCTATAATGTTTTGAGGAGGTATGGCGCGAGATTGGCAGCCTTAGCTCGGGAAAACTGAAACCTTAGGAGAACACATGCAGACACTACTTCGGGTGGTCGGTATGACACTCATGGCGGCCCTGCTGTGGACGCCCCCAACGTTCGCAGCGACTCACAGAACTAAGGCGCAGAAGGACACGGTTCATAGTAACCACGGTTCAATTGGCACTGCGTCTCACAAGAAACACCCGGCAAGTCACGTCAAGCTGGTCTATTGCGATTGGCACGTATGTAGGGACGAGAAGCCCCATTGGTTGGGAAAGGCATCATTCTATGGACGCCATTATTGGCAGGGAAGACGAATGGCCAATGGCAACCGTTTCGACTACCGCAAGCCGACCGCAGCTACGTGGGGTATTCCCCTTGGCACCATGGTCCAGATCACCAATCTTGGCAACGGGAAATCGGTCATCGTGGAGATCACCGATCGCGGCCCAGCACATTCTCTCCATAGGGTCGCAGACCTTTCCCAAGCCGCAGCCGAACAACTGGATTATATTCAACAGGGAACCGCTACGGTTCTGATTCAGGTCATTGTGGATGTGGAGCCTGAATCCGCGGTCCTTGAGGCCGATCTGATCGAGCTTGAATCCCCGTTGGCTTTGGAGGCCGTGTCGCTCGCCGTATCGCCGATTTCTGGACGGGACTAGTATTAGGGGAGTATGAAGATACTCAATCTCCCCGACGTTTTGCACGAATATCTGATCCATCTGCTTGAGACCCATGCCGCCCGCGGCATCCATCCCGAGGAGGGCATGGCAATCGCCCGCCTGTGGGATTGCGTCAACAACCGCGCAACGACCATTCCCGACGCCGAGATCGAAAAGATGGTGAAAGCCGGGACTCCCCCGGTTCCGGGCGATCCGCCATCGGCTCCCCGCATTCATTCCGCTGCCGATCCTCATGAGCCGGACACGCCCCGCCATTCGGAAGAATGCAACCGCGGCGTCACCTCCAAGGGCTGCCCGACCTGTGATCCCCCCATCCCCGTTTCTTGGACAGAATCGAAAGCCAATCCTCCGAGGTAACCGTGTTCGAGGAAGACATGGAAGACGGCGAGACCCCGACGACCCACGTGCTGGCGGGGTTTTGCCTTTTCATGTCCCTTGCCGCCCGAGCCGACGAGAACGGGAAGACGGAGGTTCCCACCGACGAGCACGGCGAGGACGACATCGTCGTTCTGACCCAATGGGCCAACGAGTACCTGCTGGCCAACAAGCCGCTCACGGAGGAGGAATGCGGCACCCTGAGGGAGCTCGGGGCCAGATGCGAGCTTTCGGAAGCCGAACTCAACGGCATGATGTCTTTGGCAGAGGGTGGCATCGGCGTGCTGGACATCCGCATGATCAGCCTGAACGCGCCGATCGAGCCGAATTAGCTTTCCGACCCCCTATTATGGGAGATTTCATTCATGATTACCTTAGACGACAACGACATACAAAGCCTTGCGCTCGTGGCTTGGAAGGAAGCCCGAGGCGAGGGTGACGAAGGAATGGACGCTGTGATGCACGTCATCGTGAACCGTGTGGGCGCGCCCGGCTTTGCCCACGCACTCCACGATGTGATCTATGGCAAGAACCAGTTCACGAGTATGAGCGTACCATCCGACCCTGAGTTCAACCTTGAGCCGAAAGACGGCGACTCACAGTACGCGTTCTGCGTCGCCACGGCCCAAAGCTTTCAAACCGACCCCGCCGACTGCACGCAAGGTGCCCACTACTACGCCGACTTACAGTACACAACCTCTGGCTGGTTCTTCCGCAACATCGTGAACAATCCCACCGACCATCCGCACACCGTTAAGATCGGAAGACACGACTTTTACGTATGATGTGTATTAGAAATAATGAGAAACAGACAAAATTTGATAGGAAAACGGTTTGGCAGATTGATTGTAATTGCCCTGACTGACAAAGTCCGACACTTTCCAAGCGGAAGCAAAACTGTTTATTGGCTTTGCCGCTGTGATTGCGGTAATGAAAAGCTTGTGCCGGGATCAAGCCTGACTATCACTCGTCCAACTTTGAGTTGTGGCTGTATCGTGCATAGAGGCGGGGATACTGTGGCTTTGCGAAAGTTGTATGACAACTACAAGCATCGAGCATCAAAATAGGGCAGACAGTTTGCTCTCAATCTAGAATTGTTCAAAAGTCTGACGAGTTCCAACTGTTATTATTGCGGAACATCTCCAAAGCAAATCATGGTATACCCTACTCGACCAAAGAAAGCCCACGGCGGAACCGACTATATATACAACGGGATAGACCGTATAGACAACGAGAGAGGCTACCTGCCAGATAACGCGGTGCCTTGCTGTAAGCGTTGCAACCAGGCTAAGGCCGATATGGCCATTGATGAATTTAAGGGTTGGCTTTCAGACATCATGAAACATTTCTACACTGGGAAGCAGGACGCAGTCCCGCAGCAGGCTGGCTCTTAAAGTGCCAGCGGGGGCGAAACCATCCTTGCCGCGGAGCCAAAGATAGGAGTAGAACTCCATACCCCTAGTATACAGCGGGCGTGGGGAAATGGCTACCCGCTCAAACTATTGAGTATAATATACTTAAAGGTACGGTTTCCAAAGAATTATAGAGCCACATCCAAATAAACTGTGTCCTGGGAGAAATCTAAAGTAACAACCATCGCGGTGTCTATCGGGGGCGGGGTAATCGGGGGTGAAGCGGGCGAGATATTGCCGGAGTCCGGAGAATAGATCACGCTGATCACGCCGTCGGCGTACGCCAGCCCGGAGGGCGTCCAGCCGTTTAATCCGCTATCAAAATTGTTGCCGAGCGCATAGAAATCCGACAAAAGAAACAGCATCCATAGGGGCAGCTTCGTGGCGTCGAGCGTCGGCGTGCCCTGGTCCAGTATCGTTAGGGCCACGGGGGAAAGCAAAATCAGCCCGGCCGTGGGAAACGGCGCTCCGTCTCCCCGGTAGGCGTTGGGGCTTTCCGTGAACCACGACGCCTGCGGATGCCCCGCCTGCAAGACCCCGTCCAAGTAAAAATTCCCGTCGCAGGCGTATCCGTAATGGTTGTTAGGCCCCGGCGTATAAAAACTGTCGTCATCGGTCGGCTGTATTAGCCGACTTGCGACAATCGGCTGGTCTAAAAAATTGTATCCACCCATGTTATGACTATTGAACTCCTTCTATTAGAGGGGGACTTAATTGGGAAACATAATTGCTTTGGCTGGAAAACGATTTGGACGTTTGACAGTTCTTGAACAAACCGCAAACAATAAGCAAGAAGTTATGTGGAAAGCTCAGTGCGATTGCGGAAATGTTGTTGTAGTGCGAAGAGGCAGTCTACGTAGCGGAAATACGAGAAGCTGCGGATGTTTAAGTAGGGAATCGGCGTCCCAACGCATGGCGAATCTTAACAGACAAGGCAATCCGAGCTTGATCGATCTCACCGGAAGAAGGTTTGGACGTTTGTCCGTGATAGAACGTGGTTCGACGATTTGTTATGCAACGGGCTGGGCCGTAACGACATGGATATGCAAATGTGATTGCGGCGCTATAAAAATCATCAGAAGTCAAGCCTTGCGAAATGGAATGACACAAAGCTGTGGCTGCTTGCAAAAAGAGCTAACCGCTAAACGGATGAAATTAAGCAACTTATTGAGTCAGGCTGCTTTTACTGTAATGCTGTTCCATCCAACACATTGAAAACTCGGAGCGGCGGGGGACTTACCTACAGCGGCATTGACCGCCAAGACAGCAAACTCGGATATACGAAGGATAATACAGTATCGTGTTGCTACCCCTGCAACTTGATGAAGGGCAGCATGTTGCCCAAAGAATTCCTAACCCGCATCGGTAAAATATACACCAATCAAAAAGACCGCGTTGACGCCCTTTGAAAATCAATGCCCGGAGGTTAGCCGACTACGGTTTCCTTAAACGAGGACGGGGGCGTAACCATAGGTGGGTAAGCCGGGAACAACCTTTAAGGACTTGAAAGGACTGACTTTCGGATTTCTCTATGTAGAAGGCCGGGCAGAGTCAAGGTGCTCCAAGACCTATTGGCTGTGCAAGTGTGAGTGTGGGGTCAGAAAACCCATCCGCAGCGAAAGTCTGTTGGACGGATCGGCTAAAAGCTGTGGTTGCGCCCGGAGCCGACTCAAGCGCACAAAGATGGAAAAGCATTACAGCCTCGTGAATCAGCGGTTCGGCGACCTTTGGGTGGTTTGGCGTGCCGGGTCGAGAAAGCAGGGGACCGGGACGGGCGCTGTTTGGGAATGCAAGTGCAAATGCGGAAGGCTGGTGAAAGTCTCCGCTAGGGCGCTTCGCGATGGAAAGCAAAGCTGCGGCGAATGCAGCGCCGCCGCAATAGGAGTCTCAGCATAATGGCCAGCACATTCCAGTACCCCACCCTCGTGAGCCGCACGCTTGATCCGTCCAATAAGGCCCTGTTATCGATAATCGCCCTCCACGATCACGAAGTCACCGATGCCGATTTGAACTTGATCCAGCAGCTTCAGGATTATAAACGGGGCAAGCTTGTTGCCAATTTTGGCGTGACCTCTGGCAGCACCACGTATGCGCCGTTCCAGTTCAACATCAACAATCCGAACACGTTCTTTATCCCATCATTCGACACACTTTTCAACGGGCAAGTCGTCACTATTGAGGGGCAGCTTTCCTCGGACCTGACTCTGAACCGCGTGCAGCTTCCCTTGCCCCCGGCCCTCGTGTCGGGGAATGAGGACGCCTGCTTGTACATCGTGTTCCTTGAACTTTGGTATCAGGCGCTCAATCCCATCGCTTCGTCCAATTCTGGTTATTACCAAGACCCGCTGAGTCCCGGCCCGAAATATTTCTTCCCCTACGGCGGCATCCTGCCCGACCCGTCGAACGCCAAGCTCGTGCCGGACGATTCGGTCGATCCGTTCCAAGGGCTGTTCACGACCGAACGCGCGCAAATCCAGTGGCGCATCAACGTCCAGCGGGTGGCGCTCGACTACGACTTCACGCAGGAGACCTTCGGATTCTGGTATGCCACCGCCCGAGTTCCCAGCAGCAATTACATCACGAATGGTACGGGCGATCCGGGCCAGATCGTCTACGGACAGGCGTCCCGGCCCAGCACTACGCTAGGCGTCTCCCCGCTTGTCGGCTTGCCCATCTACGAATTTACAAGCATGGGCGGCGTCAACGGCGACACGGGCCTGTGGCGCTGCGGCGACGGGAACGTCAACAACTCCCTCGGCACCATGGACGGCTACAGCTACGCCATGCCGGTAGCGGTCGTCTTCCAGCGCAACACGGGCAGCTTCGACGTTGCGAGCAACATTTTCGGCTGCGCCGACTCTTCCTCGGGCGTGTCCAGCACCGGGACGCTCGCCACGCGCATCTCCGGCCGCTACGACCAAAAGCTCGCCGACCAGGTTTTCCCGTCCGAGGTCGTTGACACCCGCACGACTATCGACCTCTCCGGCATCGACACGGACGACCTGATGCGGAAGGGCTTCGCGGATTTGATCACGGGCAGGACCAGCCTTGCGATCAGCCGCTTCGGCGACCCGCAGGGGAACAAGACGGAGGCCGTCGGCTCGCTGCTCGACTACTATCTCGGGGTGAATCCCCTGTCGATCGCCAACGTGTCCACCATCGGCACGTTCGACGGGTTTTCCAACGGGTTCAGCAGCGACCTGCGCACATTCTACTCGACCCGGAAGATCACCATCGGCCAGAAGGCCACCGGGACGAACGGGAGCGCATGGGCCGTGGGGGACTCGTTCGCAATCTCCCTCCCCCAATCCTCGAAGGCGACCATCACCGAGGTAAGCGTGACCGCCTTGGTCAGCAATTTCTCGGCTGGCACCGTGACCCCCGCCTCCCTGCTCCAAGGACAGGTCCAGATCAACGGGCTGAACTCCACCACGGCCACCGTGGTGCTCGCCAAGAACCTTTCCGCCACGGCGTTCGATCCCGGATCGAACGGAATCTACGCGACCATAGGGGTCACCTATCCCGCGGACATCGGTCTGGATACCCGCAAGATTCCATCCTTGATCGAGGGCGGCGTTCTTTACGATGCAAGCTCCGGCCGGGTGCTCCCGGTCTACGGCATATCGGAGTACGAGGTCCAGAGCCAGCAGGCAGCCTTGGAAGCCTACCAAATCTGGGCGGTCAACCCCGAGTATTCGGACATCATCCTTGGCACCAAGGTTTGGATTCAGGTTTCGGGCTCAAGCGGCGCGGTCACGACCGTGAGCGGTGCGCAAATCACTACATTCACCATCCTTTGCAAGGGGCTGAACGAGAAGCTCAACGGGCTCTATGTCACGCGGGCTTGGGACCTAGCGACGGGCAATTTCTACAACGTCGTGGCCCGGCAGATGCTCTCCGTGTCCAATGGCGTCCAGCACACCGTCGTGCTCAGCGGCGCGGTGCAGCCCAGTTCCATGGTCGTATTCTCCGTCTTGGCGCAGGACACCGTGCAGCTTGCCTATAATGCCCCGGTCAAGGGAGCCACGCAGATCGAGGAGACGGTTTTGTTCGGCAACTACACGTCCGACACCAACTTCCCCATGGACCCCCGCGTGGTCATCGAATCCGTATCCTACGACACGGCATCCGACGCCAACACAGTTGTGTTCGGAGCCAACGGATGCCAGATCAAGGGCATCTCCGGGGATGACACCGTGCGCCTGATATGGACCAAGAACGGTCTCGGCGGCCTCACGGCTTACAACGTTTCTTCGGCGGTTTTTGGCAGCGGCACATTGACGATCATAGTTCCGGGCAACAGCGGGACGGTCAATTTGACGACTACGCCCTTTCTGTTGATCGGCTCGATCCTTCCGGCGTTTATCCCGGCTTCGACCCTCGCGTTGCAGGTCCAGTACGTGCCGTATCAAGGCGAGGGCGTGATCAACCGGGATTATGAAATCCTGCATTCGGAAGATAGTGCCCTGATCACGACAAACGGAACGGGTGCCGCCCCGGTCATCGGGCTTTCGGATGTCTACCCGTACAATCGGGAGCTTCCCATCGTCACTATGCTTCCGGCGCAGCTTAGCTGGAACGACACCACTTTGGAAAATTCTCCGGTGGCGACCCTCTTCGACTCCAACTACGTGGCGATGCGCGCGAACAACGTGGAGCACACGTTCGACGCCCCGCTGCACACAAACGACTTCATCCCGCCGATCAACAAGGACACCCGCAAGACGGTCAGATTCCTTGCCACGGGACAACGAGGCTTCTCCTTGGCAACTCCGCATCTTGGATACGCCATCGCCCCGCCAACCGCCCGCACAGTATTGGGGCAGAACCTCCAGTCCACGCAGGCATCGATCATCCTGTACGTAGACAACGTGAACGGCAGCGATTTGAACACCGGATTGACGCTCGGCACCGCCAAAGCGACCATCGGCGCGGCGCTGTCCGAACTGCCCCCGGTTCTCCGCCATCCGTGCTCGATCGTCATACGGGACACCGGAGTGCCGTTTTCCATCCAGAACTTGCAGTCCAGCCTGGAGATCATCGCCCTCGGGGACGGGGACATCCGCAGCGCCAAGCAGTACGCCTTGGGCAATTTGTCCCGAGTCATACAGGACGAGGGGCGTCTGGTCATCACCAGAGAAGCCACGGCGACGAATCCGGCCATCATCGACGCCACGGGCTTCACGGGATTCGGCGACGGGCCGACCGCGGCGTTTTACATCGACACCAGCCGCGTGATCCTGAACGGCTTGCAATTCCAAGGATTCACCAACCCCGCGATCATGGCGTACAACAGCGACATCGACATGGTTGCCTGTTCGTGGGTGAACAACGTGCAGGCGGGCGCGTACGTCGGCTGCGACAGCGTCATCCTCGACGGCGGATCGATCTCGCTGTCGGCGCAAAGCACGGGGCACGTGCTTTCACAGTCGAACCTCACCGTGTCGGCCCACGCACTGATTGTCCCGGTCGGGGTGACGCCGCAAAGTGCGTTCTTCGTTGCCACCCGCGGCTCGACAATGACTTTGCAGCAGCACGGCACGGGTACGCTGGACGAAACTAATATCTCGGCTACTACGGTCGTGGCTGCCGCCCAGCTTAACTCCAGCATCGCGGTCAATAGCACATTCCAGAGCGCGGGCAGCGCTTCGATAACAGCGAACAGCGTTATTCTCCAGACGGTCAGCATCAATCCGTTCTTGGGCGGAGTCACGGTAGATGCGTCCTCTTCGGTAGTAACACAGGTAGGGTAAACATGGCAACCAAGGTGAAGACTTTTGCACAAAAGAATAGAGAAATGGGACTTTGCGGTTGTGGACAATCCCCAATAGCGGGCAAGAAAATGTGTGAGAAATGCACGGTTTATTTTAGAGATGCCAATAAAGAGGCACGGAAGAAGCGAGTAGCGAAGGGGAATTGTTTGTCGTGTTCGGTAAGAAAGATCGCAACAGGGCATAGGTGTTGCAAAATTTGTATGGATAGATTCAAAGAACTTTACGCTGCAAATGTAGAACGGGGCGCGTGCGGGGCCTGCGGAAAAGGAGAAATAATCGCTGGTAAGAAAAGATGCCAGCGATGTCTTGATAATTCTGCGACGGCAAAACAAAGACAAAAACAGCAAGTCTTGGATCATTACGGACAAATGTGTATATGGCCAAACTGCAATGTCACCGACTACGATTTGTTGACTGTAGACCACATAAACAATGACGGCAAGGAAGAACGCAAAAAGTTTAAGAACCACAGTTGGAAACGTGCCATTGATAGTAGATTTTCTGCGGTTTACCAAATACTTTGCTGGAACCATCAATGGAAAAAACGAATGATGACACTTCGCAATGAAATATTGCCAGCTATGAGTCGAAAAGCTGGGGTAGGAGCTTAACTTATGTCAGTTTATGCCAGCGCTCCAGCGGTCGGGATTTTAGATTCTAGCAATAACTTGACGTTTAGCTGGACCCCCTATCCGGATGGCAGCGGGTTGTTCTCCCAGTATGACCATTGGGTCATCACCGTTGATTCGACGCCCTATACCGTCCAACGCGTTCCGCTCACTGGGAATCTTAGCACGCAGACATTCACGCAGATTTTGAACTCTGGCAGTCACGCAATTACGATGCAGGGGTTCAACAGTTCGAGCGTTGCGGTCACCGACCCATGGGAAACGAACAATGTCCCCACCGCCCGCACGTTTCCGGCTGTTTTTGCCCCATCCTCTGTCGCGCTCAGCCTCGCATCTGTGTTGCTCGGCCAAACGCTTACGCTCACCCTGTCTTCGCTTTACGCGGGCGCGGACCAGTGGCAGGTTCTTTGGCCCGACAACACCGCCACGGGCTGGCTGCCTCTTTCCGCCGGCGTGGTCGCCAAGTCCTTCTCCGTCCCCGGCGCTCAGAATATCGTCGTTCAAGTCCGCAAGGACTACAGCGGGAACCAGTATGTTCCGCCAGCCTCGTTGATCCGCCAGATCGCCCAGCAGATTTTCGTCATCGACCAGCAGGCTCCGGGGACCACCCCGACCACGGGCGGGCTCACGGGCGACCTCGGCATCGGCGGCCAACAGGGCTTCGAGATCGTGGACGCGTCGAGCCCGACAGCCGTTCCCAATCCTTGGGAGATTATTGCCCGCGCCTTTGTGCGGGACACCATTACCAACGAATTGAAGCTGCTTGTTGCCACCACGCGCTTCTCCAACGCAAGCTCGTTGCTCGGCACCATGGCCATCGACGTGTTCCCCGTTGAGGGCCGTCCGCACTCGTTGGAACTGATTGTGCCCGTGTACGAGTTGACAACCACATCCGCCACCGGATCGGTGCCGGTGAAAATCCAAACGAGCACCCTCCCGAATCTCATCGTCGGCAAATCCATATCGCAGGCGCTCGGCGGGACGCTGGCCCTGACGGTTAAGTCGGGCACGGGCATCCAGCCGTTCCTGTGGACCGCCACGGAGCTCCCCGCCGGTGTGTCGATGAGCAGCAGCGGCGTCATCAATGGCATCCCGCTTGAGCTTGGCGCATTCACCCCGACGTTCGCGGTGCAGGATTCCAGCATTCCATTCTCCATCGATGAAGCCACGCTGAACGTAACGGTCATTACTGATCTTCTTGTGCAAATTGCGACCGGACAGACGGATGCAAAGGGCAATGCACTGGCTCCGCTCGGCACTACTTTTGGCATTGCGCAGGTTGGGACTCCGTACACGGTGCAGATGCAGGTGGGCAACATCAACGCCTCGGCCGCCACGGCGGGCGGACTGCCCCCGTACCAGTGGAGCATCCCTGCTGGCGCTCTTCCCATCGGGCTGAGCATCGATCCGAACACGGGCATCATCAGCGGCCGTCCCTGCACTTACAATTCCACGACGGATTACAGTCTGACCTATACCGCTGTTGTGCAGGTCACAGACGCTATCGGGGCCAAGGCGACCCAGACGTACACGATGTCGCTGATCGCCGCCGCCCTGCAATTCGGTCCAATTGACCAGTCGCTCATTTTCTCCCTACAAGAATTCAATCTGGATGTTCCTGTGTTCGGCGGGCAGTCTCCTTACAACTCTTTGGTTTTCACGGCACCCCCGAGCGATGGTTCGTATTATGGCACGGTCGCGCTGATAGACGGACGTGTTGAAGTGCCAGTCAGCAGCGGCGGGTTTCCGACTACATCCATAGGCGGCCACCAGTTCGTCCTGAGCGTGTCGGATTCTTCCAGCCCGACCAAAACTACGGGGAATGTTTCTGTCAACTTCCAAGTCGGAGTGCCGAGCGCGACACCGCCTATCGGCGAAATCAGCGACATTCGCATCGTGCAGGCGGACCCGGAGCACTACTGGGACTATGCCGACAGCACGGCAAAGACCTTGCCTATCCGCGGCAATTTGACCGGATACACCTTGCAAGGCGGAACCCTCTCCCCCGACCTCTCGAACGGCATCGTCTTGGCTATCGATGCAACCGTGCCGCAGGTGGATGCCACCGGCCCGGCGACCACCTATAATAACGCCCAGCTTCGAATCCCGCTCGTGCTGACCCAGTCCGGGCAGGCGTTCGGAAGCGTGTCCCGCGAATACACGTTCTCGGCGCACAACGACAAGGCGAGCACGGGCGACATCGGGACATTCACGGCCTACCCACGCCCCTATATCATTGGGGACGCGGTTGGGCTGAACCCACGGAAACCGTATTTCAACTCAACCGCCACAGTCCCCGCTTCCCTCGCTGGCAGCGTTTCGCCTCCGGAACCCCTACTCACGGCGCGGGTCCAAAGCGGCTCCTCGCTTCCTCCGGGGCTTTCGCTGGACGCCAACACGGGTTTGATTTACGGCACGCTGGTCGGGCTGTCAACGGGCAGCAGCATCGTCGAATACACGGATGCTGGCGGCACGATCCACGGCACCATCACGATCAATTGGGCCACCTACCAGAGCACGTTCCAATCCACCAATCCCGGAAATTCGGTCGCAGGATCGATGGGCGTCGCCGCCACCCTCACGCTCTTCACCGCGCCTTCGGGCATCACCCTAGCGAATCCTATGATCATTTATCCGTTGTCCAACAACGTCGCCTACGGGGTTCCGGGACTCTTGTTGGGCTTGGATGTCACGAACACAATGGTGCGGTTGACGGGCACGCCCACGGAGGCGGGCTACTTCGACATCTGGCTTCAGGTGCAGGGAAACAACGCTTCCCAAGTCTCGTATGTCTACCAGCGCGTGGTCATCGGCTACGCAAAGCCGATGATCATCCTGACTTCCAGCTTGCCGGATATCTCCGCCGCCCCGCTTACGACGCAGTTCCCATCGAACGGAATAACCTTGCAGGGCTTCGGCGGAGTGCCGCCCTACGCGTGGTCCTCTCCGCAGTTCCCGAGCGGCTCGGGTGCGGCTCCGATTGTTGGCTTGACGCTCGCGACGAACACAGGCATCATTGCCGGAACGTTGAGTTCGCCTCCGGGAAGCAGCCCGACGCCGCTGTTCACTGTTGGCAGTCCGATCACGTTCACCTTGACCGACAGCCGTGGTGCGACCGTATCCAAGAACTTCTCCTGGAACTACAACAACATTATGCGAATCACAACCACGGTAATTCCGACAATCGTGGACCTCACGGTCTACGGTTTTGCCATGTCGGCCTTGGGCGGCACGGGCATCGGATACACCTGGTCAATCGGCACGGGCTCGCCGACAGCCGCCCTGCCTACAGGCATTTCCTTCAGTAGCTCTGGCGTTTTCTCCGGGACAGCGCTGGTGCCGTCGCCGCCGACTCCGTATAGCTCGTCATTCCCGATTACGGTCACCGATAGTGCCGCCAATACATGGACAGGCTTGTACCCATCCGGCGCTCTGTTTTTGATCCAAACCGGTCCCGCTGTTTTGAACATTGACCAAAGCAAGGTTGGCGTCATTGACCGTGGCGTGCCGTATCAGGGCACATTGACCCTTGAGAACGGAACCAGCAATTATGTGCCCCCGATCCAGTGGCAGGTCGCCCCCTCGGGGAATGCGATTTTGTCCGGCTTGGCGTTTCAGGCGGACGGTGCAACGCAGGGCGTGAACGCCATTGTCGGCGGCACGTATTCCGGCACGCCGTACCAGCCTTACAGTATTGCCAAGATCACGGGTAGCGGTGCGACCGTCACTGTGACGACGCAGGATGCAATTGGTTTCGTCGCGACCAATACGGTTGTCATCAGCGGCACTGTCAATTTCAATGGTGCCCATGCCGTCGCATCGGTCGCTGGCGATTACAGCAGCTTCACATACTCTTCCAGCGTCGTAGGGACGGAAACCACCGGAACCGCCACGGTCGCGACCGACCTGTATCCGATCCAGGTTCTGGCGGTGGACTCGATAGGGCAGTCTGCGTTTTTGGCCCCTGTCTATCTCAACACCGGAACAGATTTGATAATCGCTACGACAAGTCTGCCCAACGCCATAGTCAGCGGATCGTACAACTGCACTCTTGCCGCATCGGGCGGTGTGCCGCCGTACACATGGATGGTTGATCCGACTTCGGTTCCCTCTTCCTTGCCCGCATCGCTGAGTTTGAATAGTAGCACCGGAGCGATCACAGGCCCAGCAGGCACTATTTTTTCTGATTCTATTATTTTCCGCGTCACGGACAGCCTCAGCGGCATTCCGAATTTTGCGCGAGCCACGCTGAGCTTAACATCGCAAGCGACTGGTTTGACGATTACAACCACGTCAATCACCCCGGCGATCTCCGGGCAGGCTTACACATTCGCACTGGCTGCGTCCGGCAGTGCGAACACCCCGTACACATGGAGCATCGACAGCGGCTCGCTCCCCACTGGGCTGAGCCTCAGCACCTCCGCCAACCAAGGCATCATCAGCGGCACCTCGACGGCCGTCGGGTCCAGCCAGTCGATCACCTTCCGGGTCACGGACAGCATCGGGGCCTACGCGACTAAGGCGCTGACAGTGTCCGTGGGGTCCGCCCTGACTCTGTACTCGGGGATCGACTATGAGGACAGCATCAGCACCGGAATCCTCGGGTACATCGACCAGGGCCAAGTTAGCTCGATCAATCCGCGCCCGAATTTGTCCTTCTATGTCGTGGCCACCGGGGTGCAGAGCACATCGCCTGCCCAGATGTCCGTGTCCACGGGCAACGCCAATATCACTGGCGCGGTGGCCTCGCTCGGCGGCGGGATCGCCCAGATCAGCCTGACGGGGACGGGCTTCGCTGCCGGGTCTCTGGGAAGCAACCCCTTGTCGGTCTCGGTAACGGATTCCGGCACGACGGTTACGGGCACCTTTACGTGGGTGGTTTACAACGACGGAACCCTTCGCATCGGCGCTACTTTGCCGACGCAGTTGACGACGCCATAAAGAGGAAGAAATGCCGAATGAAATTGTAACTGTAAACATATCGGGGGTCAACCCGCAAACGTTAACCCGCACGGTTAACGTGAGTGCATCGCTGGGGACGGGCACCGTCCCCATTAGCTGGACCGGTGCCAACTTCGGTTTGGACAGCATCTCGGCGTCTGCCACGATCACGGGGTCGGGCCTGACCTCCAACACGGCCCAGACCCGCTGGGGCTATGCCGATATCGTCCCCGTATTCAACTCCTCGGGCGCATCCGGCGGCCCGAGCAGCACCACCTTTTGGACGTTCGTCGTGATCGGCGTCATGCCGGACGGCACGCACACCGGGTCCAGCCACTCCGTCACGATCAACTACACCCACTTTTACCTCTCATGGAACGCCGTGCCGGGCGTCAGCTACTACAATGTGTATTGCACGTCGTCGATACAAGGCCAAGCCGGGGGGCTGTCGGCGACCGTGGGCTTGCTGCACGGCGTAGGCTCGGGCAACGGCGGCGACAACAGCAGCACTCGCGCCGGTGGTGGTCCCAATTTCCCGCCCTCGTTTACCCAGATGTGGATGGACGACGGCGCGATGTTTCCATATCGTGGAGACGGCTCCGCTCCTCCGGCCACCAACACGACGATGCTCGCTCCGAGTCTGGCAACGCCTTCCGGCAAGCTGACGATCATTCCCTCGGGTTCCGCGCTTGTCGTTGGCGGTGTTCAAACCCTGACCGTCAACGTGAGCGGCATCGTCTACACGTCGGTCCCGTACATTCCGCTGTACCAAGGGGTCTCCGGCACTTTGCCGCTGTACAACAATCCGAGCAGCAACGTCTTCGCGTACCAAACCTACAACGGCAGCCCCGTGGACAAGGCCACGGCGGTGAGCAGCGCATGGTCGCTGTCGGGCGACAACACCTACTGGCAGGGACGCACGTCCGTGGCTTACGACGGCACGAACTTCAACCTGAGCTACAACGGAAGCGCCCCGGCGAGCGGCGTGGACACCACGAATCTCACGATCATCGCGGACGACATCGCATGGTACAATGCCACGCCCAAGACGTTCGACCTGTTCGCCGTGCAAGGAACGGCCGGGGGCGTGACGGATTCCATCCTGGTAAACTGGCTGGTTGAGCCAACGGTCGCCTCGGTCAGCCCCACGACGGCGCTCGCCAACGGCACGTCCCAGACGTTCACCGTGACCCTATCGAGCCCCATCGGGCCTCGCCAGCTTGGCACGCAGTACGCCACGGGCAACAGTATTTCGTCTTCGTTCAGCATGGTTGGTGGCACAGTAACAACCCCGAATGGGGTAGCTATCTATAATGGAAGCGGATGGCTCACCGGATGGACAGTGACGGCCACGATTCCTTCGTCCTCGTCCAACGGCACCGCCACGCTGAGCGCGAGCGTCACCGGGACGCTCACGTACTTGAACGGCACCTCATTCGCAATTGGGGCGGGAGTCACGTATATCACCGGAGCTATCGCCACCATCACCACGACGGGCTTGGGATTCACAGCGCCGCAGGCGTATTCGTTCTCTGTGTCTCCCGCTGGTCCCTCTTACACGGGAGCCATCGCGATTACCCCCACAGGTGTCGTGTTCCAGCAGCAGAACAACCCGATCACGATGGAATTCATTTCCTCAACAGGCAATATTGTTGCAGGCACGCAAACAAACCGCGCGACGGGTTCGTTCGGAGGCAACTCCGGCTGGATCACTACGTTCGCGGGTCCCTCCTTCACATCGTCTTCGTATCTTCCGGCATCCCCCGGCGTGAACCTCGGGTTCAGGGCGACGGACTCCACTAGCGGCTTGAGCGTCACGTTCCTTACGTCCGGTTCCTATTATGAAATCACAGGTGGCGGCGGGGGCGGCGGGGGTGGATGCCCGGCGGTCGAGATGTTCCTCGACGGCACGCATCGTGTCTGCGATGCAATTCTCGGTTTTGCCGTGAACACTCTTGCGGGTGAGGCGGAAGATTATGTGAACGGCTTGCCTCTTACCGAGGACGCCGAGATCATCCATATGGATTACAGCACCCAGCCCTGCTACCACCTCATAGCGGAGAACAGCGCCGAGATTATTGTCTCCGACAGCACCCCGGTCCCGACTCGTGAAGCAATCATCATCATCGCTCAGGGAGCGTCAATCGATGAAATCCCAGTCTATGCCAATCAGGTGCGTGCGGGGATGCACGTCATTACCGACGTGGGTAACGGGCTTGAATGGTCGATGTTGACCGAGACTGTAGCCATCGGTATGCGCCGCGTGTGCCGCTTGCACTGCGGAGGCAGGAACTTTGCAGCCGGAAGACAGCCAGGCAAGTACATTTACACACACAACCTCCTGTATGTGAAATAAACATGAACACCCTAGCGATTCTAACGAAGAACAAGGCAGCGTCTTTTAGGCGTTGCCTTGTGACGCTTCGGGATAATGCCGAGGAGTTCGGCCACGATGTCCGATTTGTTGTGGCGGACGACTCGACTGACCCAACGCCAAATCGTCAGACGCTTGAAGAAGTTGGTGTTAGTTTCACGCATCTGGACCGCGCATGCCGGGAAGGATTTATTCAGGATTTGGGACGCCGATCCGGATGCCCAGAAGAGCTTCTTCGCTATGCCTTGCTGCCCGACGGCGATGTGGCGATGGGTGCGGTGCGCAATTTTTTGACTCTGGTTCTGGCGGGACAACAATTCATCACGATCGATGACGACATGGTATGCAAATTCGCTGCGGTTCCCGGCTCTAGCGACGAGATTATCTACTCGCTCAAGCCTACCCGGGAATTCCAAACGTGTTGGATCATCGATGGAGTTGATGAAAAGAGTCTAAGCGACGAAGATTTCATTGGCAAGCACGAGCAATTGTTTAACGCCGCGGTTAAACCCTCTCTTGTTGCGGGTGGCTCGGTCGGGGATTCGGGGGCTACAAACGCCTATTACGGACTGATCGCTCCGGAAGTCGTGTCAAAGCTCGACTCTTATGAGCGCATGCTACAGGTGCTTTGCAATCGACAAGTACTCCGGTCAACGACTAACCCACAAATAGTTAACTGGGTGATCTGTCCGGGAATGAGCCTGGGACTGGATGCGAGTACGCTTCTCCCCCCGTTTTTTCCTATGGGACGTGGGGAAGATGTCCTGTTCGGGACGATGCTAATGAATTGTCTTAAGAAGCCATCAGCATACTGCAATTATGCGATGTGGCATACGTCCGCTCGAAAAGCCGATTTAGTTCGTGACTTGGAGACGATAGCCTTTCCCACTTTTCCCGAATTCATTTACATCTTAGTGTGCCAGATCAATCCGCAAAGTCTGGGTGAGTTTGGTCAGGTTCTCAGGCAAATAGCCAATGATGAAAAGTTCAAAGTGGCTGTCGTTGATGATTGGCGTAAAAGAGCCATCGGGCTTTTTTCCGCCCGTGCAGGGGGGTTGCCGGAGTTTATAGCACGGGAAAGTCAAAAGGTGCAGCGGGCATATCGTGCAGCAGCCCCGTATGAAATACCGGCTTTCCCGATTGAAAAGTACGGCGAGCTTCTGGCAGCTTGGCCTTCCGTTTTCGAGGCGGCAAAGACCTATGGCGAATACTAGACATGAGGATTTAACCGGCAAGAAGTTTGGCACGCTTACACCTTTGAAAACGGAGGAAAAACATGCCTAACGGGCGCATTTATTCTTATCCCGGACCGCCGTTCAACTTTCTTGGGCATCACTCCCAGACGCAGCAGAACGCGTTCGCCTCGTGGATCAACGCCCGGACGGGCAAGCTGGCGGCGGTCCAGCAGTTCTACCAAATCCGGGCCGCCCAGTTGCGCAAGACAGCCGGGGTGCTGGAGCAGTATTACAAGGCCGTCAACGATGAAAAATTGGCTCCCACTTTCCAGAAGGAGACTTGGCAGCCCGGCCCGCAGGGGCATTTTTCGTATGTTTGGCGCGAGGATCATCTGCCGATGGTCGCCATGGCGCAAATCAAGGACTACATGCGGGAGCAGTTGCAGCGGCAGGACGAGGCCGTATTCCACATGAATCATATTCGCAATCTTGTTGAAAAACAAGAAGATAAGGCTCAAAGGGCCAACGAGGCGCTCAACCATCCGTTGCGCAGCATCACGCAGCTTCTCGCCCAGATCAACACTTATTTCAACAAGCCGGAATATGACGCTGTTCTAGTGAAGGACACCGTTGATGTGTACCCCGCAGGGTCGTCCCAGCCGAGGTTCCGTGTGCACCAGCTTGATGCCCCGACGCAGTGGGAGCTTGAGCAACTCGGACGTGCTTCAGCACCGGGCGCGGCGGTCAATATCAAGCAGGAGATTCAGCAGTAATGCGAAAAGAAGACTTAATCGGACAGAAATTTGGAAAGCTGACAGTAATATCTGCCGCTCCATCTCATAAAGGTCGGGCGATGTGGGTGTGTAAATGTGAATGCGGAAATCAGAGTACGGCTCGCGCTGGTAACTTGAAAAGAAATAAAACGAACAGTTGTGGTTGCAATAAAGGCAAGGGAAAGCATTTTAGTTATGAAGAGTGGGTTGAGGTTGGAAAAACCCTAAGGAAGTTCAGAAAGCAACAGTTAAAACTTGGAGCGGGGGTGTAACATTAGTTACGATTACAACGTTCTTACGGTCGATCCGGTGACTAGACTGCCTATAGGAGCCTGCTCGCATGACATAAGTTTTGAAAGATATGTAGTGAACCAGAACGACCACCGCACGCTGAACTACGCCAGCCTGCCGAGCATCAACATGCGGGCCCCGATCAACGGCGCGGACATGGTGCGGATGTGGATTTCCGGCGAGGAGGTCTACTCCGACGACCCGGCATACGGCTGGCAGGTGGTCGTGGACACCAACCGTGTCGAGGAAAGCGACATCTTCTACAAGATCATGTTCAACAAGGCGATCCGCTTGGTTGTTCCCCTGATCGAGGTCTCCTACATCACTCGGCAGGGGCTCTGTCTGAAGTGCAGTGCCTTGGGCTCCTTGAACGATTTCAAGCTGTCGTCCGGAGGATTCTTGCAAGCTACTCGGAACACGAAGCTCGTGCAAAGAGCCCTCAAGTGGATTTTGACATCCGCGTGCCCGTTCTATCCCAACTTTGTGTGCGCGTTGAAGTCGTACATCGGGCGGAAGATCGGCATCCAAATCACGGAGACCGACATCCAGACACAGATCGTGAACGCCCTCACGCAGATGCAGCGGGTCCAGCAGGCCCAGTCCACCGTGCAGTCGTTGGACCCGGCCGAGATTTTGAAGGATATCATCGGCATAACCGTCACGCTCGATCCGAATGATCCGACCGTTGTGAGAGTGTCGGCGACGGTGTCGTCGTACGCCGGGACTGCTTCGCCGCTAGGATTTACTTTACGGATGAATTCATGAAACGAAAATACTTAAATCGCAAAGAACAGAGAGACGCTTGGATACGTACTCGTCCTATGTATCTGGCGGTGTCCAGAGCCAAAATAAGGGCCAAAGAGATGGGACTGGCATTAGACATTACGGATGCAGACCTTATGGTGCCAGAATTTTTTCCGGTATTTGGAACAAGACTTGAGTTCAACCATCAAGATAAGGCAGGACCGACTGACAATTCTCCAAGTGTTGATCGGATACGACGGGAACTTGGCTACACAAAAGGAAATGTAAGAGTGATTTCAAATCGAGCTAATCGGCTTAGGTCAGACGCTACTGTAAAAGAACTCAAACCGCTCATTCTTGATGAGGAGTCCAGGCAATAATGGCTACCACCCCACAAACACTTCTATCCCCGTTGCAACTGGTGACTCCGGTCCTGCCTCCAAGCACTACCACGATGTCGGTGGATTCCACTGTTCTGCCCGTCACTGTGTTGGCGGACGCGAAGACAACCCGAATCGAGCTTTCACTGTACAACACGACGACGCCGATCACCACGTACACGGCATCTTCCAATGGAAACATTTTCACGACCAGCGTCGCTATCGACCAGACCGTACTCGAAACCGCCGTCCAGTTGATCGGGCGCAATTACGATCCGAATGCCGCATGGAATCCCTTGACTACGTATGCCGCTAGTTATCGGTACGCCGACACGAACGGGAACGTGCAAGTCGCGGTGCAGGCGGGCATCTCCGGATCGCTCCAGCCGACGTGGATCACCAATACCCCGGCGACGATCACCAACATTCAACTAAGCAGCAACACCCTCACAATCACTTCTCCGGGCAACACCCTCACAGCCGGGAAGCAGGTGTACCTGACGGGGCTCACGAACGCTACGTTCCTGAACGGATTGATCGTGACGGTTGTGACTCCCGGCGTGGCATTTACCGTTACATACATTCATGCCGATTATCTGTCTGCTGCCGACACGGGCACCGCCAATGCCGTCACGACGGACGGCGGTGTCCTCTGGGCCAACTACGGCGTCATCGCCATCACTCCCACGATCCAGTTCACCCTGCTGGCGTATGAGAGCGGCCTCGCGGTCGCCATCGCTCCCCCCTCGGGCATCACGGCGGAGAAGAACCAGACCGACTGCATCCTGCAATGGGTCACGCCGGACTATCCGGGCTTCATCGGCGTGCGGGTGATGATCTCTACGGACCGAGCCGGGATCAGTCCGCCCTACACCCAGTTCGGCGACCTCGTCACAACCGTCAGCAACACGGAACAGACGGTCATCAATACGGTGACCAACACGGCCGTAAACGTGCCCACGGCGGTCATCACGAACGTGGAAATCAGCAACGGCACCCTGACCGTCACGGCCATCAACAGCTTTGTTCCCGGCACCGTCCTCGTCCTGACGGGCTTGAATAACGCCGTGTTTTTGAACGACGAAATCGTCACGGCGAACACCGCCACTGGCACGCAGTTCACCGCCCATGTGGTCGCGCAGGATTATCCATCGGCACCCAACACCGGGACGGCGACGAGCACGATCTCGACCAACACCGTCACCAGCAAGCAAACGGTCATGGCCGCGAACTTCAGTTCCGTGGACATCCCCAGCAGCCTCATCAACCAAGACACGTTCTATGCCCTGTTCTCGACGGTCATTCAGGACACTATGGGCACCAACGTCCTTTACGAGTCCGTGCAGAACGGGCCGCTGCTTTGCGGCTTCGTCAACCTGAGGGTCGTCAGTCCCACGGATTTCGTCCCCGCGCTCCAGCGCAAGGAGGACATCGCCGGACGGCTTATCGGGCAGATCGTACGCCAGATTCCGACCTTGGACCTGTCGCCCCGCTCGGAAATCCGCGACATCTTCATCGACCCGTTCTCCATCGAGTGCGCGAACATGAGCGTGCGCGAATGGTTCGCCCGCGTTAGCACGTCCATTTCTGCCATCTCGCAAGTAGACGACACCACGGGCACTGGGGTCAGTGATCCGTTCCAGTCCAGTCCCTACAAGCAGCAGATCGCCCGCGCATACGGGCTGAGCCCGCAGGACACCCAGACCCTCATCAACGGGCAATTCGTCATCCTCGGCGAGCAGGCCGGGTTGATCCCCTTGGCGGCCAGCCAATCCACCGGCGTGCTGACGTTCTACACGTACCAGCAGCCGCAGTCCAGCTTCACGGTGCCGCAGGGAGCCGTGGTGGCGACCGTGGCGGACGCCAATACCCCGGCGTTGAACTTCGTCACGCAGGGGCAAGCGACGGTCAACATCTCCAACTTGTCTTCGTTCTACAATTCCGAATACGGCTGGTGGGCGGTCAGCGTCCCGGCGCAGTGCAGCGCCATGGGCTCGAACGGCAACGTCGGGGCGGGAACGATCCGGCAGGTCGTGAGCGGCGTGCCTTCGGGCTTGAACGTCACGAACCTCGTCCCGGCGGCCTACGGCACGGACAACGAATCCAATTCCCATCTTGCCGCCCGCATCCAAGCACGGTTGGTGACGGGCGTGGACACCGGGACCCGCCACGGGTACCTCGGCACGGCATTGAGCACGCCGGGGATCATCGGGGCGCAGGTCGTGGCGGCTGGCGACCTCGAAATGATACGGGACTGGGACCCGATCCGCCAGAAGCACGTCTTCGGCTGCGTGGATATCTATACCCGCGGAACGACGCTTTCCCAGCAGGACGAGACGGCGTTCTTTGAGTACCAGAACACGGGCACCTACGGGCAGACCAGCACCTACCTGCCGCTCCTTCCGGTAAGCGGGCTGAAGTTCCAGATCACGGGGTTCAGCGGGCTCCCCTACCCGCTCTACGATGCGGTGGAGATCGCGGTCACCCGTCTGGGAAGCACCTTCTATCTCGGCACGGAACGGGCGCAGTTCGACAACGTCAACGGGGACGTTATTTTGAACCCCAACGACATGGCGTACCAGTATGCGGGCTCCACGGTCACTCAAGCTAGGATACCCCTGCTTCTTAACGGCACTCCGGCGACGAACCAAGCCGCGGCGGCGGCCCTCACGGGCGCTGTGGGCGGCACATACGCCATCACGATGTTCGCGCGCTACGAATCGCCGTTCACCTTGGTGCCCACGCTCCAGCCGGTCTTGGACATCTACTCCATCGTCGGGCAATCCGACCTGACGGGCATGGTTCCAAGCTCAGCCATCGAACTGATCCACACCTCGGACTTTTTGCTCGACGGCGGGTCGAATGCCGCCGGGGACACGGTTCAGGTCAACATCGTAAGCTCTCCGGCGCAGGGCACGGTCACGGCTTTGTCCGCCAACGCAGTCACGATTGATACTGGCATGGACGTTCCGCTCGATCCGAACGGGAATCCAATCGACGTTCTCTCCGTGCGGAGCGCTGACCTGTCCACCCTGTACAAGGTGGGTGTCGATTACAAGATCGTACCAGTGGCAGACCTCGCCCTCGGCACGTATCATACTTACGGCTTGCAGATTCTTGCTTCGTCCGTGTTAGTGACCAGTGTCAGCGCAACCGGCAGCACCGTTACTCTTGTGGCGAATAATGAGTTTGGTGCTGGGTCTTTAGTCAGCTTTAGCGGATTTGTTAATCCTAACAACCTATTTTTGAACAGTCAGACAAATGTGCCTGTGGCATCCGCCACTCCGACCCAATTTACTATTTCTTTGTCTACATCATCCTATCCGACAACCGCCGATAACGGACTAGCAACGGGCAGCGCCATACGGAACAGCCAATCGGTCGTCGTGGCGTACAACAAGTTCGCGCTGTACGAGCGTTTGACATATGTTGGTCAAACTCTCACTACTGTGCCTGAAACGCAAGTCCTGAACGGCACCTTGCCGACGACGCTGGACAATAACGGGTTCGTGAACAATGTGTGGTTGCCAGCAAGCTACAGCAGCAGCCAGGCATGGACGTATCCCGTGAACGATCCGTACCTCGCCCTCATTCTTGATGGGTGGGACGGGTTGTACGGCGCGGACGGTGGGCTGGATGTCGCGGGCTCGGCTGGGCTGGTCGGCGCTCAAATTCCGTACGCCAGCCGCTACATCAAGGTCACGTACAATAACGACGTGATTGACGTGGTGAAGAAAGAAGGCATTGACTTTACCCTGACGGTTGATCCTGTATCGGGGACGGCGACCATCGCCCGCATCCTCACGGGCACCATACCGGACGGGGGCACGGTGAATGTCAGCTACTTCTACGCTGAGCCGTTCGACTTTTCGACCCAGTACCCCGCCTACGTGCAGATATTGGTCAACGAGCTTGCGGCGACGAAGCACGCCGCCGCGGACGTGCTCGTCAAGGCCATGACAGCCAACCCGGTGGACATCACCTTGGCCGTCACCTTGGATGCCAATGCATCGCCCGAGGCGGTGGACTCGACCATCCGCACGGTGGCCAACATCGTGCTTGATAATGCGGAGACCACGCTGTACCAGTCGGAACTCATCGGCCAGATACAGGCAATTACGGGCGTGCAGAGCGTTCAGATTCCGCTTATCAAGTGCGCCAAGAGCGACGGGTCGTATGACATCGGCGTCGTCATCCCGACCGGAACATCGTGGACGCCGCTGCGCAACGACCCGGCTTTCTCAGGCCTGACTGTTCCGCAAAATAGCTGGATCAGCACGTCGCAAGTGCTGCCGGACAGCACTGTGCCTTCCGGCGGAGAGGCAATCGCCGTCGTGGACTTCCTCTACGAGGGGCAGATTTTCCGCCGCGCCACATCCGTGCAGGATTTCCTCACGAACAGCATTCCCGCAGCCCACATCGCTTCCACGGCGACGCCGGGCTCCTTCTACATCATCGGCACTAACGACCGGATCAACTCAAGCACCCCGCTGGCGTCCGCCTACTGGCAGAAGGTCATGCTGGTCGTGCCACAAGATGTGGTGAATCCCGGCAATTTGTCGTATCTCTGCACCTATCAAGTGTTCAACGAGGGCGGAGCCAAGGACGTGACGGTATCGTCTACTGAATATTTGTCGAACGGGCGTATCACAATCAACTACGTTACATCTGCGAGTTAGCCTGTGTTGGACTACAAAATAACAAATACGGTTAACAGCAAAGTGTACATCGGTCAAACTATGCAATCTATACAACAACGTTGGGGAGGCCATTATAGGTCTGCAAAAGCTGGCAATCATTCGCATCTTTCACACGCTATTCGTAAATACGGTCGAGAAAATTTCAGGATTGAAGTGCTTCATCAAGCCCAGACTCTTGACGAGTTGAATGCGATGGAAACCCACTTCATTCTTTTGTATCAGTCCTATAAGCCAGAAAACGGATACAATATGACACTGGGTGGCGAAGATAATATCATGCGGTATCGTACGGGAAAGAAAAACCATATGTACGGCCGTGCTGGTTTTGGAGGCAAAAAGCACTCTAAGGAGACGAAAAAACTACAAAGCGTAGCGCAGATGGGCAGACCAAAATCGATAGCACATCGAACTAGTTTGAGTAGGGCAGCGAAGAAAAGGTTTCAAACCCCGGAAGGGCGACTTTTCAGAGAAAAATTGCGGACGCTCACTTCAGTTCGTTTCAAAGGCAAGCCCAAACCCAGAGCATACAGCTTGAGAATGGCAGCGTACAACCGAACTAGGATTAGCCCACTGATTGGGCGGATTTGGGCAACTAGTCCTGAGGGTGTAAGCAAGCTAATATACCCCAACAAAATAAGCAAAAATTGGACTCGGGGGCGAGTTAACCATGGTTAACAATAAAATCTCTCCCGACCAACTGTACTTGAAAAGCCGCGAGCAACTTTTGCAATACGAAGATGCCCGGATGAACTCGCTGATTCAGGGCATGGCGAACTATTATACAACAAGAAACGATCAATCAATTTGGGGGAACTTCCTCCGCGCCCTCGCGCAGGAACTCGGAAAGCTCGACTACTATTATTCCTATGACATCGTCAACAAGAACCCGAGCTATCTGACGCCGCCCGACATCCGCCGCCGCTGGAACGATCCGCTTTACATCAGTTCCAACTGGCCGAGCAAGACGCAATTCGACACCGACTTCAAGACGATGCTGATCGAATTGATCTCGGCATACCGCGAGGGCTCCACGGCCAAGGGCATACAGGACGTGATCCATGCCTACACGGGCATCAACATACAGGTGCAGGAGCTTTACAAGGAGATCGGCAACGGAGTTTACGACCAGTCCGACCGCAACGCCATCAAGGTCAGCGTCAGCGTGGGCAACAACTCGCTCAGCGAGATCGCCACGCTCACCCAGCTTCAGCAGATCGTGGAGAGCCTCTACGGCGCAATCGACCTTGCCAAGCCAGCCCACGTCGGGCTGGAATTCACCACGATATTCGGCGAAGACGAGGACATCGACTGCTTCATCAGCCCGGCGTACGTCACGCAACAGCAGTACATCACCCTCACCCCGACGCAGCAGTCGCTATATTCCCTGACGGGATACGTGCTCGTCAATCCTCCGGTCTTCTGGCAGGCGAGCACGCCCACCTCGAACCCGTTCAACCTGTACACGTTCCTGCGGGACACCAACGGCAACCTCCAGATGGTGACGACGGCGGGAAAGCCTGGCACGGTTGAACCGGTGTGGAATACAGCATCCGATGGCGAGACTGTTGACAGTATAAGCAGCCCCCCCATCGCCAACCCCATCACATGGACCAACATTTCCCCCGCGGTGACCAACCTTGTTGTAAATGCAGCGTCGTTAAGCCCAGCCATACCAACCACGGTTACTGTGACTTTCGCTCCGAAGTATGCGCCGACATTTACTATCTTGCAGCAGGTCAAGCTCATCGGTTTGACCGATCCGAACTTCACGTTCCTGAACGGCGTGCAGCTTAGCGTCCTGACTTCCACATCCACGACTTTCACCGCCGCCCTCGGTTTTACGCACGCCCCCACGGCTTCCGTGGCACAGTTGGCGGGCACAGTGGGCTACTTGCCTTCCGCTTCCATCAACCTCTTAACCTATAGCGACCTTCCGTCCGTGTTGCAACCGCTCTACCAGCAGCAGTACACGAACACAAACTGCTCGTCAAGCGGGATCGAGGACACATTGCGCATATTCATCCGACTGGTTGAAGAGCCTCCGGAAACCCCGATGCTCATCCAAGCCCCCGTGCTTGACCCGACCAACCCCACCACGACGGTCACGGCTTGGGGCGAGGTGTTGTCCCCGGCCCTTTCGGTGCATGACTGGGGTCTGTTGCCGACCATCACGTTCAACGTCATAAAGACAGTTGCAGACGGAATCAATGCAACTTACACATTCGACAATTTGGCTGGGGGGCTTACCGTCGTCCCGCCGAATCTGGACCTGCACGAAGGCATGCGGGTCACCATCGTGGGCTGCACGAACGGTTTGACAGGTTCGTCGCTACAGTCGCCGTTCAACACCACGGGCAAGATTCAAAACGTGACCAGCACCACGTTCCAAATCCCGTTGGCTCAGACGATTGCTTTGGCGACAGAGACAGGCAGCGGCACGGTTACCCCGACATTACAGAGCGCCTATGCGCTTCAGGGCGGCCAATACGTCCTCTTGCAGGACGCTTCCTTGCCGCCACTCAGCGACCCGACGCTCAATCCGCCGACAAGGTGGATTGCGGTCATCGGCGTGGATAAGGCGACTAACACGCCGCTGAATCCCTATCCTTCGGGCGAAGTGGCGAACTGGGACATCACCCACCCGGCGGGGCTTGTTGCGCCCCGCTTGAGTCAAACATGGGAGATTTCTGGCGGAGATGAGTATTTCATTTACGGGTTATCGTAGTCAATAATCCCCAGCCCTAAAGGGCGGGGCTTGGTGAGTTCCACCGAGCACATTGACCAGACTAAGTTCTAACCAACTACGTTTCACAGGCCACGACACCCAAGAATGCTTGCCAGTTTTTGGCTCTGTCTTCAGCAATCATGCTCCTGAAAGATAAAGCAGGGAAGGTCGCTGATACACAAACCTGAGAAACATTGTCGAGGCAAACTTTACCGGAGCAATCCGAGAGGACATTTAGATGTCAGTTTTTGTTTTAGCACAAGATAAGACGCCGCTCTCCTGCACTACACCGGCACGCGCACGCTTGCTGTTGAGTGCGGGAGACGCGGCTGTTTTTCGTCGCTATCCATTCACCATCATTCTTAAACGTCCACCTTCGGACGGAGTCATTCAGCCCTTGCGGTTGAAGCTTGACCCCGGCTCAAAGGTCACAGGCATTGCGTTGGTCAACAACGCTGGCTTGGTTGTCTCTCGTGCAGAGTTGCAGCACCGAGGACAGGAAATAAAGAACTCGTTGGAATCTCGTGCCGCACTTCGCAGAGGGCGGCGCAATCGCAAGACACGGTATCGGCAAGCACGCTTTCTCAACCGCACCAAACCCGAGGGCTGGCTTGCCCCGTCATTGATGCACCGCGTGCTCACCACCACGACTTGGGTTAATCGGTTTCGCCGCTTGGCTCCTGTCGAAACACTGTCGCAAGAATTAGTTCGCTTCGACATGCAAAAGATTGAAAATCCCGAGATTGCCGGTGTTGAATACCAGCAGGGCACACTCGAAGGATACGAGGTTCGGGAGTACTTGTTGGAGAAATGGAACCGTCAGTGCTCGTACTGCGATGCCAAAGATGTGCCGCTGCAAATCGAGCACATTCATCCAAAAGCTAAAGGCGGCTCAGACCGCATTTCTAACCTGTGTTTGGCTTGCGAAAAGTGCAATCCCAAGAAGAACACAGACAGCATCGAGAAGTTTCTTGCTAAAGACCCCGACCGCTTGAAGAAGATTTTAACTCAAGTGAAGGCTCCGCTCAAAGACGCCGCTGCTGTTAATGCAACCCGCTGGGCACTATTCAACGCTCTCAAGGCAACCGGGCTGCCTGTCGAAGTTGGCACAGGCGGTAGAACAAAGTTCAATCGTGTTAAGCAAGGACTGCCGAAGGCACATGGGATTGACGCCGCGTGTGTCGGCGTCTCCGGCACAAAGATTATCGTGCCTGAAGACGCGAAGCCGCTGTTGATTCGCGCCACGGGACACGGCTCTCGTCAAATGTGCGGCACGGATAAATTTGGTTTCCCAACTCGTCATCGTTCTGGTGTCAAAAAGCATTTCGGATTTGAGACTGGAGATGTTGTTCGCGCTGTTGTTCCAACCGGAAAGAACAAAGGCACCCACGTAGGACGGGTAGTTGTTCGTGCCAAACCTTCCTTCAAGGTTGGAAAGACAGATGGAATCTCAGCCAAGTACGTTCAGATAATTCAAAGGAGAGACGGTTATGCATACGGCACCTAATTGCCCCGCATTCATCCCCATGCCTGAAGGCAGGGGCTTCCCGCGGGGGCTCTGGTGATCTTTGTCAGCTAGGGGTTTCATAAGTAGATGAGTGAACTCGCCAAAAATTCGTATGTCAGCCCGCCAACTGGAATCTTAGAAATTACGACGATTCGGGACGCCAATCCCCGTGTGTCCCTCAACCTTGACCTCGGAATTCCCAATTTTACTGTGTTTTCCATGAAGATTCCGCTTGTGGAAGACCAGCCAAAAGCGATGTCCGGTTTAATAGCCGAGGCTGTCCACGCACTTTTGGACGAGGTGGCGTCCTTCATGCTGAGTGTGGAATTTTCCGAAGAGATAATCGTGCAAATTTACGCGACCGTGCTCGCCGCGTTCAAGGGGATGTCAAGCGAAGCCGACAGTTCGAAGGAGCAGGACGAGACCGGGGCGGACCCGACCGTGAAAACCTTCGAGGGCACGTTCAACCTGCCCATGTCGTTCGTGAACGAGACGCAGAAGAAGGTGGTCACGGGGGCGACCAAGATCAAGCGCGCCCCGAAGGTCCGCCACATCGAACTGACCTACAGCCCGAAGCCCAAGACCACGGTGGACGACACGGCCAGGGTCATCCGCCAGTACCGCAGCCGCAGCCTGAAGCAGCAAGGCCGCCCGATGTACGTGATCGTTTACAACATGCAGGGAAAGCCCACGGGGACGCTGGCAATCGGCCCGGGATTCAAGAATCGGCTTCTTCAACTTACGAAGAAGGGCGCGGTCGAGTTCATTCCTCCGGTCAGCTTCCCGGATGAGCAAACGCTGAAGGCCGGGCTGCTCCCGCCGGGCATCCCGAAGACGATTTCCGTGGGCAACATGACATACCTGCCGGAGGGCGTGGCGGTGCCCGACATCGCGCTCTACCACGGGCCTCAGGACTACCTCGTGAAGTTTCCGGACGGCCGCTCGGCGATTTTCCCCGGACGCCCGACGTTCCGGCTCATGCGGCGGCTGAATTTCCCGGTTCCCCGCAACCGCTTCAAGTGGACGATCCTGCCTCCGCCTCCTCCGGAGCCCGAAGAGAGTATTGAGCTTGAAGAGTTAGTCAGGTCTTGAGATTGTAGGAAAGGTTGGTCAGGGGACGGCACCGAAACCCGAGAATCAGACTACCCAGAGCGTAGTGAAGGAATAAAAATGCAATTCAAGGAAGATTTGACGCAGTACAAGCCGAGCGGCAAAATCCGTGTGTACCGGACGGACACGGGCGAAGTCCTCTATCGGAGCCCCAACGTCATTGTCAATGGCGTGAAATTCCTGTTCGCCCGGCTCATGGCGAACTCCTACCCCAACGCGGCCAATCCGCCCTATCCGCTCGGGGAAACGACGGACACGAACGCCGATCCGCTTTACGGCATATGGGGCTTGGCGCTGGGCGCTGGAGACCCGTCATGGGCTCCGGAGACGCAGCCGGACCCGACCCCTGTGCAGACGGCGATCATCCAGGAAATCCTCCGCAAGCCGCTTTCCAAGATTCAGTACACGGATTCCAGTTACAACCCTCTTGCCGCGTTTTCCACCACGGTCAGCTTCCAGACCACGGTGAACGCCACGACGGATAACATCACGCAGGGCATTCGCGAGATGGGGCTGATCGGCGGCGGCACGATCAATAACGGCGGGCCGACGAACATGCTTACCGCGCCGTACTTCGATCCGACTGATACTAGCGGACCAGGGCAGGGGCCGAACCCCAGTAGCGTTGTACTTGTGAACTACGTTACTTTACCCCCATTATTGCTCCCGGCCGGAGTCAATATAATTTTTGAATGGATAGTTAGGTTTTGACGAGTATAAGTCCTTTATTATTAAGTACTTACGTATAATAGCAAAAGGATTCACGACCATGGTTCCCCTAAACAGGGAGCCATTTTCATGCATGTTTACTTCATTCTGAACAACCTTAACTGGAAGTATTACATCGGGAAAACCAAAGAATCCGACTTAGCCCGGTATTGGTCGAACCAGAAGTATCGTATTTTTCATCCTGAGAAATCCTGTGCTAGCAAGCCCCACTTGTACAACGCTGTCCGTAAATACGGATGGGAAAATTTCACTATCCGCTCTCTGCGCTCCGATTTTGCTTCCGAAGAAGAGTGCTTAGCATGGGAGCAAATAATGGTGAGGATGCTGGCCGCTCAAAAATGTGGCTATAACATTTGCGCGGGAGGACGAGGTGCCACCGGCTGGAAGCCTTCGGCGGAGACCCGCGCTAAGATCAGCGCCTCCAACAAAGGCAAGAAGCGCAAACCGCTCGCTCCAGAACAAGAAGCATGTCGTCTCGCTGGCTTCCGTGCCTCTGTCAAGGAGCGCATCGCCAGCGGTTCGTACCACGGTTCTCAAGAAGCCGTAGATAAAATCAAAAAGGCCAGAGCCCAACAGGATGAATCTCAACGCAAGGCCTCTTGGGAAGAATGGTACAAGAGGGATGCTGTTGAGTATCATCGTCGTTGTGCTAACGCGCATCGGGGCAAAAAGCATCAGATGTCTTCAAGTGGCAGTATTGCGATAAGTGAAGCCTTCAAACGGTCCTGCCACAAGCGTTGGCATGTCAACCGGGGGCTTAAGAACTCGACTTGCAACCTCTGTAGTGAGGGTATTTGACATGCTTTTCCGCTTCCCGACCATGCTCTATTTCGTGACCTTCTGGCCGCGCATCTCGTGGAGCCAGGTCTTCTGGGCGGCGCTCGCTGCGGCTGCGACTTGGCTGCTAAAGAAGCTCTGGGACGCATGGTCCGAGCAGTCCTGGACGGTGTTCAAGACGAGCTTCACGGCGGGGCTCAAAAAGACGCCGGAGGGCCAGCGGCTCATCGAGGAGTTCCACAAGGCGAAAGCCGAGAAGTGCATGAAGATCGTTAAAGAGCACCCGGAGCTTGAAAAGATGCTGCAATGTAAGGCATGCGGCGGCAAGGGCTGCGACGACTGCGGCGGGACCGGGTGGGGCTAATGCCAGACGACTTCGATGAATTTGACGATTCCGATTTTGAGTTGACGCCGGAGATGGAAGCCGAGCTCAAATGCGCCATGCAGGATATGCACGACGGCTTCTCCTACCTGATGCTCGAAAAGGATGGGAAGTTGACCGGCGAATTCCAATGCAACAAGTGCGGCCGGGTGGGCAAGCCGATGGAGAAACCATTTCCCCACAAGCTGAACTGCCCGATGCGAAGGGGATACTAATGCCTGACATGCCAGATGATCTGAGGCGTGCGTACGAAACTTTCACGCTCCTCTGCACGAATCACGGCGTCAGCTTCGCCGGGATGGCGATCAGCCTCGACCCTCCGGGCGCATACGCCCTCGGCAACTGCAAGGAGCGAGGGCATGACCTCGCCCGCCTGTTCCACCTGTACGCCGACCTCATCGACCAGAAGGTCAACGACGGCCTGGTCGAGACGCCCCAAGACAGGCCAATCGACAAAATCAGGATAAACTAGGCAGTTCCCAAAACCCGTTTTAGCCAATTGCAATTAGGGCATAAAAGTTGATAGGTGTTGGTTTCTCCGCGTAAGATTTTTATCACTACTCCATCGCTACCGATGAAGGCTTTTCGTCCATGCTTTAGTTCATCGGCTCCTCCTCCCTTCGCATGGTCGATCTGGAGTATGCGGACATCGGTGCATCCGTAGGTTCCGTCCTCGTTGACCCAACGGCAACCAGCAGAAGTCACCCCACGGCACCGTTCTCCAAGAAGTTTTATGGCTTTCATTCTTTTCTGTCGGCGTCGTTTGTTCAGTCGCTTTCTTCGTTCGCTGGGATGGGCCTCATCATATTGTTTGGTTCTTTCGATGATTTTTTGCCTGTTGCGTTGGTAATAGGCTTTCATCTTATCTTTGTGGCGTTGATAATAATTTTTGGTGGTGGCTCTGCAAGAATCGCATGTGGCGTATCCCACTGGGGTGGGCTTAACCCCGCATGTTCTGCATTTCCCTTCGGCTTTAGCTTTTGCTCGTCTGCTATTTTGGGCATCGTTCTTATTCATTAAAAAGCTCCTCGTGGGTAGTCCTTTTCAATGAGTTCAACAGTTGCCTTTTGAGTTTACTGTTTTTGTTTGCTTTTAATAGAGGCACAGATGCGCGATTCTCTCCTAAAAAGCGGTTCCAATCCTAAAGAACCACGTGACCTTCGCGAACTCAAGGCCTACATGCTCAAGGAGTTCCCCATCGGTTCCCGAGTTCGCCACTTTCACCCCGGCGCAGCACTCGGCACAGTGCAGAGCGTCGATGTGACGTTTCCCAGCATTGACAGGTCATTCCCCGAGACCCGCGTTCGCATAGGGGTCAAGTGGGACAACGGCACAACCGTAGACATGGCTCCGGCATCCATCGATCTTGTGGAGGAGCAGCAACCGCTGTTCACCGACGCAGGCAAGATCACCACGGACAGTTTGTCTGCCGCCTATGCGAACGGCTATGCGAAGCACGCCGTAGATTACCTGCAAAAGTTCGGGAACACCGCACGCTGCGTGAAAGCGTGGGCCTTTAGGAACCAACTCAACCCCTACCAACTCAAGGAAGCCGTCAGGGCGATGTCCAAATGCAAGAAGGCCGCCGCCGACTTGTTCCCGTCCGGCATCGCCAAGGTTTCCAGCACGAAGACCGCCAAGGGTTTCATCGACGACGAGTGGCGCGAAATTCTTTCCACCCACGGTTGGTACCCCTCGGGCGCGACGGAGGAGCGCTGGACGAAATCCGGGGTTGACTATTACATCGTGATCGACCACGCGCCGGAAGGCGAACCGTTTTTCTCGGTCCACGAGGAGAACGGAAAGCTGGTGGATGAGGGGCGTACCACCGAGCAGCTTGAGATTTTCACCGCCGACGAGGCGTCCGTCCGCGTAGTCACCCCAGCAGCGCCCGTAAAGCCGGGACTGACCGACGACATAGCGGAACTGAAGCGGATGGGCATCAAGGCGAAGCTCGCCGAGCAGCACAAGGAAGTCTGCGCTTGGTGCGGGAAGGTAATGCGGGAGGGCGTCGAGCCCGTCTCCCACGGCATCTGCCCCGACTGCGAAGAGAAAATGAGGCAGCACAAGGCGGCAAGCTTGGAACTCGAAGCCAGCCTGAGCAAGGCCGCTGCTATGTGCACCTGCGGGCATCCGTTCGAGATTCACACCCACCCACCGGACTTTGGCTGCCCGCACGAGAACGATCCCGATGGCGGCTGCGGCTGCCACGGAGCCACGGAAAAGACGGCAGGACCGTTGAACCGGGCGCTGCTCCCCGCTGCGCTTTTAGCATTGATGCCCGGCGCTGTAGACCCCGCCGCCCCAACAAGGTACTCGCCAGCAGCCATTGTGGAAGAGAAGCGGATAGGTCTTGACGAGTTTGTGGATGCGATCTGCCGCACCGAAGGAGCCGATCCCGAGCTTCACAACCCCGGCAACCTCGTGGGGTTCCATTCCGGCCGAATCATGCGGTTCGAGACTGAAGCTCTGGGCGAGCGCGCCCTCAAGAAGGCGCTGAACCGGATCGCTGACGGGCAGAACCCGAACTTCAAGCCCGACATGAGCCTTGAGAAGGCGGGCCTGATCTACAGCAACGGAGACCCGAACTGGGCGAAGAACGTCGCCAAGATACTGCGGGTCAATCCGAAGACCCCTATCGGTCCCCTGATAAAAGGCAAGGTGAAGGTTGCGGGCGCATGGGGCGAAAGGTCGTACGACAACGACTCCGCCCACGACATTCTCGACTCATACCGCACGCCGTTCCTCGGGGGGCTGGGCAAGGGCTTCGAGGAGCCCGTGCCAGCGGAAGAGGTCAAAGCCCTGCTGGAAGGCATGGACCAGTGGATTCCCGGCATCCACAATACGGATGATCTGGAACGCGCCTTCGGCGTCATGGTTTTCCTTGCAGCCCATGGGGTCAAGCTGGATACCGGTCATAAGCAAGTTGCAGCCGAAATCGGCCGCGGGCTGCTCGGGGACGAGGACTATTTGAACCGCTGGAAGAACCCGCTAATCCGCAAGGCGAAGATCGAGGACGAATTGAAACTCTTTGGGGCATCCAAAATGGCATCCGACTCACCGATGCAGGTAGGACAGGAACGAGATTTTTTGGTGGAGGACTAGCTTACTCTGCGTCCTTTGAACACAAAACTATAGCTTTTTCGGACTTTCCAGCGTATTATAGAGGTTGTTCGGAAATCTCTCGTAAGAGAAAACAAGCACCGTGATAATCAGTTCGGACGGGGGATGGCGACCCCCCGGCTCCACCAATTGACGGCAGTATTACCGTCAATCTGTGGGGCCGAAAATTGCCTTTCGACGGAGGATCGTTGCGAATGCTTACGGACCGGGCCGCTGTGGCTACCCGCAAAACAGGCACAGAACCTATAACTGTCACTGCTCCTAAAGCAATGGCTTTTGCCGCGGCAGCATAAAGCTGACCGTAGCTAGGGCTTTATCCGTGCGCCTAGTAACAGAAGCATGGGTTCGAGAACGCCCGCGCAAGCGGGCGTTTTCTTTGGCTTCCCAATGCCTTTAGATAGAGGTAATCCCCATGGCCGACATCAAGAAAGAGGCGCTAGAAGCCGCCGATCAGTTCAAGTTCCGCTCTGTCAAGAACGCCGCCCTCGACGCTGTCGCCCTCCATGAGAACCTCGCCTCGTACGAGGATGAGCTTGAGGAGGAGTACCTCGCAGAAAAAGCTGCCGCCTCTAAGACCGCCGCGCCGCCTGATGAGAAACCAGAACCAGAACCAGCCCCGACCGAGCAGCCGTCGCCGGAGCCCGTGGAAGTGAAGCGCGACGAGCCCGCCGCAAAAGCCCCGCACATCACCGCCCCGCCCCCGGCCGTGGAGCCTCCCCCGGCCGAGATCGAAGAAGCGCCAGAAGCGGTTGAAACGCCCGAGCCCGTTCCGGCCGAGGAGCCGGAACCGGGAGAGCAGCTTCGCATGGAAACCGACGAATCCGAAGTCCGCAGGGAAGTGGAAGCGGAGATCACGGACCCGAAGACCGTCGAGGCCGTCATGGAGTTCCTAGAGAAAGAAGACCCCCTCCACGCCCACGGATTCGAAATCAAGGAAGGAATGTGGGGTTGGCATGAGGCTTCCAATTTCGCCACGATCAGCTTCGGAAGCAAGGAATACGTGGTCGCCCCCACCTACGATGCGGCCGAGGAGTTCGCCACAGCGCTGGTGCGGGAGCAGTTGAGGGACGAGCCCGACTCGTTCACGCAGAGTTGGCTTGAAGGATATATCGACAAGGAGGCGCTTGAAGCGCGGTTGCGCCCCGATGTCGAGGGGATGATTAGGGAATCCCCGGATTCCTACGGCTGGGAGCCGGGGGAGATTGCCCGCTACAACGGGGAAGGCGAAGAAGACGAAGAGGGCAAGTTCGATTCTGGGGGCCATGAATTGATCGGGGACAAGAAAGAAGAGACCGAGCCTTCCGACGAGTGGATCGAGGAGAAGGTTGACGAGCTTCTGAAAGACCCCATGGAGTACCTGAAGGACATCTACGGCGACGAGACCGCGAAGCGGGCCATCGAGATCGCCGGGATCAACGAGGAAGATGCGGCTACTGACGTCGTTGCGGCTGATGGCATGGGGCGTTTCCTGTCGTCCTACGACAGCGACACCCACGACCTGCCAGGTGGCGGGGTTTTTTGGCGTACGAATTGAGACCATGCCATTCCACGTCACGCCCGCGTCCAACGTCTATCGTGTCATGAAGGAGGGGCTCCGGCCCCGGACCGGCGAGCGGGCCGGGGTCATGGAGCAGGAAGACGGCATCTATCTCTTCAAGACGCTGGAAGACGCCGAGAACGTGGTCGCCAACTGGCTCGGGGACGAATTCAACGAGGCGGAACCGTTGGCCCTCCTTGAGGTCACGCTTCCATCGGACGCCAAAATCCTCCCCTCGACCGCCGACTACGAAATCGTGGTCGGCACCCCGGTCCCGTCCGAGTACATCGAAGTCGTCGACGAAGATTTCTAAAACGAGAATTTCCGATACGCGTTCCATGACCATGGATGCCGAGCGCACGGTAAAAATCCTGTTTGCTCCGCTGGCGTGGGGCGTCCTCACCCTTATCTGGTCCTTCTGGTTTCTCGTCTACCTCGTGTTCGCCCCCCGGCATCTCAGGGAAATCTGGTACAATTACACCGACAGCCTCGGCCGCGTCCTTGGCGACTGACCATGAAACACATTTGCCCCGCATGCAAGAAGCCGACCGACTCCGAGAAGGACGCGGAGTTTCCCTTCTGCTCCGAACGCTGCCGACTGCTGGACTTGGGCGCTTGGGCGTCGGACAAGTACGTGGTGCCCGCTCCCGCTGGCGAAGAAGAAACATACAAGCCCGATCCAGAGTATTAGGTAGCATGAGCAAGAAGAGGATTCCAATTTCCGAAAGCCTCCCTGAAAGCATTCCCGGCCGACCGGGACTCCTCGACTGGAGCCTTGAGGAGCGCCCGAAATGGCGCATAGGCGAGCCGTGCAACCATCCGGGCCGCCTCCACCACATTACCCACCCGTGCGAGGGATGCGGCAGGATCGCCGGAGGAATTTATGACTCTCCAACAAGCAAAGGCTGAGACCGCGTACCTGAGGGAGAGATACGGCATTGAGGCGCATTCGGGAAGCTGCCTCTTTTTAGCGCGCGAGGGCGACGAATGGGCGGTTCTGTATGCCACCTTTCCGCCGAATTATATTCCTTCTTCTTACACATCGAGGATTTTCCATGGGATACCGACCAGTGGTAGTTGCTAGCATTCTTGGGGAACGGTTCGACCTCGGGGCCGGGAAGGCGCTCGGGCCCCGGACATCATGATAGAGTTCACCGCAGAGGCACCCCTAGTCATCAAAGGCACGCTGTTTTTCTGGACGGAGACGGGCATCCCCGGAGTATACGCCCTCCAGGACGAGCGTTTCATCTCGCCCCCGCCCAAGGAGCGGTGGTCCTACGAGGGGCTTTTCCCGCTGAAGACCGGGGACCGCCTCAAGGTGTTCAATCCGGACAAGACGGTCTATTGGGAAGGAACTGTTGAACTTGATGACGCGGGTAATCCGATTGGCATTGATCGGGTCTTTTGGAATTTCATGTTCAAGCAGGAATTGCAGGGGGAAGTGGCCCGCGAGGAATGAGGGGCGGCTTTGAACCGAGGAGACTATTACGGGCTGTTCGTCACTCGGAAAGACGGGACCGTGTATGCCGCCTATTTCCGGGTGATGTATTCCGAGGATTCCCACGGGAAGACGGTGTTCAAGGACGACACGGGGGCCATCGTCTCGATGCAGTCCAGATTCGCGGAAGCCATGTTCCCGGTCAAGCCCGAGGAGTGCCCCGCCGCCATCGACCTGGAGGATTTCAGGCCCCATGCACAATTGTGAGTACGTAGTGGGCTGGCACGATGAGCCGGGCGAGGACGGCGACCCGATCTACTGCGACCGCCCGGCACCCATAAAGCTCGAAGAAGAGTGGCTGTGCGCCGAGCACTACGATGCCGTGCTCGCGAACGAGGACGAGAATGCATGACTGCCAGTGTCTCCTTAGCGTCGGCAAGGACCTTGAGAACAACATGGTGAAGAACTACCGCGACCGCCCGGCGGCGCGTGCGGGCATTCGTCGTCGATGAAGAGGGCAAGGACATTATTTCCATCATCGATTAGGCGTCGTGCGGGGGTTTGTGCGGTATTAATTTTCATCGGCACCCCGGTAGCTCAATGACAGAGCATCGCTCTCTAGAAGCGGGGATGCGGGTCATATCCCGTCCGGGGTCCCAAGATTTGCAGACGGCGTAGTCAACGTAATCTAACGTTATGGGACGCTCCAAATTGGCTGGTTTACTGATTTTGTTCTTAGCCAAACCCTGATAGAAGAGAAATGATGTTTCTTAAACAAGAAGAAAACCCGGAGATGTTCCTCACGCAATCTCGTTTTGTGGCAGGATTGCACTGGCACTGCACTTGGGTGTCAGATGTTAGCGAGGCTACTCGATTTGGAAAAGAAGAGGCAGACTCAATAGTGGAAAACCTACTGGAACCCGCAGAGGTGGTGGAAGAGCAGTTTGGCTGTGTCTTTAGCTTCGTAATTCGCAAGATAATCGTTGACAAAAACACATAGGATAGCCCATGCTTGATCGGAAGCAGATTTGGGAGGAAAGATGAAAATCGCAATCGCAACGATCCTCGGGCTGGTTCTGTGCACGTCGGTTACGGCTCAATCCCTAAAACAAACAGCTCAATGGCTAGAAGCATTCGGTACAACCCATGCGTATTGGTCTAACGCTGATGGTAAGGTGTTGCATGATACCATTAAAATCACTGGCTGCACGGTAAGACAAACCATGCATAATGAATTAGGCAAGCCCGTCACTGGTGATGATGAAAAGGCATCCACTACAATGTTCTCTTTGGCTGATATAGACCCAACATCCATTAAAGCCTATTCAGGCTACAAGGGTGAATCGGAGAATTTTCCACTTGTGTCATTCGAGACTACAAATGCACAAGACAAGATCAGTCCTTCGGGTGAATCAACCTGCAACTACAGATTTGATTTCTGTGTAAGCAACTGGCAAGTGAACATTGACACATATGGAAATGCTCAACGATTTGCCAAAGCGATGAAGCACGCGGTCGAACTCTGCGGTGGGAAACCTTCAACATTCTAACGACAACCCCGCTTCGAATGCGCTCGGCGGGGCGGTTTTCGCGGTACAATGGTCTATGCTCGACCGAAAGTAGTCATAGAGGAGGATCGCATGATATCTGAGGGGACGCTTTTTATAGTCAAGACCGCCGAAGGGTACGTGGTGACCGAAGCCACGAACTACACATACGACGACGAGGCGACCGCCAAGGCCTTCGCCCGCGACAAGTGGGGACAGCCGGAGCCGAGGATGGCGACTGAAAATGCCACCTCGAAGTCAGAGTTGGCCTAAAGTTTCGGGAATTATCCAGTTGACTCCACAAAGTCTGTAACCTACAACGAATCAACATCTTAACCAGCAGTACTTAAGTACCTAACGAAAATCCCCAGACCCCTGTATACTTGAATTGAGGACAAGACAAGATGCCCAACACCGTAGTACACAATCCAGCACTCAAGGGGAACCCGACGACGACGACGTTTTATTCCTATCTTTGGCTCCGCAGCAAGGCCGGCTTCGCCCCCGCTGGAACTCCCTACTACGCAGGGAAAGGCTCAGGCAATCGAGCTTGTTCCGCCCAGCACAATGTCCG